TATTGAAGTGATAAATGATGAGGATAACAAATAATGAGTGGAATGCTGACATGTTTTCACATAATTCAAGAATGGCCATATGATTTACAAACCGTACCACACACACCATCAGAACTAATTCAATATAGCTATCGATGTGCAAGTCACAGTATACATCACCCTGATAGGTCATGTGAAATTTGCAACTATGTAAACCTAATATTATGGGAACGGCATAGGGCTAACAATCAAAATGCGATTGTTCTTAGACAGGAAATTGAAATTAAGAAACTAAAGCGTGAGGTAGATGAGTTAACCGAAAGAAACGAAAGACTCGAATGTAATTATGACCATTTCGAGTCTTTTGATGAGGGGTTCAGAGCAGGTGTAAAGTGCATATCAGAAGAAAATGACAACAATAAAATTCCTGTCTTGAATAATACAACATATCAACCAAATAATCATGGGCATGGAGAACAAAACATTGCAGCTTGTCCACAGTGTGGAAATTCATATTCACGTTTAGATTGGATTGAAAATTGTCCACATTGTGGACACATGATAAATGGAGGTAATCGATGAAAAGAACAGAATGGGTTGACGGTACAGAATTTCCAACTGAAAAGGGTGAGTATTTAGTTGAATTCTATTTAGATCAGGGTATGGGTCATGGCCATAAGGAAAGATTGATATGTGAAATTGACACTGATTATGGTAATAATAAACTATTACGTCCAGATTTTAGTGGAGTTGGCGAACCATCTATGGTAAGGTGGATGAAAATAAAGGATTAATCATGACTAAAATTAAATCATTACGAGAAATACAAGAAATGGTAGATAATACCCCCGCACTTATAAGAATCGCATCTGATGAAGAAATTAAAGATTATAAAAATATGATGAATGGCTTGGAAAAAATAATGAATTTGCCGACAGATAATGAAATAGAATTAGCATTCGAAAATACTAATTTTGGTCCTGATACATATACCGATGATGGTCGAAAGCGTATACTAGTGGATGGGTTAGAAAAAATTATATATGGTTATACATTAGGATCAACATTAATGTATATAACCGAAAAATTAAAACTTCAAGAATCTGTAGAATTAACTGAATTGGGGTTACAGTTCTTATATAAAGAACGACAGTATAAGTTGGAATCATTATTATTAGATGCAATCGATTTATTGGATCGTGTTGAAAGAAATGAGTATGGTGAACTTGAACTACTTGATTATAGTGATAATACTTGGATTGAGAAACATGACGAATTTATTGAATTATGTGATGGTGAGATAAGGAACACAAATGAACGTACATGATGATACGACAACTTCATCCAAAATAGATGATGAAATTGTCCGATGTGAATTTTGTGATAAACAAATTGATATACTAAATCAATATAAGAGTGATATTGAAACTCATAGTATGAAAGTTATATGTAGTGATTGCAATTCCACGTATGTACTTGTAAATGACTATGAACTTTCTTCATTATCTGAAATTGACATTATTGAAAAGAATGTACCGAAAGGTCCATCTAATTATAGGAGTAAAAAAGCTCCAAAGAAATGGTAAATATGATGTTTGCTATAATTTCATAATAATGATATACTAATGAAATAACGGGAGTTTAATTTACATGACCAGTACGAAAGATATTGATGAGCCAAATCAATCACCAGAAATAATTACAAGTGATACCACCCCTATTGGGAACGTACTCGATTATTGGTGTATGAAGGATTCAAAACCACGAAAATCACAAATTGAAGCATTCGCTGAAATGGATAATATTCCAAGCCACGTTAAATATATTTTCTTACAGGTGCCAGTTGGTGGTGGTAAATCACCGATAGCATTAACCTATGCCGATTACCTTGGTGGTAAATATGGTGGAACATCTTATATATTAACCCCACAACGAATTCTACAGAGACAATATGAAGAATCTTTTTTTGATATATACGGTGAAAAAATAATGTCTATGTATGGTAAGGCAAATTATGAATGTCATACGAAACTTGGATTAAATTGTGATGTTGGTTCTGATATAAAACCAAAGTGTGAAGATTGTACAGCATCCACACAGTTTAGAAAAATGGCAACAACCAATCATGTCGTATTGAATTATAAATTAGCATTACTATATTCAGAAATGGCTAATGGTGGTGTTATGGATTTTAACCATAGAGGGTTGATGGTATTTGATGAGTGTCACACTTTAGAGTCTCAACTTGTAGACCATAGGGCAGTGCAGATTGGCCAAAAGCGATGTTCTGATATGGATATAGACTTTTATTGTGCTGAAACATTAGAAGAAGCATATGAGTGGGTTGTTGATATATACAAGCCAGCACTAATCAATCGTGTAGAATATCTTAAAGGTGAAGTGGAATATATTAATGATAAGTATGAACATGGTAATTCTACCCCACTCCCAAGTGAATTTAAAACAATAAAAAATTATAAAGATAGTAACCGACATCTTGAACTAATTTCTAATATGACTGATACTGGACTTGAAGAACTGTCTAAGAACTATGTTTTTATTAAAGATGAAAATTTCTTTAAATTTAAAGAAATTTATGGTCAACATTTGTTTAATAAACTTTTGGAGCCAATGGCGGAGAAGTTCTTATTCATGTCATCAACAATTTTAAACTTTGATGCATATATTGATGATATTGGATTAGATCGAGATTTAGTCCACATAATCGATTTGCCATCTGAATTTGATGTGGATAATAGACCAGTATATTATATGCCAACTGCAAAAATGAATTATGGTTGGAATAAAAAAGAAAATAAACCTAAACAGGATGCAATGATTAGTCAAGTTGAAAAATTATGCAATCTTCACTCGGATGAATGTGGTATTATTCACACTGGCAGTTTTATGTTATCTAAGTGGTTGGTTGAAAATTTAGAAGGTAAGATTCCACAGCAAATTATTACACATGATCAGGAAGATAATGAATCTAGAGATGATTGCATCAACACATTTACTAATAATGATGGTAAAAAACCTATGGTTTTTATATCACCATCAATAACTGAAGGTTTAGACTTAAAGGATGATAAATCAAGATTTGCAATATTTGCAAAAATCCCATATCCTCATATGGGTGACGCATGGGTTAAGCGTAGGATGGACTTATCTAATGAGTGGTACCAACGTCAGGCCATGATCAGTATCATCCAAGGTGGTGGCCGTGTGGTACGTAGTGAACAGGATTGGGGTAATGTGTATATCCTAGATGAAAGCTTTGCATTTCTATGGAGACAATTCAAATCTAGAACACCAAAATGGTGGAAAGATGCATTCAAAAGACTTTCATAATCAATAACTTATAACCTCCTGTAATTGTATATGCAAAAAATACTTTATTTTTTGTGCATTGCAATATATACTGTATACACAATAGTAAATACAGGAGTAAAAAATGAGGTCCGTGCTAGCATTTATGATAATGCTTTTATGTTTAAATACATACGGAACCCAGCACCCTGATGAATTAAATGTTAAGATTAACAAAGAATCTTTAAATAAAATTCATAAAAGTGTCCATAGTAGATTTGTTGCAGAAGAAGGCAATCCTGAAGGTGAAACATTCCAGTATTATACAACTGAGGATAAAATCTATGGTGATTGTGATGATTTTGCAAGCGCAATATATTATGTGTTATGGAAAGAAAAACTAAATCCAACAGTATATGTTTATGACAGGGACGGTGATGCCGATTATCCTGATTATAGGCATGTTATAGTATGTGCGAAAGGTTATTGTTTTGATAGCAATATGGCAAGCATATTTAGTAAACGAAAATTTAAACGTCAACTCAGATATGAATTTTCATTAGTAGCAAGTGGTAAATTTAACAACAATGCAATGTCTAGGCTTCTGGAAAAAGAAGCCACACTTGCAACACGATCAGGAGATTAAAATATGTTAGGAATTATATTAATAGGTGCTTTATTATGTTTATCTGGTGTATCATTATACATTATGATACGCAATCCAGAGAAATATGCAGAAGTATTAGGAGCAGCCGGGTCAGGCTACCCCCTTAATCGACTATTGTAGTAAATCCACTTTTCAATTGAACCGTCATCTTGTTAGCAAACATAGATGAAACTTCATCACGGTGTGTGATAATAAACATTGCCATATTATTATCTTTGGCAATACTTTTAATCATATTCGCTGCAAGTTGAACACCAACATTACCAAGACCCGTATCCAAACATTCATCAAGTACACAGAAGTCTATCTTCCCATGACGAGCCTGTAGGACATCCCTGAAGGCAAATGCTAGTGCTAGGTTAACTCTGGCCTTCTGACCTTTAGAAAGGCTGTCAAAGGTCAACTCAGTGCCGAATTGAGATATACTAACTGACATATCAGGTTGAAATTCAACTTTATGTGGCAGTCCAATAAAACCAAGATAATGTGATAACTGTTGATTTAGGAATGGTAAGCTTTTATCTAAGAGTGCTTTGCGTATAAATGAATCTTTCTTAGTTAATAATTTCAATAAGAACTCTTGATGTTTAACTTCATTTTCAATTTCATTGAGTTTGTTAGATTTATCATTATCAAATTCAACTCCTGATAATTCGTCAAGTGTAGATATATGTGGATTTTCAGATTCTTCTAATTCTGAAAGTTTTTCTATACTTGATTTAACCTTTGACTCTTCTCGAATCAAGGTATCCCTATCAGAATATAATAATGTTGACACTTTAGACTGAATATCTCTCTCACAATCTGATATATCATCTTCACATATTTGAATTTCTGTAATAGGGTCATTCATATCTAATTCAATCTTATCAATATCAATAGTATTATTTTGGAAAGTTTCAACTTGAGTTGTATATCTTGAATAGTCTTCCTTGGTACTGTTTAACTTAGACATAGAACCTTTAAATACGGAACTGCTTAATAATTCTTCTTTTTCTGTGGTAATGGTTGAAATTTTATCTTTAGCAATATCTAATTCGGTTTCGAGTGTATAATTATCATCCTCGATATTTTTAATATCACCATTTATACTTTCAATTTTTGTTTGTGAATCTTCGTATTTTTGTTCACAGTATGGACAGTTACCGTCATCAAGATGTGAAAGTTCACCCATCAATTTTGATTTTTTCTTATTATTAGCAGTTATATCAATATTTATTTTACCAACCACCACATCATGTTCACTGACTTCAAGTTCAAGTTTGTTAATCGCGTCTATTATTTTAATTTCTTTATCAAAATCAATTTTATCTTCAATAAGTTTTATTTTCTCTTTTACCTTAGCAATGGCATCAATGCTAGACTTATGACTATCTACTTGTGCTCTTAGTGATTTTAACTTATTAACATTTTCAGTTCTTTTGGATTTAAGGTTACGCATCATTTCATTACATTTTTCAATATCAGTAAATATTTGGCGCTGTGAATCAAAATCTATCTTTTCCAATTTTGCAATATTTTCTTTATATTCAGAAATATTAATAGCTTTGGATTTATCCCAATCATCAACACGTTTTTTTACAGACTCAATTTGTGCATTGTGTCGTTCTTGTTCGAGTGCAATCTGCTTTTGTAACTCTTCAAGGTGGGTGAATTCGGTTTTATTATTTTTAATTAATCCCTTAAGAACTTCAGCCTTCTTTGATATTTCAGTATAACCGAACAATTCTTCCATAATACTAGTTTGACTTGGTTGAGTGGCATGTCTACTAGGTAAGTCTAAGAATGGTTGAAAGTCAGCACTATATACTACAATCCGTGAGAATACTTCAAATGGTAAACCTAAAATATCTGCAATTTTAGCATTAGCATTTCCAATACTATCTGGTGTTTTATCTTCATATACACCACCATTATCAACCATAAGTTTAACATCACCCTTACTTTTAGTCTTTCTGGAACGAATGATTTTATATTTTTGTGAACCCTTAAGGAATGTAACTGATACTTCCATATTCTTTTTATTAATATTGTTAATAAGCTGTGACTTTTCTTTCTTAGAAATAGTTGTATCATATAGTGCAAACGCTAAAGCATCAAGAATTGCAGACTTACCAGCACCATTACTATCAATTTGACCATTAACAATAGCATCCAAATTTTCACCCACAATTAATATAGGTTCAGAAAAATCTAGATTGATTGTGGTAATGTTATTACCATATGACATAAAGTTACTAATGGATAGTTCCAAAAATTTTAATTTACTCGACATTTAATTCTCCATATATTGCTATCAATTTATCATTATCGATAGATGGTGCTTCTATAGTACCTAGCATTGCACGAACTTGACTATCTGTACTGTCTAACTGATCTATACTATCATCAACCTCGGTATCCTGTAAAGCAATATCTATTTCAGGACTTTCATGTAACTCAATATATCTAAGTGCATACTTTGTAACAAGCTGTTCTTTTAATTTGATACTTTTCTCATAATCAATATCCATATTGACTAGACATTTCACGGTAGCATCTTTCTTTAATATAGTTACAGCATCCGCAATTAATGACTTAAGATCAGTCTTGATGTAAGATGGACATTCATTCCAATCAATAAATACCATATCGTCATTTTCATAATCATAAATTGACATACCGCGCTCAGTATCATTAGCATCACTGAAGTCAACAGGGAATGTGTTTCCGATATAAGTGATATTTTTATTAGATTGCCGTTTATGGAAATGGCCTGAAAAAATTCTGGTTGGTCCTTCAAAATCATCAGGGTCAGGACCGTGATCCATTTTCTTTGTATCACCTGTAACAACGAATCCTTTAAATTCAAAGTGTCCAAACCAGATTGGAACTGTAAAATATTGTGCCAATGATGGATATTCACTTTCAAATAAGAATGGGCATAATAGTGTAGGTTTATATGTTTCTTCAATTACAGTTGGTTCATTGATTAATATGAATCCAAGAGAGTCAAAGAAATTAGTAGAATATACATCACGTGAGTATCGGTAATATAAATCATGATTACCCACAATAAAATAAACAGGCATCCCTAAATCCTTCAATAGTTTAGCACCCTTATACGCATAATCTAATGTCAGACCGTTAATAGCAGAACGATGTTCAAACCAATCACCCATAAATATGATATGATCAATTTCCTTATTATTTTTTACATTTTCACAAAACCATTCGACAAATCTTAAACAGTCTTGGTTATGTATTTCACTATTATTCTTTTTACCCCAATGTATATCGGTAAAACACGCGGCACGTTTAAGCATATTACTCTTCCTGATTATTTTCTTGCTGCAATAGCAGAGCTTCCTGTTCTTGCATTAAATCCTGTAATTCTTCATCATTAGCATTACCAGAATTTATAACTAAATCAATACGTTTAATTCTTCGTTCTATTTTTAATTGTTTAATAACATTAACATCATCTTCAAACCCAGATGATATAATACTATCTAACTCTTTAATTCTCTTTTTTAATTCCCTTTCAATTTTTTCAGATTCCATTTGAATATTATAATCTTCCATAAATTTATCAGATGGCATCTCACCTAAATTAATTAACATATGATCACGATTAAGCCTATGCTTCTTCTCCTGTGACGAATACTGCCAGAATGTGTGGGTTATCGCCTGTGTAAAATATGCAAATGGGTTATCATAATTATCCATATCAAATTTACGCCAAGCCCTAACTACATTCATTACAGCGATTGCCCTCATATCTTCAATATGAGGTGAATATTCAACATATTCATATCGTCTACTATATCGTTCGGCCAATAACATTACCATATTTGCTAATTTATCAGTCATCTGATCTTGTTCATGGGATTTCCGTAATTCATCCATCATATCAGCATTATTGATATAATTCTTCTTTTTTTTAGGTTTCTTAGGCTTCGGTGTTGCCTTAGCTTTAACCTTCTTAATATTATCCTTATCTTCACTCATATCACACCTTTATTGTTATTATTGTTATTATTGGACACTTTGTGCCTTATTAGTTGCCTCTTACGGGCATATTTTACTACTCCTATTATATCATAAAGTAATAAGGACTGTCAACAAATGTAATTAACCGTAGCAATCACTAAGTGTTGGGAATAATAATAAATATTAGTTAATTAATGGAGTTTTATAAATGGGTGTTTTTTATCAGGTTCAACTTAGGCGATTCCCTAATGATAGTGGATTCACTGGGCAATCTCGGGAATTGACTAAATTGGGAAACAATGGTCTAAATTCCCAACAGCGTGAAGAGGCAAGAAAAAAATCAATAGCGGGTGGTCTTTTTTCTGATAGTGAAGGATCATCTAGAGTATCGGAAGTAGTAACATTTGAAGTTTCACCAGTAGTTAGTGAAAGTCGTTCAGCGCAATATGTAGATGAGGGACTACCCGGAGCAAACGGTATAGTTGTATATACTGTTACAGGTAACAGACGTTATAGTATAAATGCAAAATTTGTATCCAGAACAGTAAATGAAGCTGTCCAAAATAATGCATACGTAAATATACTAAGATCATGGATGGTTCCATTGGGTAGCGGTAATGTTGGTAGTTCTAAGGGAAAACCACCAATAATAAGATTAAATGGATATAAAAATGTTTTTTTCAATATCCCAGTAGTTGTATCAGAATTAAGCATTTCCTACCCAGATGATGTAGATTATATAGAAACCGACATTGCGATGGTACCGATAGTGCAAACCGTGGAGTTAAGTCTTATTGAATCACATGGTCAAGCAATAAGTGGAATAGATATCAGTGGGTCAGCAAGTGGTAGGTTAGCTGGTGAATTTAATATAGAATTATTTAAACAAGGTATATTGCCGGGGTATTCATAATGAAATTTAGAACTTATATTGATAAAAGTTCAATAAGAAAGCGAAACTCTAGATACATCCAAGGTGGTGTTACCGAGGTCAATGGTAATTCAGTGGGTTGGTGGGAACGACAATCAATAGCAAAAAATGATGTCACTGACATTGAATATACAATAAATGATACCTATTCTGGCAATGAGGATTTAATAGGATACGATATGTACGGTAGAAATGATCTTGGATGGTTGGTATTACAGTACAACAATATAGTGGATATTAATTTAGAACTCGCAGTTGGTAAAAAAATACGTCTTCCAAGTAAAGAGCGTGTTTTTTTCGAATTACTATCAGCCCCATCATCAGGAAGGATTGTACGATAAATGTCAACCCCACAGAACCCATTATCAGAAGCCGGTACAAGCAGCCACAGTCATATCTTAATAGCATTCAAGAATGGTGATGATGCATTTGCTGCAACACAAATTTCACCTATAAGTGCAATAGTAGGACAACCCCTACCCAACATTCCTGACAGCTCTGTTGTGTTAAATGAATTACTTGATAATGATTACACTATACCTGAAGCAATGTGGGATTTTAACTTCATACCTGATATAGGTGTGAGTACGTCAGCCAGTGTAGGGAAAATTGTAATCTATGAAAGAGTTGCACCATATGCATTCCTAGACTATTTGCGGTCTACAGTATATGATAGATTTAATGAAGATATCAGTGACCCAATATCACTATCACAAGTAACATTTATGCTAAAAACCATATTCTCATTAAACAGTGATGAGGATGATGAAACTATCACCACTATTAATCCAGAACCATTTTATTTTACATTGGATAGTATAGAATCTGTCACAGGCAATGAAGAAATAACACCAAGCCGACATATATTTAACGTTTCAGGTATAGCAAATTCAACAGGGTTGTTACGATCATTTTCTAGTATATTTCAAGTTAGTGTTACACATAAAGATGGTAATATACACGAACAATTACCAGTTGCAGATGGTTCAGATGGTGGATTAAAAACTCGAACTGAAGAAAATTTATCTAATAGTGCTAAACGTAAAGCTCGATTAGATTTATCCAAACCCATGATTAACTTAAAAGATATTTTTGATGGTTTAGAATCTGACTTAAATCAACAAAAATATGTACATCAGGGACAATTGCAGCGTTGGATACGAGAACTAAGAAGTGAACCGAATACTGACAAAATAGTAATATCTCCAAGTCAGACAAAATTGCCCACACCGGAAGAACTACCAATAGACTTTACGGTTGATTTAGACCCAATATATTCATCATATTTAGTTGATAATCGTAATATGCCATTTGAGCAACCAGATGTTGTTCAGAGTAATGCTGGCATACGAGTATTTCCAGTAAAGACTGGTATTGATATTTTCGATTTAGTTGAACGATTAATGTTATTGTCACAGTCTGTCGGTGAAGATGCTGAAGGGCGAGTTAAACGAACATTCAAAACTACAATAACTGCAATAAAACGCAGAACTAAGAGATATGAAATAAACATAAAAATACGCCAGTATATATTACCTAATAACACAAATGATGATAATAATACAGGTCCGGGAGAAGCTATAGCACCATTGGAATTCGTAGTTAATGATCCTAATGATAAAGATATTGATGTAATGGCATTTAGGTCAAACATATCATATCGAGTGGGCGATACCATGTTAGAACGACAGATTCAGGATAATATTGGTGCGGGTGTGGTATACGCCGATAGAGAACAGGCTACTGGTGAACGTAGACCTGATCTTTCATTTTTTGAATCTATGTACAGTGGTCTACGACCAATGATAGGTTCTTATAATATTGATGGTTTAGAAAGTGCAGAAAAAGCTGGTGATATTTTTAATTTAATGGACCGATACACATACACACAATCTACAGATTATGAAATGGTCATATTTGGTAACCCATTACTAATGTCAGATGTTAATAGGAATCCAAATGATGTTGTGAATGATGTCGAAGGGCAAAGTGTAACATACTACCCAATACCTGAAGTAAATCCAATGTATATTAAATTTTCAATATTTGAAAGAACTAAAGTAAGTGAAGATGATATAATCTCAGTCCCAAGTAAATTCTATTTTGATGAATATTACCATATGACACGAGTGGTTAATATTTTTGGTTATGGTGGTGAGAATAGATCATTTTTCCAAAAGTTAGATTTGCGTCGAACCGATGACTTACTTTAAGGCTCATAATAGACCCGTAACTATAAATATATGTTACTATAGGAAATAAAATGACAACGATCCAGACATATTTTAAAATCGCCACCCCTCAAGCCCCAAACACATCGGTTGGTAACAATCAGAATGTTGGTGGTGGTGGTGCAGGGTTATATGGTAACTTTGGATGGTATCAGCGACTAATACAAGGATCATCAACAAGAATAATTCGATATCGTGAATATGATATGATGGATAATGATATTGATGTTTCAAGAGCATTAGATATCATGGCTGAAGAGATGACAGGTAATGATACTAAAAATCGTATGCCATTAAATTTAATCATTGAAGCTGGTAGTGAAGAAAATGTTCCAGCTCATGTATATACAACACTACGTGCTGGATTGCGAACATGGTGTAAAGTTCATAACTGGCAGGGTGGAAGATTGTTTAATATAGCACGAACCATGATTAAATATGGCGATTGCTTCTTTGAACGTAATGCTAATAAAAATAAAAGGAATAGATTTATACATCCAAAACATGTTCTGGGTGCAATAGTATCAAAAGATGACATTACCGATATTAGAGGTTGGCAGATTAGCAATGCATACCTAGAACCTGAACAAAATCAAAACACTCCACAGGCCGGAAACTCGACCGATGAAAGTATAAAATCATATGATCGTGAACAGGTAATACGCTTTTCATTATCTGATGACATGTCTGATGAAGCACCATTTGGTGTATCCGTTTTACGCCCCGCATATAAAGTATTCAAGCAAAAGGAACTATTAGAGGATTCTGTACTAATATACAGAATTACACGTGCACCAGAGAAAAGAGTTTATTATATTGACGTTGGTAATCGTCCAGACCATTTGGTTCCGGGCATATTAGAAAAATTTAAGAATCAACTTAGACAGAAAAAAATACCAACTCGATATGGTGGTAAGTGGCAGACTGAATCAATATATAATCCACAGTCAATGAATGAAGATATATTCTTACCTGTTGGACCAAATGGAACTGGAAGTAAAGTTGAAACACTTCCCGGTGGTACAGGTCTTGGTGAGTTAACTGAACTTGATTATTTCTATCGTAAAATGTGGAGAGGGTTAAGAATCCCATCTTCATATATCGGTTCTAGTACAGAGGATGGTCAGGCTATTGCTAATGAAGGTAAGGTTGGACTAGCTTATATTCAAGAAATTAAATTTTACCAGTATATCCAGAGACTACAGCGTTATATGGAAGAAGTATTGGATGAAGAATTTAAGCGTTGGATATATAATTCAAACATAAAGATTGACCCAACAATTTACAGAATTGTATTACCAGAACCATCCGATTATGGTAAGTCAAGACAGCAAGGTATGGATACTGAATCATTGAATAATTATGGTTCAATTGAAGCATCTGACATATTATCTAAACAGTTTTTGCTTGAACGCTACTTAGGGCTTACCAAAGACGAAATTAAGTATAATGAAGAGCTTATCCGTAAGGAAAAGAATATTCAAGGAACTGGCGATGATCGTGATCTACCATTAATCTATTGGCCTGAAGCTGCTGAAGCTGGTGGGCTAGATGGTGGTATTGGTGGAGGACCGGGTGGTGGAGCAGGTGCACTAGATGGTGGTCTTGATGATGATGGTGGATTCGGTGATGATACTGAAGGTGATGGAGATAATCCAGATGATACTGAAGGTGATGCAGCAAACACTGACGCAGATGCTGACACTCCTAATCAATCAACATAACATCAAATTTACAGTCGAATAGGTCAGGATTAATAAATAATTAGATACAAATATGGTTATGAGGCTAAAATGAGCAAATCAGTGTTAAACAAAATGATTTTTGAAACGGAAAGACAAAAAATCGATTCTAGTTTCTCTAACTACCTATATGGTACGAAGAAGGTAAAGGCATTATCTGAAAGCTTAGATCGAGATTCTTTGAAGACGGAATTAACTAACCATATTGATCAAGATAAATCAATATCTGAAGACCAACAGGATATCAAGAAGACATTATTTAAACACTGGAAGAAGGGTGAATATAATTCAAACTTGGCAGAGCGTTCATGGGAAAAGTTAGTTTCATCCGCATGTGTATCATTTATTAAAGAGAATTGTAAAGAACCAAGACTTTGGGAAACTATGTTTCCAGAGGAATTAAGATTAGAGATTGTGAAAGAATATGAAGACTCTTTCTATACTGATCTAAAAAAAGGAAAAATTAAATTAGAGGAATTATTCAATGGGTAGTCAAGCAGAAAAAGATTCAATACGAAGCATGATACTTAATATTATGCGTAGCGATACAGACAGTGCAGTTGCAGACAGTGCAGTAATACGTAGCAAAAGTGCAACCGCTGTAACAAATTTAGATGAAGCTTCAGACGAAGTTTCAGAAACTGATGGTGAAACTGAAGATAAGTAGTTATGTTAGTTAAAGATATATTAAATGAGGGTTCAATGATGGCAAAGGCCGCTCGAAGACATATTCGAACTGCCAGAACATCGATGCGTAATAAAGTAAACGCTAATAGAACCCCCGCTAATGAAAATAATTCTGGTGGAATAGACAGTGCAATAACAGCTATCGTGGATAAACATTTATCCAATAGTAGTTCACCAAATCCTCGGGCTGAGGCACATAAAGATGCAAAGTCAGCATTAGGAAGTTTATTTGATGAAAGGACATTCAATCAGATATATGATTCAATTGCAGGTCACTATAAGTAGAATATTATGAGATTGCTAGAGTACATGAAGGATCAAAAGAGGGCAAAAACTAATCTTACTGGTGGTGATATACCAAATCAGTATACAGATGATGCATCTAAGGCAGATAAAACACCTAGAAAAAAGAAAAAGGATGTTTATGGCGCTGCCGATGGTGGTGTATCAGAAGGTCCAAATAATGAACAACGTCCAGATCGTGGAAACCCTAGAAGATTAAGACAGACGATAACTTATAAATTAATAAGTGATATGGTAAAAACCGACATGGTATCAAAAATTGTTGATATGCATGGAATATCAGATGGTACAGTTGCATTAATACGCACCGAAGATGGTGATGCATATGAAGTAGTTGTTAAACCATCATATATGGGTGATTATTTTCAAGATAAACGAGGTGTTGAATAATGTCAAAAGTATCACTAAGTGAATACCTTAAAGAATACTATACGTATTTTGATTCATTGCCTAATATAATGGGTAAGGAATTAGAAGATAATAACAAGGATAGTAAGAAAGACACCACTGATACCAGTGATGTTACAAATAAAGATAGAAGCAGTGGTAGAGGGAAGCTTACAAAAGCAGAACGAGCAGAAAATGCAAGGGCTGAAAATATACGTAAGTGGATAGAGATTTCTGTTTCAACAAATAGCTAATAACAGGAGAACATTATGGTTGATAAAACCAAACTATACGAAAGCCTTTCGGCACTAATTGACGCAGTAACTTCAGAAAATGAGGAAGCTGAATCACAATTAATGTCTGAAATTGCAAAAGCAAAAACCCAAGAAATATTGGAAGGTAAGACAGAAATTAAGGAATTCTCTGGAGACAGTAGAATTAAAATGAATGGTGATGATGTATTCATTGATGATAAAAAAGTTGGTACAATTAAGTCAGATGCTGATGATATGACATCTGGAATGGTATTCACATCTGCTGACGGTGATAGTAAAGAGTTCGACACAATTGAACAAATATACGGTCACATTGCAACTAAATATAATGTCAAAGAATCTGAAGAGCTGGATGAATCAAGCCCTGAAGAATCTAAAAAAGTTGCAGTAGATGCAACTGAAGCTGGAAAATCTGAAAGATCAAAGCGTTGGGCCGAAATCAATAAGCCTCAAAAGGATGGCACTCAAGGTGATCATACATCACAGACTGGTGGAGTTTACGACACACCTAATGATAAAGGTGTTGATCCTAAAGCCGATGCAAGTGATCTAGACACAGATTTGACCTATGACAGTAAAGATGTAAGAACATTACATAATAAGGACTAAGGGGTACTCAAATGAGTGTAGATTTATTAATCGAAGAAATACTTCCGAGTGATGGGAACGTCATAATGGAAACCGTAAAGGATTCCAAAGGTGGCAAGAAGGTATTCCTATCGGGTATTTTCATGCAGGGTGAAGTACAAAACCGTAACGGTCGAGTATATCCACTTTCTGAAATAAGCAGTGCGGTAGATGGTGCAAAGCAAACCATAGCTACACACGGTGGAATATTCGGTGAACTGGATCATCCACAGACATTGAATGTCAATATGGATAGAATCTCACATGTAATTCGTGAAATATATATGGATGGTTCTAATGCTGTTGGTAAGGCTGAATTGCTAGAAACGCCAATGGGTATGATCGCAAAGGAACTCGCTAAATCTGGAGTACGTTATGGGATATCTAGTCGCGGTACAGGTGACGTTGATTCAAGCGGTGGTGTTAAAGGATTCAGGTTAGTAACTTGTGACCTAGTAGTAACTCCATCTGCACAGGGTGCAATACTTGACCCAATATACGAATCTTTACAGCGTGATATCAAAGGTGCAGAAATTATGTCTTTAGCTGAATCAGTAAGACATGATCCCAAAGCACAGGAATATTTCAGAAAAGAAATCTTGAAATTTATTTCAAAGATATTGTAAAAAAGGGGGCATAAGCCCCCTTTTTAATATTCATCCATTGACGACCAAGTATCTGGTTTATTTTCTTCAAAAATTTTATCAACATCAACATCCTTTAATGATGCGGCTCGTCTTCGTTCTTTACTACCACCTAATTCAAATGCAAGATTAATTGCTTTTTCACCAGATGCAGTTACCTTATGATTATAAACTAACTCATCAACTTCTAATTTAAATAAAGTATCAAACATTCTATCAGACATTGAATCAACATCGTATGTGCCTGATTTTAAAAGCTTTAGACATGCAATTTCCATTGATGTAAGATCGTCAAAATCTAATGAATCTGTAAGCTTAGTATCCAGTGGTTCTTTAATTTGTACTACATTCATATGTCGTTCTCCGTGACTTGAGATGCAATAGTATTACAAAAATGATCATAATGTCAACACTTTACATGAATAACTTAATGACTCTTTACATTCTGACTCACATGTACTATAATACACATAAAATGGAGCATTAAAATGACAGAAAGAACGATGGAAAATAAAGATAGTATAATTTACGACATATGTATGACATCTAGAAGAATTGAACCTTATGCTAGAAGTCAGGGTTGGAGTATATCAGATGTATTAGTTAAGACAATGGAAGAAGTTGGTGAATATAGCGAAGCTATTCAAATAGAGCGTGGTAAAATGCCTCCACACAAAACCCAAGAATTAAACGCACCATTCGATGAAGCTGCTGACGTATATATTACAGTGATTGATGGATTATGTAGAACATATCCTAATAAGTCATTAGCTGAAATTACAACTATGTTAGAGCACTCTTGTCGTAAAAAATGTACTAAGTGGGAAAGTATTGTAGTATCTGGTGAAATTAACAATGGGAAAGAGGTTAATAATAGCTAATGCTAAAAATATACCCAGACACTGCATCTGTACTACAACGGGTTGCAACACCCATATCAACATCAGATTTGGAAACACCCCATTTTACTAAATTGTTGGAAGATATGTACACATGTATGAAAGATAACGATGGTATTGGATTAGCGGCACCACAAGTTGGATATAGTATTCGACTATTTGTAATGGAACTCGATGGAACTCGCTATACGTGTATTAACCCTGAAATAACATCAGGTATTGATGCGTCTGAATCAATTGTAGAAAAAGAAGGATGTTTATCATTTCCCGGATTACGGTTAAATATAAAGCGTCCAGATAAAATTACAGTAAAATATCTTGACGAATCTGGTACAATGATTTATGATTCATTAAGTGGGATAAATGCACGATGCTTTCAACACGAACTTGATCATTTAAATGGTGTCGTATTTACTGATAAAGTATCTAAAACATCATTAAGTATTGCAAAAAAGAATATATCTAAAAATTTAAAAAAGAAGGAAAGAAGGAAAGAAGGAAAATGAAAAATAATATAAACGCTCTATTGACATGTTGGTTGTCAAGAGTCTCTAAAACTTACGACAGGGGTTCGATTCCCCTTGGAGCGACCAATAGTGAGTATATACTTTACAAGTGATCAACATTACTATCATAAGAATATTTGTAAATTTGCAGATAGGCCATTTTCTGATGTTGATGAAATGAATGAAGCTTTAATAAAGGCACATAATCAAACTGTATCACCCCAAGATACAGTTTGGATGACCGGAGATTTTGCATTCAGTAATATAACGAATGTGAAATCCATATTACGGCGATTAAATGGTAAAAAACATTTAGTATTGGGTAATCATGATAAGCAAATTCGTAACCATAGTGAGTTAGTTACAGATGGTCTATTAGAAAGCATTCAGGATTACCGTGAGGTTAATGTTGGCAAGCAGAGTATTGTATTGTTCCACTATGGAATGAGGGTGTGGAACAAGTCACATCACGGCTCATGGCACTTATATGGTCATTCACATGGCAGTTTACCACCACATGGCCTATCAATGGATGTGGGAGTTGACAGTAAAAGTATTACGGATGAATATAGACCATATTCATTTGATGAAATAAAAAGATTTATGGATGGTCGAAAAACTGAAGTGGTTGACCACCACAAAAAGAACTCCTAACCTATGATCCTATAGGTTGATTGGTTTGGGCTACAATATTGTAGCCCAGCTAATCTTAAAAGTTTAACTCACGTTCACCATTATCACCCATACTTTCAAGGTCATCAAAGGTGTCATCAGCAGAACTACGCTTTGGCTTTAAACTAACACCAGCATTTCTACCGGCACGGCTTGCACGTAGTGAATCTTTACCTTTTTTAGTAATTGAACCATCTTTGCTCAATAGACCTGAATGAACCAGAACATCAAACGTTTCATCATATTTATCAAACTTTTCGTCATCCATAAGATTAGGTAAAGTTCCCTTTACTGATTGACTCAATAGAAAAGGTGCCTGTCTACCAAATGGCTCCAAATCTACAGCCTCTGAATTACCATCATTCTTCGATAATTCATCAGGTACTGATTTAGCACTGATTACTTTCTTAGCTTCTTTTTCGAATTGTTCCATATTCTTCATAGTTCTACTTAAAGCAGCAGACAATGACTTTCGGTTATTAGAAAGACGCTTACGGTGTCTAGAAACTTCTTCCTTAGAGAATCCTCCACTTTTTTCTAGCTTTGAAACAATATTCCTAGCTTTGGTAATAACTTCAATTCTACGTTGAATCTCCGATACTTTCTGAATTAGATCATCACTTAGATCATCCAAAACACCTTCATTTAATTGTGTATATTTAATCAGATTGCGATATTTTTCTAATACCATATCCATCTCATTTTTAAGTTCAGAGATATCCGAATCTTCCATCATTTCAGTAATTAGTTGCATAGTTTAAATTCCTTTGACTTGTTACTCTATTTATTATATAATGCAACTCTTGAATCAAATATGAGGATATATGACAAATAAAACTAAAATTACTGAAAATTTAAACGTAAAATGGCAAGATTTAGATAATGATGGTATTTTTTATTCACCATTGAATCTACCACCGAATGAAGATATGTATTCAGAATTACCATCGGGAATATATAGCACCACATATGATGAGTTTAATAACTTGTGGATGTTTTCAAAGCAGGAAAAAGTATCTGATGGATTAGTGAAAAATGATGACCCAGTATGTGTTGAAATAATGAACGATGTTGAAAAATTCCTTAATTCAAAGGATGTATACAATCGTTTTAATTTTATTTGGAAACGTGGAATTTTATTATACGGGCCACCGGGTTCAGGTAAAAGTACAATTCTTAGTACAATATTGGAATTATTTACTAAGAAATACAACGGTATAAGTTTTAATTGTGAAAGCTTTGGTGCTCTACCACAGATAATTAAGGCATTTAGGCAACAAGAACCCAATCGAACAATTATGGTCACAATTGAAGACGTGGATATGTTAGAACGACAGGGATATGAAGAAGTTTTATTGGATTTACTTGATGGCCAACGACAATTTGATAATATTATATATGTCGCTACTACCAATTATATAGATAGGTTGAGTGATAGAATTACAAATAGGCCAAGTAGATTTGATATAGTTAAACTTATAGATGTTCCAGATGTCAAAGCAAGGTATGATTTTTTGGTAAATATCATGGTATCAACAGGTGAAGTTGTACCTGATAAGGAACTAGAAGAATTAGCCCAATATACTGAAGGCTATTCATATGCACATATTAAAGAACTAGTTATACTTATATATGTGATGGGGCTTGATAGATCAGAATCATTAGATCGAGTTGGTTCCTTGGTGAAGCAGGGTACAGAAATTCCTGAAGATGTAACCAATCATAAAGTTTCAGAATTTCACCCTGATTATTATGGTTATGGTGATAAAGCTGAAGTGGCGGAATATGATACCCATACATCAACCAAACCATATGTAAATAATAAATTAAAAAGTAGTTGACACTGTATAAATAAGTGGTATACTACGCACATCTCAACAAGAGATATAAATAGTTTTACAATATTTGTTGACTTAATAAAAAAAATATTGTAAGATGTATAAATAAATAAATGAAACAGACAGTTTATACTGTCAAATAAAATTAAAAGAGAAAAATGATGAATACAGCAGTAAGTTCGAAACAATTTAGATTAGCACACATTGCGACAGAGATACTCTCGCAACGGGCTACTATTGTGCCGAATAATTATGATAGTATCTCATCCGCTTTCAAAGGAGTAGGTCCAATTTAGATACAAGGACCAGTAAGAAATTCCAAAGAAAGCGGCTAATAAAGCCGCTTTTTTTTGCTTTAAAATTGGGTTATATGAAATGGAACCACGAGTTCCCCACCAAAACCAAACGGTGGTGCAAGTGCTGAAATGCCCCAACTCATATAACGGAACTCGACAGTATGTGGTAATGCTGTCGCCAGCCACGAGGGAACATCAGCTAACACTGTCGCCTCTGAAAAAATACCTTTCACCAAAAAGGTATCTGCCGATGGTCAGTGAAATAAATCACCATTCATTTGCATCCATAGCTGAGTTCTGGTTTAGCGTTAGGTTGAAGCCCTGAAGACGTTGGTTCGAATCCAACTGGATGCACCAATTTTAGGTTATCATGTAATGCAGTAATTAGGTTTTTATGTCGAGAGATGAGTATTGGTACTCTAGAATCCATAATAGTGTTGGGTGATGCCTGTCGCACAATGTAGGTTCGATTCCTACCCTCGGCTCCAAATAATGTAATTCATGTTGTAATAACTCATTATATCGTGTATACTTAATTTTTATTGGAGAATATCATGGGAAATAATGTAGGTATGAAAAGGGGTCAGGTACTGGTAGTAATTGCTGGCAGTTCAGGTTCAGGTAAATCTGCAATAGCTCGTATCATCACAGATGCACTGACTAATTCAAATGTAGTTTTTAAATATGATGATTCAGATGACTTTTATCGCCAAGAGCGTGAACACGTCAACGCTACACGTTCTTTAGACGAGGCTATGTTAATAGCAGAAAAGCATGTAGGTGTAACAGTTCAAGAACGCAATTTATGCAGAGATAGAAAAACTATTAACTATAACAGTTAAATATTAAATTAAAAGAATATCGGGGGTGTGGCGTGATTGGGAAGCATCTGACTGTAAATCAGAGACATGTAGGTTCGAATCCTACGGCCCCCACCAATTTGACTTTATTAAAAATCTATCGTATAATGAAATTTTACATAGGAGTAAAATTATGATAGGAAGTATTGGGACGTTAGCACTACTGTTATTGGTACCATTATCAATTCCACTAATTATGAAAATGTTTTTTCAAAAATCATTGAATATATTAGAGATTGTAATTAATATTGTGATTGTGATACTAATAGTATCAGGAAGTTATTATATTAGTATTACAAGCCAGACTGATGATACAGAAATATGGAACGGTAAAATTATCTCTAAGGATCGTGTGCATGGTGAATACACGAGAAGTTATGAATGTAATTGCTACGAAACATGTTCAGGTAGTGGAAAAAATAGAAGTTGTTCTACCACTTGTTCTACATGTTATGAGGATAGATATACTGTTCATTGGAAAGCTGATGCCAATTATGGATTTGTCAATGAAGAAATCACATTTAAACATTTGGATAGGGGTAGTAGAAGGGTATATAATGAACCTGATCCTCAATCATATACTGACTGTATAGTGGGAGAACCAGCTAGCAAAGAAGAAACATATACTAATTATGTTAAAGCTGTTCCTGATAGTATCATCAACCCATCAACATTATTAAATTCTTTTGAGGGGTTAATTCCATCATATCCAAGAGTACGATCTAAGTATAAAATAAATAGAGTTCTAAATGTTAATTCTGGTATAAGTAAACCGGACAGGGATAGATTGAATATGTTACTTAATGTATCATTAATAGAACTGGCACCAAAAAAACAAGTTAACTTTATTGTTATTGTGACTAATATTTCAGACCCATCATATAGGTATGCAGTTGAATCAGAATGGATTGGTGCAAAGAAAAATGACGCTGTAATTTTCTTAGGCATAGATGGTGAAAAAATCATATGGGCTGACGTTATGACATTTGCCGGTAACATGGGGAATGAAGTGTATAATGTCACACTACGTGATGCATTATTAAATGTTCAAAAATTCGATCCTGATGTACTTGCAACAGTTATGGAAGCTAATACTGATTTATTATTTGATCGCATTAGTATGAAAGAATTTGAATATTTGGGTTCTCAGGTAACACCATCAACCACTGCAATTGTAATTATGAGCATAGTGGGTATTATTTGCAGTCTATTATTATCTATTATCTTTACAAGGGTTGACATTGGTAATCTTGATGGGTATAATCTCCGCAAGTTTAAAAATAGGAGATAAACTATGAACATTAAAGTATTAGCATCATTAGGAATTGTGTCACTTATTTTGATTGTATGTTTTTCAAGTTATGTAACATATCATAATCTTGGAAATAAAAGTGAGAAGGGTATTGTATACGAATATGAAAACCTTCAAAATATCCTTGGACAGTACAGTTTGAAAATTAAAGAAGCTGCACAGGTTCCGGGTATGCAAACAGATGACTTGGTAGAATTATTTACTGGTTCTCTTGATGCACGATATGGTTCAGATGGTTCTCAGGCTTCAATGCAGTGGATCAAGGAACAAAATCCCAATCTAAACCAAGAAACATACATTCAACTTCAGAGAATGATGGAAGCTGGACGTAATAAATTTGAGAACCATCAAAGCAGATTTATTGATCACAAGCGAACATATGAAGTGGCAATGGGTAATTTTTGGGGTGGCATGTGGTTAGGTTTTGCAGGATATCCAAATATTAACTTGGATGATTATAAGACCATTACATCATCACATGCTAAGAAGACGTTTGAAACAGGTATAGATGAGGGTATAACCCTTATAACACGTTAGAGGTAAATATGAATATCAACATTGATTTAGATTGTACACAATCTGAAAAAATAGGATTAGCTGCATTATTAGAAGATTTTTTTAATATATCAGAAACAATGCAACATAAAAATGTACATAAATTAGATTTTAATTTGGCAATTGATCAGATTAATGCCATAAAAGTTCTTCTACAATACCGAACTACAATTGGCAGATATAATAATTTTTTAGAAGATAATTCAGAATTTTTTGATTGGTTTGATAAACAGTCTAAAAAAGAATAAGTATTACAGAGTGTAACGAAAATCAGGTTATCGTCCTCCCTTGGATGGAGGTATATGCAGGTTCGAATCCTGTCACTCTGACCAAATTTAATAAGGATATATTATGTGTGAGTGTTATAAAATTGGTGGTCCATTTATTGCGGAATACCCAGATTGTCATATTCATGGATCATCATCTCAAGGTAGAGATGATAAAATTATATCAATTATTGACAGAGTAGTAGCAGGAGAAATCACATCCGATATTGCATCAGACATGATAGATGAACTATATTATTAATTTTGAATATGAGCTGGTAAAATTTACGGGACTACCGTAGAGCCTATCTGTAGGGTATAGCCAACCTGAATCATTAAAGGTAAGGTACAGAATCATATTCATTTATTAACAATGGCCGAGTAAGCAAACTGGCATCGCTATCAGCTTTAGAAGCTGGTGATTGTGGGTTCGACTCCCACCTTGGCTACCAAACGGGTAAGTCTGAATAGAGTAGTTTAAAGATTGCTAAGTAGGTAAGGTATGTTATGCAAATTGGCTGATCACCTCACACTGTGTAACAACTAAACCCTTACTGAGAAAACATGTCGCACTATGTGGCAAGATCATGGAGTAGCAACCATGCCAAATTCAGACACCCACCAATTACACAATGATGCCTCGTAGCTCAATCTTGGTAGAGCACCAGATTTTGATTCTGGGTGTTGAAGGTTCGAATCCTTCCGGGGTAGCCAAATACCATTATATGCTTGATTATATTATAGGTTGTGATATAATACTTCTTTTAAATTTAGAGAAAAATACAAATGTATAAAGAATTAGTTAAAGAAGCCTTTGATGAAGGAAGATATATTGGGACTGAATATGCGTCAGAACGCTTTAAAACGGTAAGTGAAAAGTTATCAAAAAACGAATCGGTGTATGATTTCGGTGAATATGCCATATACAATCGTAGCGTGTTTTGTAGAATTATGCACACTCTACCTTTAATTGTTCGTGATGAACAAGGTCGTTTTGTTGGAAGGTATGACAATAAAAAACATGCCGCTGAAACGCTTAATGTTGAAGTAAAGAAAATATCTGTTGCTATTAATAACAACACATCAGTGAATGGTGTAAAGTTTTTTTACGCAGCATAAGTAAATTAGTATGTGGGTACTCGCCTGACCGTCCCGATTGTAAGAGTAAAGGTCAAAAATATTACCACCCACATAATTAATTATTAGAAATATTTCTTGATAGCTAAAAAAGGACTCCGAAGAGTCCTTTAAGAATTACAAGTTAACAACTTGCATATTGTCCATTTGCTGGATCACAACCCGGAAATGGTGGGGTTGGTGGTGGTGGTGGAGATGGCACATATGGATCATTAGGTGGAGTTGGTTCTTCTGGCTCAATAACAGGTGGCTCGTCGTAACCAACACGTTGAAATGTTGCACAATAACCACTTTGTGTCCAATATACAGTATTCACGCTATTACCGTACACTGTAGGGGTAGAACCACCACTACGATGCTCATAATATCCATTACCTGTCAATTCATTCAATGCCACATAGCTATCACTAGGGTTGGCACAAATTGTAACAGGGTCTGAATTCTGTGGTAGATAAACCCTTTCTGGATTATTAAATGGTTTAAATGCAGTAATAAATCCATATTTTCCATTCGGTTGCAATTCAAGATTCTCAAACGCAGAAAATGGCCACTGTGAAAGAGTTGTTACAACACCATTGATGGTAATATTTGGTCGTATCAATAGTTTCCAATCCTTTAATAACGGATCAATATCAGCAACATGTGTTCGAAATTGTAGATCAACCTCTACATAATCACCAGATTGGTGTACGTTATAGTTTACAATGTTACCATAATGCCACAGTACACCACCATAAATTGGGGTAGTCCAAGCAGATGCTTGAAAAGACATCATTGTTACAACAATCATTGAGATTGTTAATATAATTTTTTCATTTTTTTACCTTTTATTTTATTAGAATTTTATGCATTGATGTGACACATCAATGGTATTATTTATTAGTTTATGAAATTATTAAAAAAATATTGGCCTGTAACATAACTGGTAGTGTACAAGGTTCTGATCCTTGGAGTCTAGGTTCGAAACCTAGTGGGCCAGCCAAAAGCTCAAGCATTTTTTTACTATATAAATAGTAAAATATGGAGATAATATGAATACTAGTGAGAATAACACTGAGATGCCTGATGATTATATGAAATATAAAATTGATATAAAGTCGTCATATACAAATGAGTCAATAAAAGTTTTACTTTCTAAAGAACAACAGCAAAATATTTCAGATTTATGTGATTATGAAAAAATGTTTCCAGAATTCCCTTATTATGATGAAGATAAACTATTTATTAATCTTAATATGAAGGTTCCAGTAGAAGCATTAGAATTTGCAGAAACTGCCAATTATAAAGATGACCCTGATGGTAGGTGGAAAGTATTGCAGGGGTTAATTAAACATAATCTTACTGAAAATGGATTTATTGGCAGTTTAGAAGGTGAAGGAAATGCGTCCAATATTGTAAAGTTTTCGGCAACTATGAGGAGTAAAGACCCATCTGACCCGGTAATGCAAAAACAAATTATCAATTATACGTATTTAACCATATATGATCTTATAGTGAAGTCAACTGATGTGGTAAGCATTTCACTATGTAATGATGACGAAACTGCCAGCAGTGAATATATTGGGATATTAAAAATTCCACAAGAACATGATTTAAATTTTGATGATATTGAAACTTTTACGATAATTACATCAAATTTTTCAGTACATAATAGTGCACCTATTGAAGTATATACTGAGGGAAATACCACTATTGTTAAATTCAATAGCGATAAGTTGAGGATTAAGTAATATGGAACTATTTGAATTATTAGAAAAACAGAATGCAAAGGTAATTACAGAAGAAACTATCCAAAATCTTATTGATGGGCGGATGGAGAATATGGAAGAACATGGTGATAATTAATCACTTGAAGAAGTTACTGAATCTGTAAATAATAGATTTCAAGTTGGTGAAAAGCTTTACTATATAGTGGTTGAAAGACTTACCACAGATGGTGAAAAAATTATAGAAATGATTACTGTTTGTAGTGGTAATCAAATGGATGAATTTTTAGAGAATTATACATACTTAAATATTGAACCAACATCAACAGTCCCAAGATTTATATCAAATGATTATACTGATAAAATTAAAATTTATAAAAAAGCTGGATTTATCGAATAAATAATGATATACTAGCCGCATAAGCATTGCTGGCGATGCACTAGCCTTGTAAGCTTGAGAACTCGGTTCGATTCCGAGATGTGGCTCCAATGAATAATAAGTGAATAATAAGTGAGTATAGTCTAAATAGGTAAGGACGCTCCCAATGAACTGGGAGAAATGGTACTGCTAGGTATCTACTCGCGCCAATTTAGAATGCAGGTATAGCTCAAATAGGCAAGAGCACCCCCATTGGAGGGGGAGGTTGGTACTGCTAGGTATCTACCTGCACCAGTTATAGGAATAAGATGTTAGTAAACAATAATATAATAAAAGCATGGTGGCCAAAAGGTCCAACACCCGGAAATTTTGGTGACATACTAACACCTTTAATAATTAAAGAATTGTATGGATATAATACAATTTGGACTTCTAGACCATTTAACAGTGAAGCATTAATAGGCATTGGAAGTATATTAAATAAAGCTGAGAACAATACGGTTGTGTGGGGAAGTGGTTCCATGAGAACTACAGACCCTATCAAAGCTGATGCAAACTATCTATGTGTCAGAGGTAGAAGAACTAGAGATTTGATAACATCTTCCGGTGTTAATTGTCCTGAAATATTCGGTGACCCTGCTATGATTCTACCACAAATTTATAACCCTGATTTACCAATAAAATATAAGTATGGTATATTTGCACATTATGTTGATACTGAAAAGGTGTCAGGGTGGTACGATCATCCTGATGTTAAAATTATCAACCCGTTAAATTCGAATCCATTAAATGTGGTTAAGCAATCATTACAATGTGAGTACATTATAAGCAGTTCATTGCATGGGTTGATATTGGCACATGCTTACGGAATACCTGCTGTATGGGTAAAACATTCTGATAAGTTGGGTGGTGATGGTACTAAATTTTTAGACCACCTTGAATTGGTTGGTGCGTCTACTGAATGCATAGATTTCACATCACGTATAGAAGTAGAAGATTTAGGTAAATTTAATTATAGCCAACCTGAAGCATATGATATGGAACCAGTGATAAATACCTTGAGAGATTATATCGATGAATAATGAGTACCCTACCGTAATATCATTTTATACAATGAGTTGGCAGTATCCACACTATGCGAAAAAAATGAGACATGATTGTGATCGTTATGATATCGATCATCATATTGTTGAGTTAAAGGACACTGGATCATGGATAAACAACACGGCTATAAAGCCCCGATTCATTTTGGATACTTTAAAGGAATTAAAGCGTAGAGTATTGTGGATAGACGTAGATGGTACATTATATAAAATACCAGAACTGTTTAATAGTGAATTTGATTATGATTTTGCAGCAAAACGAAAAGTGGGTGCACATACTGACAGGTTCTGGCATGTCGGAACGTTGTATTTTGATTATAATGAAAGAACTTTAGATTTCTTAGAAGCATGGTGTGAACTTAATGATAGCATGGAAGGTTCTGATGAATTGGCATTAAATGAGTTATGGAAAGCCAACAACAATTCATATAAAGATTTAAATTATTTTGAATTACCACCAGAATATTTTCAAATGCTACGAGCAGATCAACCTGATCCATTTAATGGTACAGTTATAGCTCATAGAGCATCAACAGGTAGCAATAAAAAACAATTCATGGAGAAACAACGTGCCGAAGCATCCAAGAACCCTAAATGATAGTGATGAGAGGTGGGTTAATGACTTATCTTATCATGAAACGTGGAACGCTAGAACGGAAAAAATGGCAACCTTTATTCCAAGAAATACAAAGTCATTATTAGAACTGGGTGCTGGAATGTGCCATCTGAAAACACTTTTACCACCAACTATATCATATACTCCATCAGATATAATTGATCGTGGAGATGGTTCCATAATAATGGATTTCAATGAAGATGAATGGTGTATTACCGAATCTTATGATGTAGTTTTTGCAAGTGGTGTATTTGAATATGTAATAGAGTTAGAAAAATTTATAGAATACTTAGGTACTATTACTAATACCATTATATGTTCATATGCATTGATGAATGATATAGATAGTGATACATTACAATTAAATGGTTGGAAAAATAATTTTACTCAACAAGAGTTTCAAAAATTATTTAAAGATACTGACTTTTATGTAGATGGTAGAAAGAGTTGGCAAGGTGGTAGAGGTCATTATCTTTACAGATTCATAAAATAATAATTAGGAGATAGTAATGACGGATATGTGGAAGTGTGAAGAAAAATATGTATTTGATATACCAAGTACGGGAAGATTGATTGATGTCTATTGGAAAAGTATGAGGACTCCACATATAGAATGGTATATAAAATACTTTAATCCAAAAGTTACAAAGGTAGAATTTGGGTCACATTATGCATGTGTAGAGTGTACTGTTGGAATACCAAAACACCCTGAACAGTGACCATATTTTACTAATGAAGATTCAACGAAATTATTGGACACATATATGGATTATGCAAATATGACAGTAGAGGAAGCCCAAGCTTTTGCTAAAGAATACATTTATATTGATAAAAATACTTGACAGTCTAAATCATTCATACTATGATATGGAAATATTAATAGGAGAATGATATGAGTATTAAAACAGTTAGATTCGGTGGTGATATATTGTAAATATGAAAATAATATCAGGATGCCAAACTGGTGCAGATGAGGCTGGTTTACGGGCTGCTAAAGATTTGGACATATCTACAGGTGGAACTATGCCCAAGGGATGGAAGACCCAAACGGGTCCACGTCCAGATTGGGGTAGAGAATATGGATTAGTTGAACATGGTAGTCCTAAGTATCCACCACGTACCCGTAAGAATGTTATTGATGCAAATGCAACTATTCTATTCGGTGACATGAATAGCAGTGGTTGTAAATTGACTATAAAATATTGTAGAGAAAATGATAGACCATATTTAACAGTTCCATATTATAAAAATTCAGGAAATTCTACAGAAGAAGCGACACATAATGTTCTGGAATTCCTTAGAGAATATAAACCGACAATAATAAACATTGCTGGGAACAGAGAGAATGTAAATAACGGTGTGTCTAATTATACGTATATCGTATTGATCAAATCTCTCTATATTTACCAACAAGAATTTAATGATGTGATAGATTCATTATTTAAATAATTACAATTGGCACGAACCGACCAAGGTGGTGGGGCTTGACTGTTAATCAAGATGTGCTCGGTTCGATTCCGAGGGTGCCAGCCAAATATGTGTCGTGTAGTTCAGTGGCTAAGAACGCACTACTAGGGTTTCAATTGTTCGATTCAATTAAAGTATGGTACGTGTAAATCCGCATAGTGAAACATCGGTTCGAATCCGTTTATGACGCATATATTAACAACGCCCTTGTAGCTCAGTTTGGATAGAGCAAGCGCCTACGAAGCGAAAGGTCGGGGGTTCGAATCCCTCTTGGGGCACCAAACATAAGGAAATTATATGGAAACTAGAGATGATTTAGAAGATGAATTAGAAAAAATCATTAAAGGCGAAATTATGAAAGAATTAGCAATTGAGAATGGTTTGACTGTTGGAGATATGCAATCTAAGATTGATGAGAGTGCAATAGAAGGTATCCATGAATATATTGCATACAAAGAGACATTATCTGATCCAGTAGATGGTGTGTATAACATTAAATTTACACAACTTATACCAAATTTTGTTGGTGGTGTTGATCCAGCAATCATAGAATGCAATACTGTTGATGAACTTATAAGGCACCCATTATTCATTAAAACTTACCAATGTATGTTTGAAGGATTCCAACGCTATGAACTTACTGATGATGTATTATTTGCAATCTATGATAATGAGAGAATGTGTTGTGGAACGATTACTACAATATGTTAAAAAATAAAATTATGGTTCTGTAAGCAAATTGGCATCGCTCTGATATTCAAAATCTCAGGATTGTGGGTTCGACTCCCACCGGGACTACCAAAAATAGGATATGTACATATTTATGAGTGATATAATAAAACGAAACGTACCAGTATATTTAACTGATAGTGATAGTGATCTACCTTTATTAATAACTGTTGATATTATTCAAATTATGGCAGACCTTGAACAAACAAGAATTGGAGACATGGCCCCACAAGCAGTATCCTATAATTGTGTACTTGTATTATTTGGTAATAACGCTATTAATATAGATTATTTTCAAGAAATGCATAATAGGCTTGAGATTATACCCACTAGAAATGGTTTGGGTTTGGGTTTGGGTTCTTATAAATTTAATATATATTATGATAATGTAAGTATTGAGGGATGTATTGTTAAAAGTATTTCATGTGAGGAAAGTCCAAAAACTATTGGTGGTTTTTTATGTTATACTCCAGAACCTATTGGTGCTTTTTTATGTTATACTATTGACTTAGGTGTAGATTTTGTTAGAATAGATAATGGTTAATAATTTGAACAATGGGGGTGGCTCTGGGTAAGCTACTGAGGCTGCAAACGTCGGTGTATGTAGGATTCGATTTCTTACACCCCCGTCAAACATATGGAAATTGAAGAACAGTAAAAATTGTTTAATTTTCAAAAGAGTAATAACGAAGTAACGTAATTTGGATCGTTCAGTCCAAAACCTTTGATGATTATGGAATCAAACCAAAGGAGGATTCATTATGAACAAGTTAAGAACGTATGAAGTATGGTACTCTGATAGTAGAAGTTATGACTATGGTAATAGGAGTACAGAAGTAATCGCTGAAGATGAATTGGATGCGATAGAGAAAGCAATGGAAGAAGATTATTACTTCGGAGGTGTCTTAGATGTTTCCGAAGTGTAATATCTGAATATTGGAAGGTGCGGTCCAACGGAGGACAACTAGTCTTGAAAACTAGCGTGTTACAGAGATGTGGCATGGGTTCGATTCCTCCATTTTCCTCCAAATATGGTAGCGTAACTCAATTGGTAGAGTACTTCCCTGTCACGGAAGAGGTTACGGGTTCGAGTCCCGCCGTTGCCGCCAAATATAATTGTCGAATAGACAATTGACATGATGAAGACAAACTGTTAAACTCATTTTATTAAAGAATTGTGCTTGGCTAGTAACAGAAAGTGTATTTAATCGGGTCAACGAGCCTTTTACTCTGCCCGAAGAGTGGTATCTTAAAGATATATGGACCGTCTTTATACAGTGCAAATAATTAATTTACATTAGGGGAATAATATTATGCAAATAATTAATTTACATTAGGGGAATAATATTATGAAAGAGGAAAACTTACCACCTTGGAAAGAAGCACGTGGTGAACGATATGGTAATCTACGCAGGCAGATGGCCAGAATTAAAGTATTTAAAAGACGTTCACGGCGTTCAAAAGCTAAACAAAATTTTAGAAAAATGTTAGATTGATATTTTGGGTCTATAGCTCAACTGGCAGAGCATCTGGCTTTTACCCAGAGGGTTGAAGGTTCGACTCCTTCTGGACCCACCAATTATTGATTATTAATCTGGGGAGTGTAGCAAAAATGGCTTTGCACCGGGATTCCCGGAAAAGTGGTTCAATTCCACCACCCCCACCAAAATTAGTTCTTGACAATAACGGCATATATGAATATGATTGAAAGATAAATTTGGGAGTGTAGCTCAACTGGACAGTCAGCAATCGGCTTTTAACCGATAGGTTGTGGGTTCGAACCCCACCACTCCCACCAAACTAAAAGGAATATTATGTTAATTTAGACTAGGTTATGATCGAATTCCCAATGACAGTTAGGACACAAAAGCATCAAGTTATCATCACTGTTTATATCACTCAATTTAGCATCTAATGGAAAATCTTTAATAGGTATTATATGACATACTTCAACATGTTTGCTGTATCCACAAGACTGACAAGACTGCCCTTTAGGTTTAATTCTAGCCCTTGCTCTTGATCTTATTAAGGCAAAAGCCGAACTCTTATGGTGATTGGTGTAAATAGCTTGTCCTAATGTTATGTCATCCACCATCTTCTTTATATTCCAACATGATGTACAGTAAGTATATGTTGTTTTAATAGGCATTAAGCAGCTTTTACAGGAGCCTTCTGGTTTACGCTTGGGATATACAGTGTTATTGTATGAGTTAGCACATGACCTAGAGCAATTTTTTTTATTTTTAGTAGGTGTATCACAAAATGTACAATTAATCATTTAATATCCATTAATAGGCGGTGTCCCGACACGGACCTTCTAAGTCCGTAGCATAAAAAAGTCGGAAGGAGCTGAGGGGTTCGATTCCTCCACTGCCTGCCAACAATATAGTATGGGGAATGGGCATGGGTACCCGGAAAACTTTTGCAAGGTTTTAGCCAGATCGGTTCAAGTCCGATATTCTCCACCAATTATTAATTGACATTTGCGTACATATATCATATAATGTATGAAAATGCGGTCATTATCCGGTAGTTGCGCTTAAAAATATGAAAGTATTAGTATTTGCGCTTATTTTTCGGAACATGCACCAAGATTAATGAAGAAGTAAAATTTCGTGATAGTTCAATTATTCTGAAATTGAAATGATATGAAACGCTGAGATACAGCCATTAGTATTATAATTTAGTAAACAACACTAGTAAATTGACGATGTAACATATGCATAAGCTCAAAAAACGTGAACTGTGGAAGGTACAGACAGGCATCTAGGTATGGGAAAATGTTGTAGAACTGTTATATGAACGTGGAAATAATGCTGATTAGTAATATTATGGATATGATGATGTGGAAGAACAGCGGTAAAGGTTAATGCATATATTACGCCGTGGTTGCAGGTTCGAGTCCTGCTCACGAATCCACAATAGTTCCTTAACTCAATTGGTAGAGTGCAATCATGACATGGTTGAAGTTATCGGTTCAAGTCCGATAGGAACTACCAATATGGAGAATTTATATGTCTATAGAATACACTGATAATTGGGATGATGCTGTAGCGTTACAAGATGTTAATAGTATGAGTAACCTACGCAAGAAGCAAGCAGAAATATTTGGTCCTAACTCAGACCCTGATTTTGATCCTAATAAAATGTATGTCGGTTACATGTGTTACACACATAGTGATAAAGAAATATCATATCCCTCCATTTCATCTGATAAACCAATATCATTAAATATTTTATATGATGAAATATATGATAGTGATTTTAAGTTTACGGACGAAACTATTGAAGATGAAGTAAAATCCATATATAGCAATTTACCAGAATTTACAGAACTACCACATATTAAATTTAGTACAGGTGATGATAAATCAAAGGTAAAATTGAATGTATGTGGGAACGATATAGCTAGAAATACTAGACGTGGTGTAGGTAATATAGTATTCAATAATAATCTAATATATTCCCAACCTCATGGACTACAAATATTAAGAAGGTGACACTTTGGGATGTATGTAAATTAATACCATATTTAATATGGTCTGAAAAAAGTAGATGGTTAATAAATTTTAAGTATAGAGAATATATCAAGTATAAAAACTATTTAAAAAATGGCATAATATACAATAATGTAGATGCTGGACTGATAGTATCACGTAAAAAGATTAATGGTGAAAATAGGTATGCTGTATTTAAACACCCATTATTTGAAAATTATGGATTTAAGTTAGTAGATTAATTAGATAGGGATATGTTATGAAATCAACAATGAAAATGACTAAAGAAGCATTAACGGATTTAGTTGAAATTGATTTGGATACTGACAATCCAGAGTATGATGGAAAAGAATTATCATTGACCTTTACTGCGAATAATCCATTATCTCCTGAAGTCGAGGAAGATTTGGTAGAATTGATGGGTGAACCAATTGTAAAAGAGAATTACCTTAGATTGCATACTATTAAAATAGTTGAGTAGTAGAGTGGCTAATCATTATTAAGTATGTTATAATATTCGCAACTATAGGATATTAGAATATGGTGGATTATACAAAAAAGACATGGGATAGTTTATCTAGTGTGAAGGCAGCTATAGAACGTGATAAATCTGAAAAGATAATATCATTTGATGGAATTGAATTAATCACAGATAAATCAACATACCGACTTTGCTCTGGGATATTAAGAAGATTATAGTGACAATGGATCATTAGCTCATTTGGAAGAGCGCCAGTTTTACACACTGGAGGTAACTGGTTCGAACCCAGTATGATCCACCAAACACACACTGGGTAGATGAGATAAAACATCACATGGTTGTTAAGCTCGTAATGGGCGTTCCACACCAGTGGAACTGGACAGTGTGTATTAATAGTTGTGCTAGTGGTGAAATTGGTAAACACGTCATCTTGAGAGGGTGGTGGCCGAAAGGTCTTGTGGGTTCAAGTCCCACCTAGCGCACCAAATAACACAATGCCCCTGTAAGCAAATTGGCATCGCTATCAGGCTTAAAACTTGATGATTGTCGGTTCGACTCCGACTAGGGGTACCACTAACAATGCTCTAAGAGAACGATTGGTCAGTTCGTCTGTCTTTCACACAGAAGGTTGCGGGTTCGAATCCCGTTTAGAGTTCCAAACAGAGGTGAATGTTGTGAATATGACAAGGGAACGAATAGATGAACTGCTATATATTTCGACTGAGTGTGAAATTAAGATAAATGGTAAAACATTTCAGCCACTTATGAATGTGAATATGACACTAAGTATGGAGATGATGCAAGACATGAACGCTAATCTAAATAATAAAGATGATATTGCCTTGGCAATAGGTAAATCCATAATGCAGCGTATGAAAGAAGTAAGGCACTTGTAGTCTAATGGACAGGGCACAAGCCTCCTAAGCTTGAAGGTGTAGGTTCGAGTCCTACCAAGTGCACCAAATTATAGTGGATATATATGATAAAATTTAGAAGAAGAAAGTTACGTATCTGGATAAATGATACCGATTATAAGGACTATGGTTGTAACCCACCAATTTTATTGTTTGGTAGTTTAGTAGAACTTGAAGAGTTTGTTCGAACTAGAATGAATTATGACGCTGACTTTGAAGTTACTGATAGTGGGGGTGTTATATATGGATTGTGTGTGGGTTTCATAGTCGATAGTGATAATTGAATGTGATAATTTTGGGTCTATAGCTCAACTGGCAGAGCACTCGGCTCTTAACCGAGAAGTTGAAGGTTCGAAGCCTTCTAGACCCACCAAATAGGATGTCGGCAACCTCCGTCTTACATTGTGAGCGGTGATGGGAAAGACCATCGAATAAAGCCGAAGTTAGGAACGGTAGCTTAATGGTAGAGCACTTCCTTGTCACGGAAGGTGGTGAGAGTTCAAATCTCTTTCGTTTCGCCAAATTTTTGGGGCCATAGTTCAATTGGAAGAACTCCTGCCTTGCACGTAGAAGATAAGGGTTCAAATCCCTTTGGCTCCACCAAAAAATAGTTGACATATTTAAATTCATGTAGTATTATATCTACAACTTGAGGAAATTTAATATGAACAATTTAACACCATTAGCAGTAAAGTACGCCACTCTATTATTAATAGAGCGAAATTCAAATACTACGACTTTAGAAGTAAAGAATCTTCTTCGTCAAATTAATTATCAGGCTGACCAAGATGAAGTTTCACATTTTATGGCACAAGCCGCAGATGAATTGCCACTTGAATTTACAGTAGAACCACATTCTGGAAATTATCGAATCTATACATTAGCTTCACCAAGTGCATCAGTTACTACTGATCATAATTATCCTGATCTTGATGATGATGGTGAGATAGGACTTGAAATAGGTGATGGTTGGGATGGACTAACAGGAGCACAAATATCAAAAATGGAAAATATGTCAGTAGCTGATTATCCTAAATTATATACAAATTCTAGAGGTTATAATATCTATGTGTTTACTGATTATAAAAAATTATTGGATTTTGGTTTAGATGAAGATGTAACTAGAATTTCTCAATCAACTGGACACATGGCCTTTTTTATACAAGATATTAGTCGTGGTCAGGCACGTCAGGCACATGCTGATGTTTTCCATGTTAACTATAATAATGTCAGAAGCAGCCTAGCAACGGGATAAATTATGAGTGAGTTATTAGTAGAAGGCAAAAAAGTATGTAAGTTAATTTGTGTTTCCATTGATGATGGTAAAACTGCACAGAGCAACAAATACTACAATATGTATGAGCAGGATGATTCAACATTCATTGCAGAATATGGTAGAGTAGATTGTGCCCCACAGATTAAAGAATATCCGATGTCAAAATGGGATTCCGTTATAAAGTCTAAGAAGAGTAAAAGTGGTAGTATTTACACTGAAGTTACCCATTTATTTGCAGAGTCTGATAGTAGTACACCATCAAACATTGTAGATATTAAAGACAGTAAAGTTAAATCCTTGATGGATATATTACAACGTTTTGCTAATAACTCTATTCAGGAAAATTATTCAGTAAGTTCTAAATCAGTTACACAAGCACAGATTGATGAGGCCCAAGATAAGGTTAATAGTATCTTAGATGCCGCAAAACTTAGAAGGAAAACTGATGATATTAATAAGCAATTGATTGAACTATATCATATCATTCCACGCCGAATGAAAGATGTTAGGGATCATATATTTGAAAAGGATGCTAAAATTAATAAGGCATTATTAGATGATATTAAAAGTCAAATTGCAGAAGAGCAGGCTACATTAGATGTAATGGCTGGACAGGTTTTGATTAATGATGAAACCGATGATACTGTGAAATCTGATCATAAAGACATTCTAACAATGTTGGGTGTAGAAATAGAAGCAGCATCAACTGAAGAATATGACTTTGCAGTGAGTAAGATGGGTAGCAACAAGGGTCAAGTCAAAAGAGTTTTCACTGTAAAGCATTTGGCAACTGAGAAGAAGTTCGATAACCATTTGAAATCGGTTGATGATAAGCATGTAAGACATTTCTTTCACGGTTCAAGAAATCAAAACTGGTTGAATATTATTTCTACTGGTTTGATGATTCGTCCAGCGGGTGCTTTATATACTGGCTCTATGTTTGGTGATGGTATCTACTTTGCTGATAAGGCACAGAAGTCTATTGGATATACTTCCCTACGTGGATCATATTGGGCGAGTGGAAGTGACAATACTGCATACCTAGCATTATTTAAAGTCCATACTGGTAAGTGGAAGCGTATTAAACATCACACACGTGACTGTTATTCTCTCTCTAAGAGCGTTTTGAAACGTGAGGGGTATGATAGTGTGTTTGCTGAAGGTGGTGCTGATCTACGTAATAATGAGTACATCGTGTATGATGGTAAGCAGTGCACAATTTCACATTTAATTGAATTGAGTAATTAATTTTATAAAAAAGTGTTGCATTATTAAAATTACTATGTATAATGTGAAACATGAAATTAGAGATTAGGAAAACAAGTTGGTTCAAGAGAAGAGTGCCAACAAAAGAAATTGAAGCAGTATCAGTAGAAATTGAAGATTTGAAACTGATTGATAACCATAAATGTACAATGAAAGTTGTGTACGATGATGGAAAGACATATGAGTTATCAGGTAGAGTGAATTTAAATGATATCAAAGGTACTTGGACAGTGGCAGGTAATAATCCCCACGGTTTAATGACAATGGTAGATATCATTGAAGAATCGACTCATTAGATGGTTCGACCCCATCATACGTCCATGAGGTGTATCCTTGGCAGGTTAAGGTAATGAGTTGCTAGCTAGTGAGTGACAAAGTGTTATGTGGTGTACTGGTTGCACAGCCATTTAGGGTTCGATAGGGTTCGATTCCCTACTTACATGAGAAATTCTAGGTTTCTGACTCACTGGCGGTACTAATTTAATAGGAAAGGAAATGATATGAGTTTGAAGAGTACAGATAAAATTGAAATAAGGGTTGAGATTAGTGGATTTGAGTTATATCATATTAGTTATCTTAGATCAGAAGAATTTATTTCAAAGATTAAAGACACTGTTATTTATGAAAAATCTCAGGGATATCATGATGTAATGTTTAATTATCGATCTTATGATTATGATGAAGGTGAATTAAATTGCTATGCCATAAGAATGGAAACCGATAAAGAGTATGAGAAACGTCAAGCTGCTAACAAGCGAAATAGTGAACGATCAAAAAAGGCAGCAGCTACTAGAAAATTGAAAAAGCAGAAAAACGAGGAACAAATATTTCAGAATGCTAAAAAGAAATATTTGGAACTGAAAGCAAAATACGGAGAATAAAATGTTAGAAAGTGAAATACGTAGCTTCTATAATGGGAGCGTAGCATAACAGGTAAATGCATTCGTCTTATAAGCGAAAGATAGTGAGTTCAAGTCTCACGGCTCCTACCAATATGCAAAATCTGACTCTGTAGCTCAATTGGTAAGAGCACCATCCTGTTAAGTTGGGTTATCTCGGTTCAAGTCCGAGCGGAGTCTCCAAATTGGAATAATAATGGAAAAATTAAAAGAAGTTTATCTTATTGAATGTGAATTAGGATATCATCAGAAACATCAGAGTAGCCACCCATATGCAGAGGGGTTATGGACTAGTGATATAAACAAGGCACGAATGTTTAAAACACTACCAAACATTGATGAATGGGATTTCAGTCAATTATACTCTGATGATGGAACGTTGATCGTACCAAAGATTGTGAAAGTTGAATTATATTATAATATTGTAGAAGATAATGACTGATGGTATGTATATCCACGTGATGACGATTAAATTGATAGATGAGATGGTGGTGTTAGCTTAATTAGGTAAAGCTCTTTGCTGTGAACGAAGAAGATGGGGATTCGAGTTCCCCCCACCACCCCAATAATAGGTAACTAAAATGGAACATGAAATATTTGACAATTTAGAAGAAGTATATTATGATACTATCAAACATAATATAGAAAAATGCAATACTCGTAAGAGTGAAATAATTGAAGAATTGGATGAGATGGAAAAAAATCCTAATCTTGATAAAGAAAGTACAGAATATCTATTACATAAAACTAATTTATTATTAGAGCAATTAACCTTAGAAATGGAACTAACTTCAGAACATTTACAGAGGTTTAATGATAGATTAAATAATAGATTAAATAATAGATTAAAAGAATAATTTGAGGTAGCTTAAAGATTCACTATGTAGATTGATTGAGGTGGTATAATGAACTTCGAAATAGTTATATCACTAATACATTGATTGAGAAAGCACCGGAGTAACATCTGGAAGATTATGGAGTAGTGACCATACCCAACCCTATAAATAGTTCAGTGGATAGAACAGTGGACGAACCCACAGACGCAAGTTCGAATCTTGCAATATAGGTTAATAAATTATGGACGTGTATGCAAGTGGTCTAAGCAGCCTCTCTGATAAGGAGGTATCCGTAGGTTCAAATCCTACCACGTCCACCAAGTAAAATTATTTCAAAAAAAAATAGTTGACAATAAAACATTTTATGATATAATAATCGCAAGTTTTAAGACATAAATAATAACATTTATGTAACATGAGAATTTGGGGGCATATCCTCAATAAGACAATAAGTGGTAACACTTAAAAAGATGAGCGTCCTACACGCCATCACCCGTAAGGGTCTATATATGCAAGCACAGGATAGGCAATATGAACTTCGGTTCTAAGTTAGCCGCGTTGTTAAGGCAGCGATAAACTGTAAGTTAGGGTTTTAGTCCGAAAGGATAGTGTCAGACGGCTCCGCGAGACATGAATTGGTGTGATAGCCAAGCTGAACAAATCAACCTAACCATAGTGGGATTCTAATGTGTAGATGGATTAGTCCGATCTTTCGCAGGAAAGGGCAGCTATCATTTTGAACGATATTGGTGTAAGAGCCATAATCGTGAAAGGATATCGAGTAGTTCGCAAGACGAAAGATAGGAGGTGTGTTGTATTACGTATCTAACAAGATATGTAGCGACAGGAATGGCACATCTTAGTAGGTTACAATATAGCCAAATTGGATTAGGCAATTCCCTCAAAAGGAATCGTATGTAGGTTCAAGTCCTACTATTGATTAAAACGCAAAGACCATTCCGGTAGCATACTAAAAATGCTTAATACTCCACCATTTGGAATGGAGTGTGTCAAAGGCCGCAAGCTGATGATATTTGTTTAGAAAGAGTACGTAGACTTTTAGCGGAGTTTAACTGGGTGACCAGACGTAATAAGACTGGACGAGTAGTATGTTATGACAAGTGAAACGCCACACTTTAACAAGGCAGCATTAGTGAATATATAGGCAGCTTAATAGCGTTTATATGGATAAGTTCTTAACTATCCTCGCAAGGGATATGGTACGGGAATTAAAGGTCACTACTAAAACGTATAATCTCAGCGTTTATTATTAACCCTCCTAGTAATAAATAAACATTCAATGTCCCTATCGTCTAATTGGTTAGGACGTAACCCTTTCAAGGTTAAAATCTCGGTTCAAGTCCGTGTAGGGATACCAAACAATATAATTTATGGGGTAAAATATGGCAGATAATTGGAATGTATTTAATATGTATGACGAAAAAAACCTACCTGAAGTTGATTCAGATGTGTTTTACTTCTTTGAATTTACAGGTGTAAGTAAAGGGCAATACTATGGTGGCAACTGTTTTGGTGGCAACAGAGGTTTTCTAACTGGCGATGTTACACATTGGCAGTATGATGTAGGGCAAGAGATACCAGCAAGACCTGAAGGTTATTAATAATGGAAAGAATATTGTTTGACTTCTATAATAAATATTGGTATAGTACATTTCATAAATAGGAGAAATAAAATGACCAACAGTTAGAACGAAGAACAAGCACCAAGTTTTTGCCAATCATGTAAGGCTAGTGAGTCAGCATGGGCAATCATAAACCCCACAACAAACACTTTACATCGTATTACATTCTCGGAATCATTAGCAAAACTAATTGCTGAACAGTATCCAGAGTATAGTGCGGTTAAGATTAAGTTTGTCAGGGGTAGACGTTTAAGACCAGATGAAACCAGTAAAGGATTCTATGGTATAACCGCAACTAAAAAGGATTTAGTATTACGAATACATTTACGTAAAGAGGTTGCGGATTTGTATAATAATGATGAATCTAGACATTTAGAAGAAATTTTTATTGAAAGAATATAATATGGTAGGTTGGATGAGAGGCTGAAATCGGCTCCCTGCTAAGGAGTTAACCGGCGAAAGCCGGTTCGTGGGTTCGAATCCCACACCTACCACCAACCACGCCACAGGCGTGGGGTAATGTAGATCAGAAGCAATTGTAGGGGGATTGAGCAGCTAAGTGAGTAGGGGAGTCATGACCCTGAATAGCGAGAAACTGCAACAGAAAACTGAAGAGAGCGTCACCACGAGGTGGAGGTCGGTGTGTTGCAAGCATCCCATTACTACCAAATTTAACTAAAATAATGGAAATAATATGTATAATTGTGAAAGAGTTAACTGTCCCGCGTGTCATGGTAGTGAATTGACAGAATTACCATCATATAAAAATATGACAGATGTGGATAAAGATAATTGGGGTAAATGTAGGAAGACTGCATATGATGATATTGTTAATGCAAAAAATGAAAGATATCGGAGCCTAACATTAAGTGAACTTGAAGCAGAGTTATCCAATAATATTGAAGAAATTGATAGTATTGAGTATAATATTCGTGAATTAAATGCTGATGTTCTAGATTTTAGTGATATTGCTTCTACAATTAGAGAATCTATAAAGTCATCAGACATCCAAGCCCTTGGTAAATCAATTGACATCACAGGATTGTTTCTTGAAAAAGCTAAACTTATGTCAATACAGAGTGATATTATCCACTATATTATAATGAATAGAGGAAGTGGTATATAACAGTATGATGATATTAAGGTTACCGGAAGCCACCGTCTATAAGGTGGTTGGGGGAGTAGCCCCTAAACTCGGTCGGATTATATGTCAGTTGGATTCATTATGTTATAGTGAACCCAATTGTCGATTCCCTTTCTCATAACTTCAGACCATGTATCTAACTTTCTCATTATGGATATATCATCAAGATTTGAATCTACTGAGCCAAATACTAATAAATCCCTAATATCAGTTATTACATAACCTAATAGATTTTCACCCTTCCATTTTTTAGGGTCAGTATGATCAGGGTCACTCACACCCATCTTAATTCCCCAGACCTTATCATATGGACTAGCCTCAACAAACAAATCAACATCACTATCCATAGGGACAAGTTCAGCATATTCATTAACTTGTGTTGATTTTAAAAAATTACCAAGTAATACAATTTCATACTTATATAAATCCCACTTAGATTCATCAAAGTTTTTTACTGATCGACCCAATTTCTTTTGAACACTAGGATCATCACTTTTCATAATTTTATTAGCAGTTTCATAATCTTCCGAAACTATTGCCTTACCCAACATCATAAATTGTTCAGCCGTATTAAAATCTACATCATGAAATGAAAATTCTGCTGGAACCCATTGAGAATAATTCCCACCCCAAAAGAAATGATATTTGTTTGGAATGACTGTTTTATCTTTAATACTCATATTATATCCTTATTTTGGTTGCATTATACCATAGGATTTGATATTATACAACATTGAAAAAACCATAGGAGAAGTAAAATGTTAGTTACAACAACAGTGTCTGATTTACTAGATACAATAAAAGCAGATATGTTAACTGCTAGAAAGGAACGTAATAGTGAAGCCGTCAAGGTATATACGACTTTATATGGTGAACTTGAGTTAATATCTAAAAAAAATGGTACAGCAATTACTGATGAATTAGTTGTATCAACCGTCAAGAAGTTTATTTCTAATCTTGATACTAATTTAGATAATGTAACATCAACCGTTCAGATTGATGCTATTAAGTTTGAAATGGCAATACTTGAAAAGTATGTACCTGCTCAACTTACTGAACAGAAGTTACTGGAGATTGTATCAGCGTTGAATCCATCTAATATGGGTGAAGCTATGGGTCATTTAAAGACTAACTACAGTGGACAGTATGACGGTAAGGTGGCATCTCAGGTAGTTAAAGGATACTTATCATGAGTGGTAAAGGTTCAAAGCGTAGACCAACATTAGTTTCAAGCAAACAAGTGTCGGATAATTGGGATACCATCTTTGGTAATAAGGAATCTGAAAGCGATAAAGCATTCAATCGTCAAATTGATGGATTGTATTCTGACGTTGGGTTTCTATATTACCATCTAAAGCCATTACCACGAAAATCAAAGGATGATAGAATTTCAGATTTAGTTAAAGCTATGGAGGGTGTTAAAAACTATGAACCATCTAAGGCATTTCAGGGAAATTATGAAGAGATGGTAAGTGAAGCCACTCGAAGGATTGAACGTGAAATTGAAAAGGAAAATAACGGTAAGGGTGTAGAACTTACTGAATATTTTACAGTCCCAGTGAAAAAAAGCGAAGCTCTTGAAACTAAAAAGAAGGTGGAATCCAACCCTAATTTTTTATCTTGGGCAGGGTGATTTAATAGTGTCAGCAGACCTCTATATGCTGATGGGAGAAGAGGTGGGTTTGTCTCAGGAATGAGAAACAGTAATTGTAAGTTATAAAGCTTACCCCGTAAACCCACACTATTTTTAATAAGGTAAATTAAATGATATTAACTAAAAATGAAAACGTTCAATTAACACAATGCACTGATCCGATATATGGTCCAGAATATTTTATTTCTGAGTTTATATACATAGAACATCCAAACAAAGGCTTAATTAAATTTATACCTTATGAACACCAATTTTGTTTGTTAGATGTTTATCGTGATTGTAAAGATTCGATTAATTTGATGGGTGAAGATATGGGGAAAACCACAGTATCACTAATGTACATGTTGTGGTATGCTATGTTCGTACCAAATAGTAAAATATTAATTGCATGTAGTGAGTGGGATCATGCTAGGGATTTCATAAATATTATAAGAACAGCCCATGAATCATGTCCAGACTTTATCCGCCAAGATATAGTAACATATGATAAGACTAAAATTAAATTTGATAATGGCTCATCTATACATGCCAACCAAGCAAGTGCACATTCATGTAAAGGATTATCATTAGATTTATTATATATTGATAATTTTTCAAATGTATCGTTAGAGCAAGCATGTTATTTTTGGGAATCAATAAATCCAATGTTGTGTCTAGGAGCAAAATGTATTATTACTAGTAATGCTGGATATGTTGATGATAAATTTGGTGAACTGTGGATGTCTGCACAGAATGCAGATAATGAATTTGAAATATCCCACACTACTTGGCGAAAGCATCCGAACCGGGATGAAATATGGAAAAAATCTAAGATTGACGAATTAGGTATAATGGAATTTAAACGTTTACATGAATGTAAATTATTAATAAGGTCATTGAATTGAACTGTATCAATAGTGCAGGAATGTACAAATCTGATGCTAATTTATTAGCATCAGCCTTATCTTATAGATTAGATGAACTAGAAAATTCTCAAACTGTGAACTGAACCATGTCTTAATGTGACATGGTTCACAAAACCCCTTATTTATTAAGAACTTAAGTAACTTGTATACGTAAATAGTATTATGAACAACGACCAATGGAGGTTCATATTATGATTACAGATATTATACTTTTAGTTTGGATGCATTTTTTTGGTGACTTTGTTTGCCAAATAAACAAGATGGCAATGAATAAGGGATCAAGTTTGAAATGGTTAACATTTCATGTATTTATTTATTCATTACCATTGCTATGGTTTGGTTGGCAGTATGCACTACTAAACTTTGTACTACACTGGATAACTGACTTCATTACATCTAAAGTCTCAGGACATTTTAATAAAGTAGGTAACCAGAGATTATTTTTTGGTACTATTGGATTCGATCAAGCAATCCATATGACATGTCTATATGTTACATATGCACTTATGATTGCATAAATTAAACCACACTATTTACTTATAGTTTTTGGTGTGGTATAATTCTTTCATGAAAATTGATCCACAAAAGCATTGTATTGATTATAATGAACATCGTGGATGGGCTATGCTACATGATATAATAGCCCACCCACTAATGGCCTTGACAAATTATTCAAAGCTATCTATCAATATTCATGATTATACCTCAAAGAAGGCGTGGAATAGAAAACAAAAAAATTCTTGACATTGATATTTAAACTGTTATACTTTTAAAATTAGTTAGATATGTTATTGGTTTATGTGGACGGGTAAGACCGAGGTGAATTGAACATCACAAAATATCATACCGAAGACCTAAACCACCTTCGGGTAACATATCTAACTAAATCGATTTTGGAAACGTTACACAGCGTGTATTATCCTGACGGACGCTCTCTGACTTGAGGATAAATTACACGCTTGAGCAGTATATGTGGGTGAGTTCAGAGCGAAGCATATACACCAAAATATGTTTGAAATCGGGTGTGTCGTTGGCCGTTGGACCTATCGAGACAGGTGATACCAACACTTTAATGGAACGGCAAGATTTAAAGATGTCCAGACGTTCCTAACCGATTACTCATATTCTAATGCTTAAGATACTTGACAATACATCATCAGTATTATATACTTCATTCAAATACACAAGGATTATAAAATGAAAACATTTCCAACCATCTATAAACGTGACAGTAAAGGCAACATTCGTGAATGGCGAATGCAACTAAATGGCGATCAGTATCGTACTGTTGCAGGTCTACAAGAGGGTCAACAAGTAACATCCGAATGGACTACTGCTGAATCAAAAAACGTTGGTCGATCCAATGTTACTACTGGTGAGGAACAGGCTGAGGCCGAAGTTGCTTCACATTACACTAAGAAGCTTGACGTAGATTACCATTCTAATATTGAGGATGTTGACACTCCGAAAATATTTGCACCTATGTTGGCTTCTACTTGGGAAAAGCGTAAATCTAAGTTAAAATACAACGAACCTGTTTACTTTCAAGGTAAACTTGATGGTATCCGTTGTATTGCAACACGTCATGGCATGTGGAGTCGCACAGGTAAGCCTATTGTTGCAGCACCCCACATCATGGAAGCCCTGCAACCAGCATTTGATGAGAATCCTGATGCTATATTTGATGGTGAACTTTATAACCACGATTTCAAAGATGACTTTAATGAGATAGTTTCTATTGTCAAGCGTGTTAAAGTAACTGAAGATGATCTTGATAAGTCTAGCCGATTAATGCAATATCACATCTATGATTACCCATATCTTATGGACCAACCATTTATTGCACGTTTTGACGCGGTGGTTAAAATCCTCGTTGATAATGCGGTTACAATTGAAGGTGATAATTGTAACACTCCAATTCGAATCGTAAAAACACATAAGTGTATGTCTGAAGCTGAGATTGATGTTGTGTATGATATGGTTGTTGATCAGGGTTATGAAGGTGGTATCATTCGTTTAAATGAAGAGTATTCTCAGAAGCGTAGTAATGCTCTTATCAAACGTAAAGACTTTGAAGATGAAGAATTTATTATTGTACGCATTGAAGAAGGTCAAGGTAACTGGTCTGGTTGTGCAAAGCGTGTAATATTTCAGAATAACCAAGGTGAGTGTGGTGAGACTGGTGCAGGTATGCGTGGTAATAGAACATACCTTAAGGAAGTATTTGAAAATCGTAATGCTTATGTTGGCAAAGAGGCTACAATTAGGTACTTCGGCAGAACACCGGGTAAATTGAAACCTCGTATACCAGTTGCTACAGCACTACATTTAGAGGACCGCATGTAAAGCATTGGGCCGGTAACTCAGTTGGTTAGAGTAGGAAACTCATAATTTCACGGTCGAAGGTTCGAGTCCTTCCCGGCCCACCAATTATAATAAAAATAGTAAATTGTAAAACAGATGATTATGATGTATACATTGGAAGACCCAGTAAATGGGGGAATCCATTTACCGTTGGTAAGGATGGTAATCGTACAGAAGTCATAAAAATGTATGAATCGTGGATTGTAAAACAGCCAGAACTTATGTATAGTTTACATGAGTTACATGATAAAAGATTGGGTTGTTGGTGTAAACCTAAAAAATGTCACAGTGATATATTACTGAAACTTGTTAATATTCAACGTAATGAACAACAATTATTTGGAGAATAATATGGAATTAATTAAGGCCGCAGAACAAACATTAAAACTTGCTGAATTGTTAGGTGGATACACTCCCGATGGTGCAGAAGTAATGGTTCGACACATTGATACTGAATATATCCCAATCGGCAATGGTGACGATATCCAACATCAGGTTAATATATTGAATCAAATTATATATTCTGAGATAGATGGTGAGAAAGCCCATAGATGTTTAGGATGGGCACAGGCTATGCTGACAGTGAATGGCATTGGTAACCTAAGTACATATAGAGTCATAAATGGATTATGTCAGTAATATGAATACTTTTAAAGAACGATGCAGTAGAATGCAATATAGTAATTCTCACGAATATTTAACTGGTTAGAAATTAATAATTCAAGCTATAGATGAATGCATATCAGCCGTTGATCCAGAGTACAATATCTATCAGATAAAGGATAAATTTGGTAAATTAGAATACTACTTTAGTTTTAGTGATGGTAATGATATTGATGAAACGACTATGTTAGAAATTCGTAATACTGTTAATCAGTTACAAGAACAATCACTTAATTATTGCGATTTATGTGGTACTGAAAGTAATAGACAAGATAGAGATGGTTGGTTTACTACTAGATGTGACAGTTGTATAGGCCCAGAGTGGCATGAAGAACATAACAGAAAAATGAAACGACTTGCCAAGAGAAATAATAGATCATAAATTATGGATATAAAATCAGGGACAAAATACCCAGCAGGTGCATTAAGTAATTTTGCTCCACACCCGTTTACATTTAGGGGTGTGGAGGTAGCATCTATGGAAGGGTTTTTACAGTCGTTAAAATTTAAAGATGTTGAGATGCAAAAACATATTTGCACTTTGGTTGGGTTTGCAGCAAAGAAGTCAGGTGCTAATAAAAATTGGCAACGTGATCAAGTATTATGGTGGGATGGTGTAGCATACCAAAGAAAGTCAGATGAATATCAAGAACTTTTGGATGAAGCATTCACTGTACTATACACTGAAAATTCGAAAGCACGTAAAGCTCTAATGGCATCTAATAATTCAAAATTGACACACAGTATTGGAAGGACAAATAAGTCTGAAACAATATTAACCAGAACAGAATTTTGTAGTAGGTTAATGAAATTAAGAACAACAATTAAAAATGAAGAACTTATGAGTAGGTTATATACATAATGACGGCTAAGATTTTTTTACATCATCAACGTTGTGGGGGTTCGACATTACGTAGAGCATACCATGCCCACGGATTACCATATCGTAAAAATGATATTATTGAAAGAATTAATGAATTTGAACCTATTAGAAATGAACGCATAAAAATAATAGAAGTTGAACCCGGTATATACTTAGATGAACTTGAAGATAAACATGAGTTTTTTACCATTCTGCGTGATCCAGTGGAACGGGCATTAAGTTTATTGGAACTACGTACACGGCCAGAAGGTGGACATAAGATAGATCAATTAACTAAACCACAATTCTGGGTGGATATTGTGGAAAAGTTAGTAAACGATAAATCACATTTTAGCAACGCATATACAAAATCCATAGCCGGGAAGTTGGAAGTATTGTACGAAGATAAGATAGACCTTGCATTTGATAGATTGCGAAATATGCCAATACTTATTTTTAATAAAGAAACGTATGCAAAAGATTTGATAATATTCGGTATTATGATAGGTGTTGGAGAGAACTTATATCCAATAGGACATGAAATTCCCGGTGATGAAACTTTCAGAAATAATGTTCCAAATTGGGTCATTGATTTTTTAATCACACTTAATAAGTATGATTATAAGATATACAACGAATTGACCACATTATGTGATGAAAATAATATTTACATGAAAGGTAATTAATACTACATAAACCTATGGGTTCATTTAGTAGCTTGATGAGACTTAGAAATGAATATAAATGATGAAAAAATTAAGGAATCTTAATATGAAGTTTGATGAATTACAGGTTGGGATGTTTATTGATAACTGGGCCTAATAATGGATTTATATATTGATGAGGTTAATGGGAACACAATCGAATTCATTACATATCTGGACCCGAGTGTTGGACGTTACCATTCGTGGCCGTCAGATGGTGATGAATTTACTGAGGAATATGATAGGGATTCTGATGAATATCATAAACGTGTTAAAATGATGTATGATGAACTCAGTCGTCAAAGTCTACATATGATAGAGGATACAACTAAAATATTTCATATTATGACAGATACAATTTAGGGGAAAATCAAAAGTTGACTTGCTATTATGGCAAAAGTTTGGTAAACTGCATAAATAGTAATACAGAAAAATGCCTCTGTGGTGGAATGGTAGACACGCTAGCTTTAGGTGCTAGTATTCGAAAGGATGTACAGGTTCAAGTCCTGTGAGGGGCACCAATAAATAGTTGACAAGCTTACTAGTTATGTTATAATAACGTCAACACACAGATTATGCTTTGACAAGGATGTCGAAGCGACAGTTTGCGGGGTGGAGAAGGCAGGTATCTCGTTTGGCTCATAACCAGAAGGTCGAGGGTTCGAATCCCTCTCCCGCTACCAATATGAAAGTAAAAATAGGAAACACAATACACAATATACGATTCTAATGATCAACCTATAATGTTGATATTAGATGAAGACGACAAAAACAATATTGGATCAATGATTCCTGAAAATAAATTATATGTGAAATTCAGTTATAGTGATAATCTTTGTGATGAAGAAGAAAACCAGAAAATTGTTGATTGGATAGCTGAATATAAAAATAGTAGTGCGGGTTAGCGTTTGCTGGTGCAGCGGGTGGGCTAGGATGTCCTCCGTACCGTTCGATTCGGAGGACTTGTGTAACATTTGCGATTAAAGGCAAGGCTACTAAATATTAATAGGTTAAAATAAACCTTGACATCAACAATAATACATGCTTAAATGTATTAATAGTTTAATCAAGGTGATAGATATGAAAATTTATAAAGTTGGTGGAGCAGTACGAGATGAAATCATGGGTATAGAACCCCAAGATATTGATTATGTCGTAGTTGGCTCGACACCAGAAGAAATGTACTCTCTTGGCTACCATCAAGTAAGTCAAACATTCCCAGTGTTTTTGAAAGATGGTGAAGAGTATGCACTCGCACGAACGGAGCGTAAATCTGGTAATGGATATACTGGCTTCACTACCAATCACACACCATACGTAACACTTGAAGATGATCTTAAGCGTAGAGATTTGACTATTAATGCCATTGCACAGGATTTGGAAACTGGTGAAATCTTTGATTTTTTCGGTGGACGTGATGATATTAAAAATGGTATACTTCGTCATGTATCTAGTGCATTTTCCGACGATCCGGTTAGGATTCTTAGGGTTGCTAGATTTTCAGCACGGTATGGGTTTACTGTTGACCCTTCAACTATGGATATGATGAAAGCGATGGTTGATTTTGGTGAAGTGAAGCACCTTATTAGTGAAAGGGTGTGGAAGGAAGTTTCACGCGCAATGATGGAACCAAATCCCCAGAACTTTTTCAGAATTCTGAAAGATGTTGATGCAATGCATGACATATTTGACCTTGCATCAATCGCATTCAGTGACCTAACCCAGCGAATGATGCTTTTCAATGTATCAAACGCAACTGAAATTGAAAGATGGATGGGAACATTTATGGATGTTGGAAGAGATATAGCTGATAACTTTATTGAGAAGCAATCTATACCAACTGAAATTAGTGAAGCTATAAGTTTCGGTGTTACTGCAAATAGAATAGACTTTAGTGACCCTATTGAATTGTTTAATTTGTGTAAGGTATACAGACTTTGGCAGGATACTAGTTTGTTGGAAACATATCTTAAAGTTTCTCAACTTTGGATGCTCCGATTGGAGGACACTGATGCAATACTGAATGCTATTAATGAATCATCTAAAGTTAACTTTGAGTATCTATCAGAAAAGGAAAAGAATCAACTAGTAGGTGCTGGTATTGGCCGTAGGTTGGATGAAATTAGAATAGACATAATGAGTAAATCATTATAATTGACATCATCTGATTATTGCAGTATAATTCGGTTGAATTTATAAAATATAATGTTACCATCTCCACAAGAAATTGTCGGGAATAAAAGGTAAGGACAGTAAGTGTAGCTCTTTGCACTTTAAAATCCAATTGATTAAGCCAAAAGAGATATTGTCAGAGTAATCTCACAATAGCGCATTATAAATTCAACTTAATTTAAACAATACCAAATACTGAGGGTAATAATATGACATATAGGGAAATTACTGAAGATGAAATTGATTTATTGACTGATTCTGAAATGGCTGAACATTTTAAATTTAAAAAAATACATGTAGATCGTCAAGGTAATATGTTTGTAATAACGGATAAGCATGAAAGAATGCCGATTAATGAAACAACTTTAACAATGGCATTTAATGGATATCCAACATAATAGTCTAAACTGATAAATATTCTTTATGAAAATCAAGGATATTTTAACAGAGGATGTTAAGGCAGAGAACCGTTTAGATGCAATAGCAACTCAGATCAATAAGACAATACTTACTAAGATGAAGCCTGTAGTACGTGAAATTAAGGCGGGTGAAAACCTATATGATGAGCCAATATATGTGGGTAGAATACGTCAGATAGTTGACTCTAAGGTTCTTGGATCACTTTATGGGCGTTTAGGTATGATTAAGATATATTCCACTCCAATATATGTTGATCCTGATTCTGATGATATTGGAGGTGGTGAATATAACTATGAAGATAAGAGTATAACTCTTACATTCCCACTTGTATATGGTAGGAGACTATTTCAAAGTATTCATTCAACCATCGTTCACGAATTGCGACATGCATTGGATTATTCATTATCTAAGGGTAAATCATTTGATAATACTAAAATGAACCGTCATACAGTCGATACTGGAGAGGATAATTCAGAATATCATCGTGATCCATCGGAGATTAATGCTAGGACTAGTGAAGCAATGTTGACGGCTAGAAGTGAATTAATTAAACTTTATAAGAGTGGAACAGAGATAGATCGTAATTCTATTAATTCAGCAATAATGCAGGCCGCATCACATCATGATCTTATTGATGTATTTGGTGGTGAATCTAAAGCAATGCAAAATAAGGCTTTTAAAAAAATCTACAATAGAATATTTAAATATCTAGAACGCACAATAGAATATTTAAAAAATAAAGGTGCCAGTGATGAACGATAACAAAAAGGTAATTTTAAGTGAAGATACATTTCTTCATTTCACTTATAAAAGTAGAGCACAGGAAATTTTAGAATCTGGAATGCTTAAGACTAAGCCAATCTATAAGAAGATGGGTATAGCTGGCAATCAAGCAGTATCTGTTAACTACGGAAGGTTCGTACCAACTGTACAGACCACTCATCTTAGCCATGATGGTGCAGATGAAGATGATCCAATTGTTGCAGTATGGTTTAAGACTAGAACTATGCCCAGAGTTGGATATGTTGAAGAAGTTATTTGGGATGATGATGTGATTTTAGATTCACCTAAGATAATCGACATAGCATATGCTCGGAAACTTTTAGGTGATGGTATTGATAGTGACACCGTATTAATATATGAATCTCTTTTAGGGTCATTATTTCCTCTAAACAGTTGACATACACATATTAGTAATATATAATATCTTCATGATGAAATTAGTAATAGTAATGCGTAAAGATTTAGGAATGCGTAAAGGTAAGGCTGTTGCACAAGGATGACATGCTGTCCAGAAAGCATTATTTGATAGAGATTCACCTCACGTTCAAGAGTATAATAATGGAAGTGGTAGGTGGGTTAAGATATGTGTTACTGTATCATCTAATGATGAACTTAATGAAATTGTTACTAAAGCCAATGACCTTGGAATACCATCTGGTATAATTACAGATGCTGGACTAACTGAATTTGGTGGAGTACCTACTGATACATGTGCATATGTTGGACCATATGATAAGGATGAAATTGATAAGATTACTGGTGGATTGCCATTATGGTAAATAAATACAGTAAATAAATATACGGGTCTGTAGTTCAGTCTGGTAGAACGCTAGTCTCCAAAACTAGATGCCGGGGGTTCGAATCCCTCCTGACTCGCCAATATTATAATATTATAGTATTATGAATTAAATAGTTTAAATAATTATGGTTGAGTGGTAGAGTGGCTATACAGGAGATTGCAAACCTCCATACGTGGGTTCGAATCCCACCTCAATCTCCAAATGAGTAGTAAAAAGAAACAGATACGGCAGAATTTCAGAGACAGTGTATTTTTACGAGATGGATATAAATGTGTATTTTGTGATATAACTGAAGAGTTAGATGCACATCATATAACAGATCGTAATGATATGCCGAATGGTGGATATGTCAGAGAAAATGGAATATCCCTATGCCCTCACCATCACCTTCTAGCTGAAGAATATCACACCACTCTTGGTACTTGTTGGAAAGACGGATTTCACCCATCGGATTTATATTTGAAAATAAATTCCAATAAAGAATTAGCCACTCTAAAAAGCAAATTATTGACTTAGTGAAATAATACATTGCATGTGAATTTAACTTCTGTTATACTTTTTTCATGAATGAAGATATGTGGCTGGAAAGCAAAGCAAAGATAGTATATGATCCTTATCGTGGTGGTATGAAACACCGTGTGGACTGGTGGTGTGTGGCTGAAGTTGACCGTGAAATCACTCGATATTATCGTTGGTGGTTACAGAAAGAATTTCACCTTCACGATATGCTACAGCCTTCATGGGATGCACACATATCTATAATCCGTGGTGAAAAACCAACCCCTAAACTAATGCACTTGTGGAAAAAATATAATGGTATGGTAGTACCATTTAAATATAATATTTCTCCTGAACGGTCATCTAGGGATGATTATTGGACGGTTGAAGTTAAATGTGATTTTTTAATGAATATCAGACATGAATTCAAACGACCAACACATTTTCCATTACATTTGTCAATTGGAGTAGAAAAGTATTGACAAATGTAATGCTTGTGGTAATATAGAATAAATGGAGGGTGACATGCACTATTCAGTAAGAATGACTCTTGATATGGTTAATAGAGTTATTAGTAATTTAGAATATGAAAATTATAGTTTTACGGTTGATGTTATCGGTGAAAATGTAATTACAGTGAAGGTAGTTTTCGATACAATATGTACGATTTCTGGGGAACCATTACGAGCAGAGTGTAGACCGTGGATTGTGGAAAATGAGTCTACTGAAAGTGAAGTAGTTAGGACGATATATAAAGCTACTGAAGCTGCTGTTGTTCATGAGTTACAAGAGAAGTTTAAGTATAATGGTAAAGTTGTGTATGATCCCCACACACAACTACCAAACACAAAATCATAAAGGAATATAAAATGGAAAAGGTAATAGATTATTTAACAATTAAATGGTTCGATTTTTTGTGGTATGTTGGTAAACTTATGCCAGATGATAATAACGATCAGTCTGATGATTGATAGTTCCCAATTTTATTGATTACCAGTTTATGTAGAGTCTTTTCCTTGGTGTATGCTTCGACTTCCCAAGGATTCGACCTACTATACCTAATAAAGTTAAATTCTTCACCTTCCCATTCACCTTTAATCTTACCATCTTCTAATGATAGGATAGCTAAATCACCCCGTGCAATCTGATGAGCATGAACCATTTCATGTGCTAAAGTTCTAATTTTTTCACCAGTAGATAATCCACTATCAAGCATAATGAATATTTTCTTTGGCTTATGCCCAATACCTACAGTTACACCATACTGACTCTTATCAAGATCAACTGGTGGATCAAGTGATATAGTTAGCTCAGTATTATCTATTCCAAGGTGATTTGATAGAAATTCAGCAACTTTGGTTAGGTATGCCATTTCAGCCTTGTCCTTACCTTGAGTTATAGTAGCACGTTCTAAGATTATGTCTTTAACTTTCATAGTACTATTTATTAATTTGTTGACATAAATCCAATTTAATAGTATAATTCGGTAATGAAAGAGCCACTAACAGATAAACAAGTATTAGAATTATTCGAAGAATCATATTCATCATATTCAGATAATGAAAAGTTACATGAATTTAAAATAGCTCTTGTTAAGGTTAGTTGGGGGGTATATGTTAATGCCACAATGCTTGAAGTATTAAGGGCTGCTAAATTCATCACAGTTAATAAACGGATAACCAAATCAGGTATGCATCAAATTAGATTTTACATTGATGGTAACGTTGAGGAAGTATTATAAATAGGTCTACTATGAGGATAAACAAATGTATAACAGTTTCATGTGATAGTCATGATTAAGTAATTCCCAATAATCATGACATCCTATAACCAAAGGGAAAACTGTTATGAAAAACATGAAACGATCAGTGCGTAGAAGTCATTATGTACGACTAAAGGCTAAATGGAAGAAAATAAGGCGTAATGATTGGTATCACCAATCATTTAAATTAGATGAAGAATGGTTAGATATTGCAGGCGCACGATTAAGTAGAACACAAACAACTTGTTCGAGTTGTTTGTGTCATATAAATCCTAGAAAGAATAATGAGTTAACTTTACCTGAAAGGCGAAATATGTTAACATATAGCGAATATATTAATGACATATAAAGAAACAATGGGGTTATAGTTTAAAGGAAAAACGCCAGATAAAACATCTGGAGATAATGGCTCGAACCATTCACCCCACCAACTATATAAGGGAAACATAATGTTTGAACCAATCATAACCTTTTTGGTAGGCGTTGGATTACTAATATCACTTTTTGTAATATCTACAGTAGCTGTGATAGGAAGCAAGATTTTAGATTTTTTAATACCATCATCACCAATGAAAGACGAAATAGATGTGGATGAAATCTTTGGTTCATTGCCAGCAACTAATATAGCTGTAAATAAAAAAGAAGAAACATCTTAATTTAATACAGTAAATAATTAAAACAGGATATAATAATGAAGATTAAACCAAGACACAATGTAGTTATCGTAAACCGAGAAGAAACGGAACGTGAAAGTGAAGGTGGTATCATACTACCTAAAGCGATCAAAGGTAAGCCTAGAATTGGCACAGTACTGGAAGTTGGATCAGGTGGGTACGATAGTGAAGGAAAGTTCCACACGGCTGGCGTAGAAGTAGGTGATCGTATAGCATGGAATATGGCCCACGAGAAAACATATGAAATTGGTTCTAAGAGTGTAACATTTGTTAAAGGTGAAGGAATACTTGGAAAAATCTAATATATCTGAATATGATGAATATGATGAATATGATGAATATGATTATGTTCTAACATGTGGCTTAGGGAACCAGTACTTAATACGAGTATCGGCTATTAGAACTTCAACGGTTATCTCACCGACCACATTCGAGAGGACTGAAATTTTATCTATAACAATAGAGAATTCAAAATATTTACCAGATAATGCTGATTTGGAAGGTGGAATACAATTACGGTCTATTTTTTCTTGTGAACCAATAATAAGTACGTCTTCAGGTACTATACGTGAACCAATAATAAGTACGTCTTCAGGTACTATACGTGAAGAATATGATACTGAAACTCGAACCACCGTAACAACTGTATTACAATTAAATGTGAATCAACATGATGCCAGTATGACTAGAACTATGCAGATGTTAAGAACTCTCATAGTTTAATACTTGTATTCTCATCAGTACTATGATATAATACTTAAAAATGGAGAATAATTAATGGAAAATATGATATGTAATGATATTCCAATTACCAAGAATGTATATGATGGTAAATTCATTAATCTTAGAACTATTGAAACTGATAATTATAAGTACGAGTACATGCATGAGAGTCGATGTGAAGGTCATATTGTTTCAATCATGCCGGTTCATATAAATGGTAATATGATTGTACGTAATGAGTTTACTCCAGCTTGGAGTGCCTATGGAAATCATATTAGTTCAATAACTGGTGGTTGGGAACGCGAGAAGCATGAAACACCATTTCACACCGCAATTGAAGAGTTAAGGGAAGAAGCAGGAATAGTACTGAAAGATAATTCTCACATCACATCATTAGGTGTAGTTCGAGGGTCAAAGGCATCGGACACAGTATACCATTTATTTATGGTAAAATTGACAGATGATAATTTTACCCAAGTTGATATTGAGGGGGATGGGTCATTTTTAGAATCCAAAGCAGAAAATCTTTGGGCACCATGTCCAACACCTTCAGACCCAAGTTGGTTAGGAATTGGTGCTGATCCACTACTTTATGTGTCATATCTACGTTGGACATGTGGTATTGAGATTCCAGTAAATTTGGAAGATTATAAAAACTTATAATACCTAAATTGTGAGGTGTTTATGAAACATAAGATTAAAGTTAAAACCAATTTAACAATTGGTGATCATATAGTTGGCGAGCAATACCCACTTGATATTTTAGAAAGGGCAGTTGATCTTTTTAATCAGCGTGATCTTAGAGTTGGAATGTTGTTAGATTCTACTGATCTAACCGTAGATGATCCAACATTAGATGTTAAACTAGCCAGCCATAAAGTTATACGAGCATATATAGAAGATGATATTTTATATGTTGGTATAAAAACATTAGATACTGATATGGGTCTTGAACTTGATAAGATTCTCAGTGGTGAAGGTAAGTGTAGTGCTAAGGTATTTTTATATGAGAGTGTAACCGAGCGTACCGATCATAGTGTATTAACACTATATCATATAAGCTTTGTACGAGAATAAAAAAACATAAAAGGGAATAATAATGGATAAAATTGTAGTAGTTGTGGATAGATCAGGGTCAATGGATTTAATAAAATCGGATGCTGAAGGTGGTGTAAACTCATTTATTAATGAGCAAAAAGAAATTGGTGAGGCGGAACTAACCTTTGTTGAGTTTGATGAAAATTATGATATGTTAGCTGAAAATGTAAATATCAAGGAATTTAAAGAATATAAACTTGTCCCAAGGGGTATGACAGCATTATTTGATGCTATTGGGAGAACTGCAAATGCAGTTAAGGATTCTAATGTTACAGGTAAGAAAATATTTGTAGTTGTTACGGATGGTCAGGAGAATAGAAGTACTGAATGGAAAAATGCCTCTGCCATAAGTAGTTTAATTTCTGAAATGCGAGAAAATAAATGGGAATTTATTTTCATTGGATCAGATGAAAAGTCATTGAGTGAAGCTAAGAGTCTAGGAATGGATATGGGTAAAGCATTTTCATTTGGGGGGACTTCAAGGGGCATTTCAGATTCTTACGATGCTGTTAGTGTGTATGCAACTAGCTTTCGTAGTGGTGCATCAAGTGAAGAGGCTGATAAGAAATTGGCAGATATTGTTTCATCTTCATCAACACTTAAACAATAGTTGAGTAGAACTTCGACCACCTCGACCTCCTTGTTTATAAATGTGGGTGGTCGGAGTTCATTTATTATAGCAGGGTAGAGAAGTCTGGCTATCTCATCAGTTTCATAAACTGGAAATCGGTGGTTCAAATCCACCCCTTGCTACCACATTAAAGCTTTACAATCGTAAAGCAATCTGATAATATCCATATTTAACGAAACCATATGGTAAAATACAATGAATACAAAATATAAGAAATATCCAAGAACATTCCATGTGCCTTGGAGTAAAGCTATTACTAGTGATGATAAAGTCCGTAATGATATGGATTTTTTTGACGGTAAAGAAGTTGTAGTGACTAGAAAGATGGATGGTGAGAATACTACTATGTATGATGATCATATACATGCAAGATCAATAGATAGTAAATACCATCCATCCAGAACTTGGGTAAAATCGCTACATTCAACCATACGATTTAAACTTAGTGAAAATCAAAGTATTTGTGGTGAAAATATGTTTTGGGTTCATAGTATAGTATATACTGACTTACCATCATATTTTCTTATGTTTGGTTTTTGGGAAGGTGATGTTTGTGCATCATGGAATGATACCTTAAAGATTGCAAGTGATTTAGAGTTAAGTATGGTATCTGTACTATATCGTGGTGTATATGATGAAACTCTTATTAAGGAACTTCATACTGAAGATATGGATTCTAAACATGAGGGTTATGTCATCCGCATCGCAGACAGTTTTCATCGTAATGATTTTACTAAATGTGTTGCAAAATATGTTAGGGAAGGTCATGTTCAAACCGATTCACATTGGATGAGAACAGGTGGTGAACTAAATATGGTAAGAGTTCCTAAGAGTCGTTGACAATAGAATATACTTCAGTTATAATGCTTTAAATTATAATTGGAGTATATATGAAAAAATTATTAACAATTTCTGGACCTACTTGTAGTGGTAAATCTACCCTAACTAAAGAGTTATGTGATACTAGAAACTTCGCAGAGGTAATATCCAACACCACTCGTGAAACACGAACAGGTGAAATGCATGGCATTGATTACTATTTTGTATCTAAGTGTAAATTTGATAATCTAGTATTGCTTGAGAAATCAGAATTTAATGAATCGTGGTATGGTTGCACCTTAGACGAAATCGAAAGAATTGTGGATTTGGGTAAAATTCCAGTTGTGATCTTAGACCTTAAAGGTGTTAATAGTATTAATTGCTCCCCTGAACTTGATGATTATGAAATATCAAATTTTTATATTGATATTGATCCTAAAGTCCAAATGTACAGATTACTTAAAAGATTTTCTGAAGAAGAACTTTCAGAAACAACACTTAATGTATATGCTAGTAGAATACTTCATATGGTAAATGCTAGTAGTGATCTGATGAAGCATTATTTTAAAAATATAACGAGGCATACTGGTATTGTGGTTGAAAAATATGACGATAATAATTCTCAACAAGTTCTCGATTTTGTTGTAAGTTATATTAAATTAAATTGGTATGATGTAACAGGTATGGGTGGTATGTCTAATGTCTAATGTCTAATCGTTTAAATCGTGAATTGGCGGGAAATCTTGTTGCCAAGGGTACGTATAATTTTAAATATTAAATTACATTGGAATAAGGAATATTAATGAGTGATTTTAAAGTTTTAGTAAAAAAAGTATTAGATGTATTTCCAGCAGAGAACTCTGATAATTTGGAAATGGTTCGAATTGATGGATACAATGCAATTGCCTCACGGGGCAGTTATACATCAGGTGATATGGTAGTATATATACCTGAAGCATCCCTTATTCCTAAATGGCTGGGGGTGAAACTTGGATTTTGGGATGAAGATTCTGATAAGGGCAAGCTTAACGGTTCCCGTGGTAATAGAATTAAAGCAATTAAATTGCGTGGTAATCTATCACAGGGGCTAATTTTACCATTGAATGATGATGGATTATTGGAAGGTGAGAATGATCAACTAAAAGAAGTATTTTGCGGTGATGATGTTGCCGAGTTTCTAGGTATTGAAAAGTATGTACCTGAAATTCCAACCAGTATGAATGGTGCTCTATGGACTCCACCATTTGGTTCCACCTTGAAATATGATATTGAGAATATCAAGTCACATCCTAATGTAATTAAAGACGGTGAAGATGTTGTATTTACCGAAAAAATTCATGGTACTTGGGCTTGCTTTGGAATGGTAGGTCATGACTATATTGTTACCAGTAAAGGTCACAGTGGAAAGGGATTTGCATTCCAGATGGGTGATGTAAATAAAGATAATGTTTATGTTAAGACGTTCTATGAATTGGGTATTGGTAAGTATCTTCAGACCTTACGGCTATTATGTGGTATACCTAATGTTTATATATTAGGTGAGATTTATGGTGTTCAAGACCTGAAATATGATTCTAGTAATAAAAAGGGATTCCGAGTTTTTGATATCTATATGTCACATGATAATTTTCAGGGTGATTATATGGGATATGATGATATGATAGGTCAAATTGGATATATGAATAACGTATTTGATGGTGCCCATATTGGAATTGTTCCCGAACTTTATCGTGGACCATTCTCAGAGGGTGCATTACGGGATCACACAGATGGCCGTGAAACTGTCTCTGGTAAAGAAGTAAACATCAGAGAGGGTCTTGTTGTACGACCATTGAAAGAGCGCAGAGATGACACTATTGGCAGAGTATTGTTGAAGAGTGTCAGTGAGGATTATCTTCTACGTAAAAGCTCTAAGGCAACAGAGTACCAATAACTAGAACTCTGTGCTTTTATAGTAGTCTAGAACTTTTTGTATTTCGTCTAGGGTGTAATCAGATTTAATTCTATTCACCTTAAATGAAACAACAACTAGATTATCACGAGTATAGCCTAGATTGGAGTCAATTCTATCATATGATATTGAATTCCATCTAGGCTTTCCTTTATTGAAATATATGGGTTCATTTAAAACTGGACAACATAATGGAAACCCAATATCGGTTATATCCATTGGTGTAAGATCAAACGGAATACCACGCTTCTTAGCTGATTCTCGCAGTCTTCGCCATATTACATTTACTTCCATTTGGGTTATATCATACGTATTTAATGAGTCAGATTTATGGGTATTTGTTTTCATACCATTATTTATTATGCATATTTCATACTGAAACATCACTGATAAATAGAATTACTGGAGATTATATGAATAGTGAAGAAATAACCGATAGATTGAATACCGTTCTTAGGGAACATCCAGAATTATCTGAGAAACTTCCAAGTATTTTAGATAGATTGGACTCTATAAATAAACGATATATTAAGAATCCCCATGATCATGAATTGGAAAAGGAATCCGAATCATTAGTTGCAGAAATTAAGGAAGTCGGGTTAATGGAAGTTATAGAGTTGCTAGAACAGGCATCTGCTCTTATAGTTTAAGTGGTAAAATGAGACTTTGGTATGGTCTAGTTTCGAGTTCAATTCTCGGTAAGAACACAAAATATACTGGACAATATTAATTGTATGGTGTATAATATGTTACTATTAACATAAATAGTTTTATAAAGGAAAATATTATGAAAATTTCAGGCGATTAGAGTTTAAGAAAAATCCGTGGACCTCCTATAACGGTTTTATATTTTGAGTATTATAACGAAACATAAAACCATATCATAGGAGAAACTAACATGGTTACTAAATTTGAAAATTTAAAGAAAGAAGTATTTACGTCTAAAGAACATTATTTGGCATTTAGACAGGCATGGTCAGACTATATTAATTCTGGAAAAGCCAAAAAGCAAAAGAGTAAAAATCCTAGGGATACCACACCAGTAAGTCCACTCACTGGTTTGCACCATTTGGTATATAATATCCTCATTGGAAATGATATACAAAAGTGTTACACCATATCTAAATGGAAAGTGGGTAAACTTGGATTTCTAATTATGTTAGATGAATCAAAGACTTTGAATTATCGAGCAGAGTCAGTAATACGAATGAACAATGGAAACGAACCAACACATGGTATAGAGAAAATGTATGTAGAAATTGTAGATACATTTCTAGAACCATTCGATGGTACTGTTACACCGGAGATGTTGGTGTCTGCATTGGAATCCATTGCATCCATTGAACCTGAAGATATAAAGTATGCAGCATAAATTAGTGGGGGGTAAAACCCCCATTATTAAATTGTAGAGGAATTATACCGAACATGATACTATCTAGAGAACATAAATTCGTTTTCATATCAACCCCAAAAACTGGATCACATACATTTTTCAAATTATTAGTTGAAGAATATGACGGTAAGCGACTTGAAGGTGCTTTCCATAGAACAGAAATGCCACCAAACATCGATGGCTATACTGTATTTTCTACTGTAAGAAATCCTTATGAACGATTAGTAGCATTATGGAATTCATTATTGTTTGCTAAACCTGATCCCCATGCATATCGTGATACATGGCTATCTGTAATTAGGAAGGATGACTTCTTAACATTTTGCAAATTTGCTGCGAAGCATAAAGACCATATTGAAACAATGCCAGAAGTAAGAACACCCACACTCATGATGCCACAACATAGATGGTATCGTAGATTGCCAGACAATGTATTACCATTACATTTAGAGAATATAGATGCGGAATTTAAAGCATTGCCATTCGTGAATGATGATGTTATAATTCCTCATGAATTAAAGCGAGAACATGCAACTTGGGATGATCTTAAAAGTGATGAAATAATTGAATTGGCAAACATTTGGGCTGGTGAAGATTTTGAAAAGTTTAACTATATTAAAGAATGATTGATTACATAGTAACTGGTACTGCTAGAAGTGGTACCGGGTTTATGTCACATTTATTATCTAATAATGGGATAGAATGCTACCATGAAGGTATATTCGGAGTTAAGAACCATACTCTGGAAGAATACCTCACTGGTATTGAAGAGTCACCTACCGTAGCTGATAGCAGTTGGTTAGTTGCTCCATTTATAAATGATATTCAAACCATCTATCCACATATAAAAATTATTCACGTAGTGCGTAACCCACTTAAAGTTATAAGGTCATTTTTAGAATTAGGGTTTTTCAGAGTTACATATAAGGAATATAAACCATATCAAGATATAATTAATGAATATATAAACAATTACAGTGAAGTTGAAGCATGTATTGATTATATTTTAGAATGGTATTCTTTTTTAGAAAATGTGAATAAAGTTGTTGTAAATATCGACAATATAGATTATAATAAATTATCAGAGTTTACTGGTACACACTTTGAAGAACTTGAAGAGATAGTGAACCAAAAAACATCTGCAAAGATTCAATTCTTTAGTGATTTTCAAGTTATTAAACTTGTTAAAAGATCACCAAGGTATGGAGATATAAATAGACTAATAGAGAAATATGGATTCAATAATGAAATTTGAAATTATTAAAATGGAGGCAAACATGTATAGTATGCATTAAGTAACTTAAGGAGAAACTATACATGAAAAAGACTTACAAAACTGAACCCCCAAAACTTAACTATAAGATTTGGGACTGTGTTGATAAGCAATATATTCTCAGGTCTAAAAAACTTGAGGAAATCATTAATGCTGTCAAAAAACTCAATGATCGCTATAGAGGCACATGGTTTGAAGAACTTCCTCGCTATATCGTTCTTGACCATTGGGATGATGAGATTGACTGCACTGCTAGATTACCTAAAAGAAGTCGATATGGCTATTCATTATATGGTGGTAATAGACCATACTATGAATATGAAACGTATGATGAATACGTTGAAAGTAATCCTGATGTACGTTGCAGGAAAAAAAATGTAAACAAAATAAAGGGTGGATATAACACAGCAGATTGGGAAGTGCGGGAGGCCAATCCATATAGTGCAAATTCCGATTATATAATTGGTGGTTGTTATCGTAGAATGTCCACATTCCCAGAAGCTAGACGTAATGTTGGAGACTGTGCTGATTATGGTATTCAAACGGTAAGGGGTAGACGCAGAAAGGGTAATGTACCCTCTGCATATGATGACATACCTAATGCATCATATGATCATGCAAAAAGTTGGAAAAAACATAGCAAAAGAAGACACCAATATAAGCTGAAGGAATAAATATACTAATGAAGTATTTATTTTTAACTATATTGTTTTTTCCACTTACCGTATATTCTGATGATATTGATTATGCTGTAGAAATAACCTATACTCTAAATAGATATGAGTCATTTAGTGAGAATATAGAAATTGATATACAGTTAGATAATCTAGATTTTAGTTATGATGATGGTAAATTTAGGAATGAAAATAGGATAAAATTCTGGAAACCAAAAAAAGATTATATTGACTATGAATATAAAGGTCGGTATAATAAAGATTCATTGGTGGAGTAGCTTAGTTGGAAAAGCACTTCCCTCATAAGGAAGAAGTCGTCGGTTCAAGTCCGACCTCCACTACCAATTCAATCAAGCTGTATGTCTATAATTCTAATTAGACGCTGTGCAGCATCCTTTAACCGAAACAATTCTTGTCTTGCAGCTTGCTTTTCTGAGATTCTTTTTATTGTAGCATCAATCTTCGATACATCAGCTTGTAGGTTTTGTTTAAGTGGTTCTTTATATTCCACTTCAGGTGACCTCTGAACAAAATACTTATCTTTAATTGAATCAACAACTTCCGAATTTTCTTTAATATTATCCATAAACTCTCCAATATTTATATAATTCATTATAATATATATAATGCATATATGTCAAATAATTAATTAAGTGAACAAAAAATTAAAATTTTTAGAAATTAATTTAATTTTTTTATTCTTTTAAATCAACAACTTATAAATTCCCAATCTATATTTATATAGATAAAATACAACCACTATAAATAATTAAGTACGTTTTTGCAAGCGTCAAAAATAGATTATAAAAAGACTAAACTTAAAAACAAACGGGAGTTTATTATGGAAGAGTTATTTCAACAGTTGGTGGAGAATGAAATATTAACACCAGAAACTAAGGATCAGCTTGTAGAAGCATTTAAACAACATATTGAAGAAAGCTCAAAAGCTAAACTTGTTGAAATGAAAGCCGAAGCAGAAGCTAATGTTCGTGTAGAACTACAGGAACAATATCAGGCAGATAAAGAAGCCTTGATTGAAGCACTAGATACTAAATTGGAAGAAGGTCTTAAGGGTGAACTTGATTCACTTAAAGATGATATCGAAAACTTTCGTGACTTAGAAGTTGAATATGCAGAAAAGCTTGCAGAGGCTAAAGAAGAATATCAAGAAACATTGAAAGGTGATATTGAAGAACTAGTAGAAGCAGTAGATGGTTTCCTTGATATGCGTATTGCTGAAGAAATTAATGAATTGAAAGAAGACATTGATACCGTTAAGCGTCTACAGTTTGGTTCTGAAATCTATGAAGCATTTGAATCTATATATAACAAGAAGTTTGTTAATGAAAATGCAGTTGAAGTGGAAATGCAAGACAAAGAAGAAAAGCTTTCTGAGCTAACAGCTAAGTTAGAAGAAAGTTCAAAAGAATTAGAAAAAGTAAGACGTGAACGTAAGTTGGATGAAGTTCTATCTACACTACATGGTCGTTCACGAGAAGTAATGGAAGCTGTTCTAAAGAATAGCCCTACTGATAAGCTTGAAGAAGCATATGAGTATTACATTGTAAAAGTTCTACACGAAAGCTCTGAAACAGAAGCTGTAGTGGAGTCGGAGAAGGAAAAGGATGAAGATAATTCATCAGTACTAGCCGAGGGTGATGATGCAGACACCAAATCTGACGATAAAGTAACTGCACACGATGACACCGTTGTTCTTGAGGGCAACAGTGACGAAAATGAGCAGATTGAAGAATCTGTAAATGAAGATGTTGACACGGTTCCTGATTATATCAAGGAAGAAATCGCAAGATTTAAGCGTCTAACATCGTCTTAAAATTACCCATAGGTTAGGAGAAAACATAATGGAAAATTTAAATGAACATTGGGATGTACAAAAAGAAGCTCTTTTAGAGGGTCTTGATTCAACCCAGAAACAAATCGTAGGACCACTTTTGGAAAACCAGAAGAAGTACCTATTGGAAACAGCAGCAGCGGGTTCAACACAGGCTCACGATATTGCTAACTTCCGTAAGACTGTACTACCGATGATACGTCGTATCATTCCGGGTACTATTGCTACTGAACTTGTAGGTGTACAGCCTATGTCTGGTCCAGTTGGTCTAGTATACAGCCTTCGTTACAAGTACGAAGAAAACGTAACACATAATTCAGCAAGCTCACAGTTTGGTGGTTTCGACATTGCATCTGGTGATGAAGCTTTCGGTAACGCAAAGCCTATCCGTCAGTTCTATGCTGGTAACACTGGTTCTGCACAGGATGCTGGAGCATCTGGTATCGACGCAGCAGGTGCTGATGGCACTTCTGCACCATCTGATATCGACGCAACTACTGCTGAAGGTGGAGCATGGGAATCTTCTAGTGACGTAACTACTTACGGCTCTGGTACTTCTGACTTCTCTGGTTATTCAGTTGCAGTTGGTGGTTCAATGCTAGGTGGTTCTGGTTCTTTCATTGAAGGTTCTGGTGGTCGTAAGATGAGTTTGGAAGTAATCTCTCAGGCAACTGAAGCGAATACTCGTAGACTACAAGCAGGTTGGACTACAGAAGCTATGCAGGATATGAATTCTCAGCATGGTTTTGACCTAGAAAATGAATTGACTAAAGCACTAAGTGCTGAAATCGTTCAGGAAATTGATGCGGAAATCATCAACGACCTATTGGCATTGGCTGGTACTATCCGTACTTATGACTTTTCTGCAACAGGTGGACCATCGTATGCACCAGCATTCGTAGGTGACCGTTTTGCAAACCTTGGCGTTCGTATTAACGAAGTAGCTAACGTAATTGCACGTAAGACTCGTCGTGGCGCAGGTAACTTCATCGTAGTTTCACCTATGATCGTTTCTGTACTACAGTCAGCAGGTAAGGCAGTGTTCGCACCAGCAGTATCTGGTGAGTTCAAAGGTCCAAACAACACTGAAATGGTTGGTACTCTAAACGGTACAATCAAAGTGTATAGCTACCTATGGAATCAAGCTAATCCGGGTTCTTCATCTCCAAACGGTGATGACAAAATCCTAGTTGGTTTTAAAGGCGGTAACAGTGAAACTGATGCTGGTTATTTTTACACACCTTACGTACCATTGATGAGCAGCGGTGTAATTGTTAACCCAGTTACTTTCCAGCCTGTTACATCTTTGATGACACGTTATGGTAAGATTGCAATGACTGATCCAACTACATCGTTGGGTAACAGTGCAGACTACTATGGTCGTATCAACGTAACAAACCTTGAGTTCATCTAAACCCGTTTTAGGTAACACAAGTAATTAGAAAAGCCCCACTTAGTGGGGCTTTTTTTTGTCTAAAATAACATTTTATAATACAAAAAGACATAATTGATTTCAATGATAATAAATATATGACATAGAGGAATTAATTATGTCATATCGATTTGGGAAAAGTTCCCAAAAACAATTGGAAACTTGCCATCCTATCATACAAGAAATACTGAATGAGGCTATCGAATATATAGATTTTTCAGTTTTATGTGGACATCGTAATAAGAAAGCACAAACTAAAGCTTTCAATGATGGTAATAGTAAGGTACAATACCCCGATAGTGAACATAATTCTCTGCCTTCATTGGCAGCAGACGTAGCACCATATCCAATTGATTGGGATAATTTAGTAAGATTTGCATATCTTATGGGTGTAATTAAAGGAATAGCCCATGAAAAGGGTTATAAAATAAGAACTGGTATAGATTGGGATAATGATGGTGATATTACAGATCACAATTTTATGGATTATCCACATTTTGAACTAGTGTTAGAGGATGTTTAATGGAAAGGTTAAGTTTCAAACGCTATTTCGAATCTAAGAAAAAATTATTGGAAGCATGTGAAAGTGTTCCTAGAATTAGAAATGAATATAAAGTAACGAAGTATTGTAAATTTCCAGTATTTGAATCATTAGATGATGATTCCAAATCATATGTAGCTTTCAAAGCTAGGGATAGAATTGAAGTACTTTGGGAAAAGAGTGATCAAGATGATAATTATCCAGTTGCTAGGTACATTGTCTTATTATCTGAAGATGGTCAGAAGGTATATCCATGTTGGAATAATAAGAAGATTCATAGCTGGATTGAAAATAGTACGATAGAAGTATAATGAACGAACAAATAGCGAAATCAATTGATGATTGGAATGTTTGCCCTTATGAAGATAATATCTATGAATTTTTCAAATCATTCACCCATTGTACAGAGATGTATTTAAAAATCCCATCAACAAAATTAGACACTAAAGTAATAGTGTCAATTATATCTGATTTACGAGAATATCTTAACCCCCATTCAAATAGGAACCTACATCATTTTACCGATATCATATGTGACTCTATACTTTTAGAGTATAAGAATCGTGATATTGAATGTATGGATGAATTAAAGAAATATATTGCAGAATGTGAAGAACGGGTTTTTTTAAAGCTTTAGTTGTCATTGATAAATACCTCTATACATATAAAGGTTAATATATAATGGCATTATACGATAAATTTGCTGACTCACCAAATAGACTAAAACTTGAAGCTCAAGAGATAACCGTTAAGATGGTTAGAAATGGTGATGGTACTGCAACTATTAAATGGAATATCCCCAACATTGCTGGTTGTAATGTTGACGACTTAATTTATGATGGTATTATCATAACAGTCAGTAGTAAACCTGCCAACTATATAACCACATCACCCCAAAGTGGCACCTATTATGAGGCTGATCCAACTTTCGACACTGATATGCACTCTGGTGATAATATCAATGTTGCTTTAGTCGTTGGTGCATTCTATCATGATCGTGAAACAGTGTCAGTAACAGTTAGTGATGTTGTAGATAAAACACCATATTATGTTTCTGCATATGCGGTAGACGCACAAGGTAATTACTTCCGAGAAGGAGTTCACGCATATAGTATTCCAACTGGTCAGGCTGAAACTAATGTTGCAGGTGCTGCAACTCCAGCATTCCATGATATACAAATAGATACACCTGAAGGTATAACAGTAAAAGAACCAACTGGTCTTAATGTTGGAACTAATTATAAACTTACGTTATATATCAATGGTGCTTGTTATGAATTAACTGGTCTGGCTGGAAGTAAAATGCAAACATATGAAGATATGGCAGCATTGCTTAATATAGAAATGAAAAAACTGGTAGACTCTACTAAAGGTGTAGAGTTTCCAAACACTGGTAACTATTTTGTTAAGGTTGAAGATGAAGAAGTATATGTATGGGATGGCACCCAAAATGTATTACAGGATGCTGTATTCTTAGACTTTGATCCATCAACACCAATACTCGGAACATACTGGAATAAACCATCAACATCGGTTTTAAAAATTAGAGAATCATTTGGTTGGACTACAGTATCTAATATAATCGAATACGCAACTGACCCATCGGTACCATCTGATGGTGCAGTATGGTTAAATAAAGCATTTGAAAGTTCAGGTGACTTAGATGTTTCTAATACATTAGCATGGTCTTGGGAAGTATCAACATGGTGTAAGAAGCCACTCTTTGTACAAACACGTAATCCATTACTGGCACCAGTATTAGACAGTTCAACATATTGGTATGATGAAGTTAATGGAATTGTATTCAATCGTGATATCACATTATCTACATGGAGTGAAGTTGATCCTATTGTATGGGATACTAATCCAAATAGTATAGTAGATGGTAACTTTTGGTACAATACAGAATTGGAAAAGGTATTTAATAGAATCTCATCAGAGTGGCAAGAAGCTACTAATATTAGATATGAAGAACGAAATGCTTCTGGTGAGTTAGATAATCCAACGGCAAATCATTATTGGTTTATACCATCTGAGCAGTTATTATTTCAGAGAAATTCTGACAACGATGCATGGACTTCCATAAATGTAATAATAGCAGCAAGTGATCCAACAGATCGTGCTAGCTGTGATCTATGGTGGAACGTATCTACAGGAATAGACACAATATTTAAATGGGATGCAGTTAATAATGAATGGGACAGCGTTTCAGATTTCTTTCAATCAGAAATAGACCCTGCATTACCATCAACATTAGAGTCTGGTGCATTGTGGTATAATCCTACTACTGATGTATTGCAGAGAATTACTGGAATTAACTGTACTGATGTTATACCAATATGTAGCCAATATGATCCTACAAACCTGCCAGTGGGTGTGGTGTGGAAAAATACTACTAGTGGTGAATGGTATGTATGGGATGGTTCTACATTTACAATAATTGATGTAATTAATAGTGAAATAGACCCATTTGACATTACAGATGGTATTCACTGGTATGACACCAATACTGACGTTTTATATCTTCGTGATTCAGGTGCATGGGTTGAGAAAGATTTTTCATTAACATCATTAGCTCCAAGTGTGGATGAATATTTCTTCAACACATTTGAGGATGAACTTTACAAGTGGAATGGTTCAGCATGGCTTGAGGATTGTGGATTGGCAAAAGTAACATTACATTTTAACCGTAACGTATGTACGGATGACTTACCTGATGTTAATACTGATTTATTTTCACCATTTAATGATTTTGATCGTTTTGGTAGAGATATATTGCGTTTTGAAACATGCGGAATAGGTTGTGAACAGAGAATAGAATTTGATCGTAAAGGCAATGGTGTTTTTTCATATCTAAGAAATAGTATTATACACTTCACACCAATAACAGGTAAGAGTGTAAATGAGGCTGGACCAAGTTATTCTGAACTTGGTGTTGGTGATGACGGTACACCAGATGAAAGAAGGGCACTACAAGATCAGATTCGCATTGCTCTTGGGTCTGTTGGCACAACAGTAGAATTAACCAAACAACAGTTAGACGAATGCATCAATAATGCATTGTTGATGGTAAGAAAATATTCGAGTTATTCATATGAACATGTACTATTCTTTATGGATGTATTTCCAAATCAGCAACGATATGAATTAGTTAATAAATGTGTAGGGTTTAACAAGATCACAAACATTAATGCATGTCATAGAATGAGAACAGGATTCTTAGGTGCTTCACAAGGGTCATTTGGCGGATATGATGTTTATGGTTATGCAGCATTACAACAACTTTACTCAGGTAATTCTTTTGATTTACTTTCATATCATTTAACATCTTCATATATTGAGGAATTGCGTAACATATTTGCAGATCATTTGGTATATACATTTTATGAAGATACCAGAATACTTAATTTTCATCAAGTGTTTTATAATAATGAACGTATATTATTGGATGCATTTATTGAAGTTCCAGAACAACGTTTAATTACAAATAGACACTTAGCAATGTGGATTAAGAAATGGGCTATTGCTGAAGCTAAAATGATACTATCACAAGTTCGTGGTAAGTTTCAAACTCTACCGGGTCCAAATGGTTCAACAACTCTTAACTCTCAAGAACTTATTACACAGGCTGAGAATGAAAAGTCAGAATTGACCATTGAGCTACAGGATAGATCAATGCAAGATCATAACAGTGATGCATCATCACAGATATTAATAGGATAATATGAGTATAACATCACAACTAGAATCACTACTTGATAGTGGAAACTGTCCAGTTGACGGTGATGGTAATTATTTACCACCACCTGATGATGACGTAGTTTCAAAATTATGTAACACGCTAAATCCAGCATTACATTGTAAGAATGAGCAGTCTAATCCAGCATGGGAACTAACTGATGCTGTTGATGACTCTTGCTTATTTGATTCCTATGTGAGTGAAGTTATAACAATTGGTGGAGCTATAATCAATGTGCACAAGTTATTGGGTGTTCACGAACAAGGTAAACTGCAAGACTTAACTGGTAATGGTGCACCTATATCAAATGGGGACCACCCTAATTTCCCAACAGCAAATGCATTTGATTTATTAAAAACACAATGGCGATCACTGCAAGTCGGTTCAGCAATTAATACGGCATACATTGGTTATGATTTTGGTGAAATATTATTAGATAATGGTAGACGTAGATATGGTGTTGAAACATTTGTTAAGGCGGATGTAGCATCAATGAAAATACGTCAAGGTTGTAGGTCTGAAAATCGTGTCACACGGGCGAGAATAGAGCGTTCTAGTGACGGTGTTAAATGGTATGGTGTTCAGGTAGTTGATCTTCCTGATTGTGATGGTACAGTGCAAATAAACTTCAAGAGAAGTGTACCCTCTAGATACTGGCGTTTGCGTCCAGTTATATTCAACGGTGGTATAGATGACGCATGGGAAATACAAGCATTACAATTGCTTGATTTTGAATCTACTAAGGTAAGTAATATTCAAGATAAAATCTTTATGGAAAATAGGGATAGACATTATGATGTGAATCCTGTTAGAATGAAAGCTTCATATCAACCTATTGATGTTCAGGCAAACCAAAGTAAGTGGGGATTTAATGGACTTGTAAGTAGTGATGCATGGATAATAGAAGTAAGTTTTTCATCAACAGTTGGCTCATTGGGTAGACCATTCGTTATTGGTGATATTTTACAGCTTCCAGCAGAGACACAATTTAGTGCAAGTTTGAAAGCTGTATTGCGATTTGTTGAAGTTACCGACGTTGCATGGAGTATTAACAGTTACACACCTAACTGGATACCAACTATGCAGAGATTAATATGCCGTCCTATGATGGCATCACAGGAAACACAAGATATTGCAGGTAAACTAACACCAGATATAGATGAAAACGGTGTATCTGATATTAATGATGGTAATAACGATAAGAAATATCAAGACTTGTCTGATATAACCCAAAGTATACAAGCTGAACATAATACCAATGTACCAGAACGTGGTATTGATTATGCTGATCTAGGTGATGTACCAGAATCATTCTATGAATTTGCAAGTGAAAATGGAAGTGTTGATGTTGCAAGAAAGATAGATCGTCAACGTGCCCAGTTTGGAATTGATGCAATGCCACCAAATGGTGAATCTTATACTGAAGGTGATGAATTCCCAGCAAAGCCATCTGATGGTGATTATCACAGACTGACATATACATCTATACGTTCTGGAATACCAGCAAGGCTTCATAGATTTTCATCTGCAAAGACCCGTTGGATATATCTGGAGACAGATAGACGAGCGGCTATAAAGAACGCAAAACCTCGGGTAAATGAAAAATTAGACCCTAATCAGTCAACGGTGACATCACCTACTGATAAGGATGCCTTTTATAACAACGATAACTAATAATTGATTCACTAAAAAGTTTATGATATAATGTCTGATCCATGAGTAATTCAAACTATTCATGGTATGTCATGTATGGTCATTATCATTTACAGGTGACCAAAGTGTGGTATAATGTGTCAATTAAGAGGAATTGAATGTCAACATCTAATAAGAAAAAACAACGTTTGATGATCCAAGATATTGTTTCGTCACCAGCAATTTACACAAATACTGCTAGTATTTTAAAACCAGACTATTTTTCTGAAATGTATCAACCCGTTGTGGAATTTATTCATAACTATTATATTAAGTATAATGCAATTCCACAGATTGATCAATTGAATGTAGAATTTGATATTGATTTTGAGGTAACTTCTAAAATAACTCGTGATCGTGTGGATTCTACATCAGATATGGTTGAGAAGTTTTGTCGAGAATCGGCAGTTAAACTCGCAATCAATGACTCACTTCAGGATATTGAAGATGATAACATGAGTGCAGTGTTAGAACGTGTTACAGAAGCTACACGTGTGGCTCTTAGAAAGGATTTAGGTCTAAACGTATATGATGCACCAGAAGAACGATTAAACGCTCTTGTGGAAACATTTAGACCTATTCCAACGGGGATAGCAGGCATAGACATACCATTAGATGGTGGATTAGTAAGAAAACAATTTACATTATTTTCTGCTAATTCTGGTGGTGGTAAATCACTGATGTTGGCTAATATTGGTCGTAATATTGCATTACAGGGTTATCATGTACTATACATTTCATTAGAACTTGTACCTGAAATGGTGTTTTTACGTCTAGCATCTATCATATCAGGGTTTGACGCATCAAAGTGGAGATATAATATTCATGAAATTGCAAAGAAAATAACAGATGAATATTATAATATTAGTGGTGGGTCATACCAACTTATACGATTACCACAACACTCAACAGCCGCAGACATAAATTCATATTTAGCCGACTATGAAATGGAATACGAGCGTGTTCCTGATATTATATGTTTGGATTATCTTGACCTTATGGACCCTATGGGTGGTGTTAAGAATTATAGTATATTTGATCAAGATAAACGTAAATCTGAAGAAGTTGTGGAGATTTTTCATAACTATGATGCAATGGGTGTTTCTGCATCTCAACAAAATCGTGATGCATTGAGAATGGCAAATCCTGATCAGGGTGTTATTGCTGGTGGTATTTCTAAAGTTAACACGGTTGATAATTATATATCATTATACATGGATAAAATAATGAGAATGGAGGGCGTCATGAACGCATCATTCTTAAAAACCAGATCGAGTAAGGGAGTAGGGCATACTTCAGAACTAGCATTTAACCCCAATAATTTAAGAATATCCGATCCACATGGTGGTGGTCAAACTAGTGTTATGCCTAGTAAACGGAAGATATCATTTGATCCTGACCTAAGTGAAGTTGAAGGTTTAACTGGACTTGATGATACAAAAAAAGAAACAGATGAAAATTTGTTTACTGAGAGTCTTTTTGATGACACTGAAACCACTCAAGAGTTAAACAGTATGCTTGAGAATAATGAAGTTGATGAGAAAAGTGTTGATGAATTAATGAGTGTAATGAGTGACATTACAGGGAATGAATAAACAATGCAAGAAGATATAGTTAATAAAATTAGAGTTAAAGATAGCAATGGAAAAGAACGAATATTATATCGTGCAGAATTATTAGATGATCCTATAATAGCTAAAAATATAGCATCTGTAGAAAATTTAGTGCATCAAATCAACCAGTTAGAGACTGATCTTGATATTATGTTATGTGCGAAGGAATCCATGCTGAAAAGATTTAGTGATAGTGTTAATGCATATGTAAATAAAACTGATGAGGTAAACGAAGATGAATAATAGTGAAGATACATTAAGCAAATTGAAGGAATATATAGCATATATCAATATTAAATTTGATAATATACTGACATTTGAAGCGTGGCAAGAACATCAATACTCTGAAAGTGGATGTGATGATATCAAGTATAAATCAGGTGAGATTAGTGATATTATGGATGAAGCATTAGGTGGGATTGATGAGTTATTGCTTGAATCTTCTGATCAAATGAATTAAATATGTATAAATAGCCTAATAGAGGTGTATATACATGAGCGGTAAGAAAATAACAAAGACTATAGATCACCCGATGGAAGAGTTTCTTGATATTGAATCTGGAACCACTGAAGTTGAAGTATATCAGCGTGAAGGTGAAATTATAAAATCTGAGGATTATGATGAGAAAGATTCTGAAATCGATGAACAATATCAAGAAATATATGATAGTGCGATGGAAGGGTATGATTTATTATCGGAAGAAATAGATAAAGTTGAGGGTAAATATAAAGCCCGAATTGGTGAAGTTTCTGTTCAGCATCTAAATGTTGCATTAAATGCCGCATCACATAAGGCTAAAATGAAACAACACAAGGATAAACTTGAGTCAAAAGATAAAACACCATCAACTGTTACTAATCATAATACTTTGGTAGTTAGTGACCGTGATGCCCTAATGGATCAACTTAGAAAGGGAATTCTAGACGATAAAAGGGCAAAAGATGAAGATGTATAATACCGATAGGGAATTTGAATTACATAGATTTGATGGTTCAACAACTGGTATCGTCGAGATGGATAATTGGGTTAATACTGGAACTTGGATTTATCAACACGTTCGCACTCGTGACTGTGGTAGGGAATATATATTACGAACATTTAATAAGAAAATGATTGCAACCGCAGGTGATTATATTATTTGCTGTGATGGTGTTTGGTTTGTAATGGAAGAAGATGTAACTAAACTATTTTTTGAAACGGAATAAAATGATAATAACAGAGAGTAACAATCAAGTATCAAAGGAATTGTTAGATCATGCAGCAGCATTATCTCTAGCGAACACAATATGTTGTGCATTTCTATTAAACACACAAACACGTACAATCACATCTGACCACTTTTTTACAATATGGGAAGATTATATTGTTGATAATGGGAATGTAATAAACTTTGATACCATTTTAGATGATGGTACCGAAGACCAAATAACACTAATCCCAAATAAAAATTCCGATGTTATAGATTTCTTTCAAGAAAAAATATCATATGGTGAAGAGCATAGTATGCTTGTTAACAATACATTAGGTTATGTAAATGATTCAAGTAAAATTCAAAATATCTTAGATTTAATTACGAATAATGGTGACCTTAATAGAATATGCATTGAAGTTGAGAAAAATTCGAATAATTACGTCGTACTCTTACACTTGCAGAATAGTTACGGTGTAAGAGAGTATACATTTACACCTGTTTATGAACACATTCCTAAAACATATGGCATTGGGAAGAAAGAATTAGATACTGATTATGGGTATAATGTTCATCGTGATGTTATATTAACTATATTTAACATTGACATTGGTACTGATAATACGATATACTATAGCACAGCAAACAATAATAATAATCCCACCGTGGATACAATCGAAGTTGCGACTAGAAATTTATATGGAGATGTATGTCGCAGAATAAATGATATATTCGATGGAAGCCACACCTATGCCACAAATGATTTTAGATATGAATTGTTATGTAGATTGCTTAAAACATGCTATGGACTTGAAACTACTAATCTGAATACCTGTTTATTTATTAAGGGTGATGTATACACAGATTTTGATTTTGAATCATTAGTTAATAGTATATCTAATTGCAAATTAGTAGCTAGATGTCCAGAACATACAAATCCAGCCATAAAATTAATGGATGGTGATAATGATGAAATTTTTAAACTTAGATTTAAAAAAGAAACTTATGATAGTAATAAAACTGGACACAGGTATAAGATTTATTTAATGCCGAACAAAATAACAAAATATTTTAATTAAAGGGAAGCATATGACAGTAAACCGAGATAAGCAAAATATAGAATTTATTGCAAAGTATAGAGCAGCAATAGAATCTAAACTTAGTAGAGAAGAATTTGCAGAGTATATGGATGTTTTGCCAAGAAGTGTTATTAAGCGCAGACTTCTTATAGAAAAAAATACTGGCATGAGACTTAAAATATTAGAAACTGATCCAACCTTTAATGGTGGTATTGATCCAGATAAATTAGTTAAATTCGAGTTACTATACGAAAAGTATCTAGTTAAAGAAGCAGGCCCATCTAATATTGATATTAGTTCCCCTAACAAGAAACAGGTATTTGTTTATACCGCAGCCCAAAATGCAACACCAATTCATGAAAACTTTTGGGCAACCTTACTAAAATATAAAGAAATCAGAAATGCTGAACTTGGTGTTATACCATACCGTTATAAAAATCCGAATTCAATTTGGACTGACAAAAAACATGATTGGTGGTTTACTGGACTAGGGGAATATCTAGTAACCGATCAAACTAAAGTATGTAAGGGTCTTAATGTTTTAGCACAAATCAAAATAACCCCAACTGCAACAACGCCATTATCAGGCTTTGAAGCGTTCACAGGATCAGATTCTGGTATATTTGGGCATCCCAAAGTACAACTTAAAACTATTGCAACACCTAATAAAAAGATGCCTAAAATTCAAGTAACTACTGGTGCATGTACAATAGAAAACTATACGGATTCCAAGGCTGGACATAAGGGAAGATTCCATCATAGTTGCAGTGCATTGATTGTTGAAATTGATGATGATAAGTTCCACATACGTCATGTTCATGCGGCTGATGATGGTTCATTCTATGATTTGGAATATCATTACACACCACATGGTCGTACTAAGTATGGTAGAGTAGCAGCATTTATATCAGGTGATCTACATGCTGAGTTCATAGATACTGATGTTGAAAATGCAACATTTAAGGGTGATGATTCCATTGTTGGAGTCTTACGCCCAGAAGTAATGGTATACCAAGATGCTGATGATTTTTATCGTCGTAATCACCATCATAGAGGCAATGATATTATAGCATATGGTAAACACCATTTTGGTCGCAATAATGTTGAAGAGGGATTACAAATAACCGCAGACTTTATTGATAAGTATACTAGACCTGATACTTTAAACCTAGTTACTGCTGCAAATCATAATGAGGCTTTTGATAGATGGTTATTGGAGAATGATCCTAAGTATGATCCCGAGAATTCACTGTTTTTCTATTATATGAAGTATATGCAGATGAAAAATATTAAACCTACTGCAACTGGATTTAAAACCTTCTCAGCATTTGAGTTTTGGTGTAAAAATCCAATGCCAGAAGGTAAACCGGGTCTTAAATCTGTTGAACAAACTAAGTTTTTACAACGTGATGAAAGCTTCATGGTTGCTGATGTTGAGATTGGATTTCATGGTGATGAGCGAATTAATGGTGGTGGTGGTGGATTAGCCGCATTCTCAAAGATAGGCCCGAAAGTTGTTATTGGCCATTCACATAGTCCGGGTATTATTGAAGGTGCTTATCAAACTGGATTAAGTGCTAGGCTAGATTTGGAATATCAGAGGGGTCCATCTAGCTGGTTACACACACACTGTTTAGTTTATCCTGACGGATCAAGAACATTGATTAACGTTATTAATGGTGAATGGCGAGCAAGTTATTATGATAGGGAATATGAGATTTCCAAGTAATATATACGGGGGTAGTGAAAACTTATCAATTGCAGAATATATACAGCAATATAAAGACCCATATAAAAACCCATGTTATTTTTTGAAGGTAGTAATGCCTTACCTAATGGAGATAGGGTAGAATTAACTAATTTTCAATGTAAATTGTTAGAATCATATTGTGATGGGTCAACTAAAGTTATTACATCACGTAGATGTGGAATATCAACCACGAATGCATTCTTCGCTATATGGAAAGCAATTATGGCTCCAAAAGTAACTATAGTCATGTGTGAACCATCACATGATATGAGTAGATGTTTACAGAATCACATGCGTGACATATATAATACCCTGAAGTATGATAGTGTGTCCATAACTAATTATCGGAATAATATAACCGAATTTAGTAATGGATCAATTATTAGATTTAAATCTGCCAATATTATAAACCGTATTGTGGTTTATAATAGCATAGATGTATTCATTGCGGATTCATTGAATATGGTTAACCCCAAATCTATTGATTTATTGCATATATTATTAGGCCCATATATGGGCACTGCAATTTTATCGTCATGTGGTGATCAACCTAATATGATATTACCATATTGTGATAATATAGTTTACGGTATTGGTTCTGATGCAAGGATTTAAGAGACACTAATTTTTATTTACAATAAATACTCTTAAAGGAGATTTATTGTGAGGCGTAATAACCCAAACTTAAAGAGTGCTCATGCTACAGTCGAAATGACTTATGAGCAAATTGAAGAATTAAAGAAATGTATGCTTGACCCCATATATTTCATGAGAAAATATGTATATGTAACACACCCTAAATTGGGTAGTGTTAAGTTTGATTTATATGATTATCAAGAAGAATTGGTAACTAATTATAATGAGAATCGTTTTAATATCGTATTGTCTGCTAGACAGACAGGTAAAACAGAAACATCATGTGCATATTTATTGTGGTTTGCTATTTTTCATAGTAACAAAACAATATTGGTTGTTTCTAAGGATTCTGAAGCAGCAAAGGAAATTATAAAAAAGATAAGAGATGAATATGAGGAACTACCACTTTGGTTAAAACCGGGTGTATTAGACGATGATTGGAACAAACACACTGCTGCATTTGATAATAAATCACGTATTGTAGCTAGAACAACAACAGATTCATCTGGTCGAGGTCTTGCTATTTCATTGCTATATTGTGATGAGCTTGCATTCGTAAAACCAAGTATCCAGAATGAGTTTTGGGATTCAGTATATCCTACATTGTCTACTGGTGGTTCATGTATTATTACATCAACACCTAATGGTGATACTAATTTATTTTCTACATTATGGAAAGGTGCAGAAAGTGATGTTAATGGTTTCAAGGCAACACGTATATATTGGGATCAACCACCGGGAAGAGATGAAGAATTTAAACGTGAAACCATATCTAGAATTGGTGAACGTAAATGGTTGCAGGAATATGAAACTGAATTCATATCATCTGACAACTCATTATTTGATACTAGGATTGTACAGGCAGAGCAGAAGAAATATCGTGATATGCCAGCAGCATTCGAATTAAATAATGAACAAGAATTTTTTAAACCATTGTCACAGGATATGATGTATGTGGTGGGTGTTGACCCATCAACTGGTAATGGTAATGATTACTCTGTCATACAGGTATTTGAGGTACCAACTATGCAACAGGTAATGGAATTCAGATCAAATTCAGTGAATGAAGTATTTTTGTATTCACATTTGAAGAAGATAATAGGATTTTTAAGCCAATACTCTGATGATGTATATTTCAGTGTTGAATCAAATGGTGTTGGTAGGGCATTGGTAGCATTATATTTACGTGATGATGATCCACCCGCTTATGCACATTTTATGTCAGAGCGTGGAAAGAATAAGTATGGTTATGTTACAACTAATCCATCTAAAAAGGATTGTGCTGTAAAGTTTAAAAACATGTTTGAACGTAATGAAATGACTATATATTCTAACTTTTTGTACAATGAAATGAAGTCATATATACGAAAAGGTGACACATTTGAAGCACAGACAGGGGCTACAGACGATTGTATCTCAGCGGTATACATAGTGCTTAGGATGCTAGAAGAAATCGCTCAGTACGATCCTAGAGCGTATCAGAAGCTGTATAAGTTTAGTGAACAGGCTGATGGTGATGAATGGTATACGGCTGAAGGTGAAGTGGAATCAGGTGATTCTAGCACAGATTATTCAGTTTATGTGGGATAGTATAAATAGGGTATGAATAATATTATCATACCAATTTCCAATTTATTAGAAGAAGATTCTGTTGCTAAGTTACAAACTAACACAACAAGTAATTTTGACTCTAATAGGGGTGGTAATTCTGGTAGGGTACAAATTATCAGTAAAACTTTTATCCCATATCCAAATGATGGGTTAGTTGAAGTTAAGGCTAAAAGTCGATCTTCAGCAAAAGTATACGATACTCAAATGATGTTTTCATCGGTTGAGTATGGTGAAGGTGGTGAAACTCAGTTTCAATCATCTGATGGTCAGGCATACAGAATTGTACCTATTGGTTACGGCAGTGGTGATGTCAAAGTCAATTGTGGTTGTCTGGATTTTTATTATAGATTTGCAGCATGGAATCATAGTAATGGAAGTTTACATGGGAATCCTCCGAAACCTTATATTAAGAAGACGGATAGTGAACCTTTAAACCCTAAACAGATACCGGGGTTGTGTAAACATTTAATGGCATTAGCTGGTGAATTACGTAGAGATAGATTTTTACGATAATTGAAAAGTTGATGTTGATAATTATAAGGACAGGAGTACAATTCACCATATTGTATTACAGACCTTTAATTTAGAAGTCTTAGTAATATTAGAAGAAGTAGTAAACTTAGTAGTATTAGAAATAATATTAGAAACATAGAAGTCTTAGAAGATTAGGAGAATTAATCATGGCTAAACGAAAGTCCTTACAAGGAATGAAAGATAAAATAACCCAAGAATTGCAGGGTAAAGACAACAACACTGATGGGTATTACTACCCACATTGGAAACTACTAAAAGACGGTAAAACCGTACTTAGAATTTCCGAAGACCCCGATATGGGAAATGAACTCGACTGTTATATCGATTATTTGGAACATAAAGTCCAAATTGATGATAAGTGGGTTCGTGTCCCATGCCTTAAAAATAATGGCAAATCAACACCATGTCCATTTTGTGAACATTCTAAAAAAATGTATGATGCAGACAATAAAAAGCTTGGTAAGTATTACTGGCGTGAAGCATTCGCAATTTTACGTGGCATTGTGATTGAAGATGGTTTAGAAGCTATTGAAGGTCATGAAAGTAAAGTTGGTAAAGAAGTTAACTTTAAGTTCACTCACCAGCTTAACATGGTATTGAAGAATGGCGTTAAGAAACTTGAAGATGATGAAATCTTTTTTGATCTTAAAACTGGTATTAACTTTGAAATTGTAAAAGTTATTCAGAAGGATGGTGACAAAGAGTATGGTAAGTATGATGTAAGTAGTGATTTTGCTCGACGTGCAAGTGATGTTAGTGAATATGCTGATGCTCAAACTGACCAACCATTGTCAACACTGATACCACCAACACCAACATATGATGAAGCTTCTGAAATACTAGAGCGACATCTACGTGGGTTGGATTCATCCACTGCATATTCTGGTGGGAGCCAAGATGAAGATGAAGGTGAAGAGCAACAATCATCACAGTCTGATCTAGAAGCTCAAATCAACCGCAGACGTTCCTCTAAGAAAGATGAAGAACCTGCAAAAACAGAATCGGCTGACCCTGTAATTGATGCTGATGCTGATGATAATGTTGGTGATGTTCCAGAAGATGCTGATGCTAGTGGAATAGATGAATTGATCGGTGAAGGATCATCTGACGATGATGACGATGATGACATCTTAAAGCAACTAGGCGGTTAAACTAAATTGGGGGCAATCGCCCCCAATTTTTTCTCAATAAAAATAAAATAATATCGGAGAATGATATGGTATCCTTCATGGAAAAATATAAAAAGAAATTAGAAAAAAACGAAGGTGTAAATACAGAATTATTACCACCCAGTTATTTTCTACATTGTGGTAACTATGCATTAAACAAATTAATGACAAGTGATTTTAATGGTGCAATTCCACAAGGCAGATTGACTGCATTAACTGGACATTCAAGTTCAGGTAAAAGTTTAGTAGCAGCAAGTGTAGCAGCAGCAGTAATACGAGATGGTGGATTTGCATTCGTCATTGATTCGGAAACATCACTTGATAGTGATTTCATGGCTAATTGTGGTGTAGATGTTGATAGTGATAACTATCAATATGTTGGGGTAGATGGTATTAGCCAAACTACCTCAGTAGTGAATGATATTCTTAAAGATTATAAAGCTAGTGGTGAGGAAATTCGTGGAGTTATTATTGTTGACTCTCTTGATATGCTGTTGACAGAAACTGAACAGAAACGACTCGATACCAAAGGTGATATCGGTGGCGATCAGGGACAGCAAGCTAAACAATTAAAAGGTATGTTAAAGACTTGGGTTCACTCTGTAAATGGGTTACCAATATCTATCATATGTACTAAGCAGCCTTATAAAGAACAAGACCCAATTAAGGCTTTAGAAAATCCTTGGGTATTTACCCCATCATTACAATTTGCATTTTCGCAAATTATTATGTTTGAGAAGCTTCAATTTAAAAAGGAAATTAGTGGTAAAAAAGTCCATCAAGGTTTTACATTGAAAGCGACTGCATATAAAAATCGAATAGGCCGAGAAAAGCAAACGGTTAAAATTGAAATTCCATTTGATAATGGTGTGGATGAATTTTCAGGCTTGATTGAAATCGCTACTGAGTTTGGAATTATAGACAAAAATAAGGGCTGGTATACACCAGTTTCATTCGAAGGTCCAAAATTCCAACAAGGTAAGGCCGAAAGTGATTTAGACTTCATGAATATGCTTTTAGATGAAATTAAAAAGGTAGACTCCAAGGAAACTACTGTTAATGCTGATCTTAGTGAATATGTTGAAGTTGAAGCATCTGAAGAAAAGAAAGAAGATAAACCTAAGTCTAGGCGAGGTAGGAAGAAGGTAGAAGAAGTAGAGGAAAGTTAAATTGAAGCTTTCAATTGAACGCTATTTCAATGCTATTGATAAACTGAATGCTCATCTCATAGATGGGTATTCAGATTTATTTAACCGGATGTTTGAAATTACTTTTAAAACTGAGGCTAAGACTAAATGGGATAATATTACCAGAGTAAGTGAGGAAAGTAATTTCATTTATATAATTGGTAGGTATGTACTAAGTGGTCAACAGGATGAAGAATATGTATGCATGGTTATACCAATAATAATGTTAGAAGAAGAACGAACACCATATGAACTATCCGAAATATGCGGTAAGTTATTACAGTTGAAAACCATTATGGACTATTCAGCATTTAAGGAATTGCTAAGTGACCCAAACATAACATATGAAAGTATAACCAAGTTAATTCCTGAGATTCATAAAGAACCAGAAGCTATACAAACACCCGATCCTAGTGGTGAATTACCAAAGCCCCAAGAAGTACATAAACCACAGCCAACATCTAAAGATGGTAATAGAATGCCAGATTTTTTAAAGCCATTTAATATGGATGAATTATCTGATGAGCAAAAAGAGAAATATAAATTGAGCAAAAAATATGACTGATGATATATCTAAAATTAGAGATGGACTTATCAAAATTAAATTAAAGACCGTTTATGATATAAATGATGATATGTCTAATATAGAAGATATAATTGATGAATATCGAAAGATTTATGGTTTGGCTAGAAAGTTGTTGAACATAAACGGAAATAATTTAAATGATGTATTAGTTAACCACCCATATGAATATGGTATTGTTCGTAATTGTAGTGGCAATCTTAAGCATATTCTAGCGGCGGTAGAAGAAAAATTAAAATATGAGAGAGGTAAGGAACGTCAAAAATTACAAGAATCTAGCCCTAGAGCTTCGGACCTAAGTGATCGTGCTGCCAATCAATTGATTGATGGTAAGGAACATATTTACGATGCAACTTTGTTGTATATGGATGTGAAGGGATTATATGAATTATACAGTGGATTAGATGATTCATTTAATCAGAGGGGATATACCCTTAACAACATCACTCGTGCTCTAGAATCTGAGTTCTTTAAGACGTTATTATAATGAAAGCAACTATACACATAATAGACGAAGTTAATATTCAAGTTCATGGATTAGTGGAAGATGACGCACAGCATTTATCCAACATGTTTGCAATATATGCGAAAGGATTTAGACATCAAATAAAATATAAGTTGGGCCATTGGGATGGTAAAATACGTTTCTTTTCTATGACAGGTAACACTTATTTAAAATTGGCACCAACAATTGTTAAGGAACTTACTAGACTTAAATATAAAATTGAAGTGGTTGATGATAGGGTTAATGTTGATTTAACAATACCATCTATAAATGATCATTATCTAAAGGATCGTGGTTTTGATGTTATTCTTGGGGAACATCAGGTTCGTGGTATTAATAAATTATTGGAAGGTTCTGGCATATTTGAGGGTGGCACTGGTGCTGGAAAAACGCTTATGACTGCGACATTATGTCACATATATGAGGAATTTAAATCATTTAAGTGTATTATCATTGTGCCATCATCTGACCTAGTTAGTCAAACACATGCTGAGTTAGAAGAATATGGTGTTGATGTTGGACAATATGGTGGTGGTCATAAGGATATTAATCATAATCATTTGGTTACAACGTGGCAATCATTACAAAATAATAAAGGAATTATTTCTAATTACCAAGTTGTTATTGTAGATGAATGTCATGGTGTTACTGGTCAGGTACTACAAACCATATTGAATGACTATGGTTCTAACTGTTTAGTTCGTATAGGATTGACAGGCACCATACCTGAAGAAGAAATTGACCGTATGGCAGTTCGAATAACATTAGGTGAAGTAGTTGAGAAAGTTGAAGCTTGGGAACTTATTAAAAGTGGTTGGCTTGCTAAACTTAATTTATATAGATATGAGCTTGTTGAGGATGTAACGTCGGAGTATGAACAGTTTTGTAAGGATAGAGAAGAAGACGATGAGGATCATGAGCCTGTAACATACCCACAATTTAAGGCAAGTTTCTTTAGTGACTACCAAGCTGAGAAAAAAAGCTTACAGAAAGATAAAATACGATTAGCATTTCTCGCAAAATTAATATCAACTCCGAAGAAAAATACTTTGGTGTTAGTTCCAAACGTCGATTTTGGTAGAGCCTTAGCAAAGTTAATACCTAATGCTATATTCTTTTATGGTAACGATAGTAAGAAAATAAGAAAAGAAATTTACAATTCATTTAATGATCATGATGATATTACAGCAATAACGACATTTTCACTAGGGTCAACTGGTCTTAATATTAAACGTGTATTTAATTTATTTTTAGTTGATGCTGGTAAGAGTTTTGTTCAAGTGATACAATCAATAGGTAGAGGTTTACGAAAAGCACATGATAAGACCTCTGTTAATGTTTACGATGTATATTCGGACTTTAAGTTTTGCAAGCGCCACTCTAATGCTCGTGCCAAGCATTATAGAGAAAAGAAATATGATTATAAACATGAAAAGACAGAATATAAAAAAATAATGGAGAATATATCTTAATGATAATTTCAAACGAAAATTCATCACCTATACTTATTGACAATATTGAAACACCAATAAAAACTAAATTCTTTTGGGTGTTGCAATTAGAACTACAAAATGAGATAGACTTTACCCTTCAACCACTAGAAATGTTTGAAGAGCAGACCACTAGAACCTTAGAATTCACAGTGAATGATTATCCTATTGAAGCACCAACTAACTGGAACATACTAGTATATTCTGAAGAGACTGCACAAGTAGATATTGTTGAAGTTAGTGATTTAGCTAGGACTAGGCATACAGCAGTACTGTTTAAACATGAACGTGGAATAGTTACTCCCGGACCAATTAAGGTTTTTGACTATCATGCAGAAGCTCAAGTGAAATTTCCAGTGCTAAATAAACATACAATGCTATGTCATCATGCTGGACCTGATGCTTGGATATGTATGTCACCAACTGATAATTATAACAAGTATTTGAAGAATATCTTGATTGGTGATTTGATATAATAGGAGAATATAATGGCAGCTAAAAAGAAAAGAACAAAGAAGGCTAAAGAGCAAACTCTATCTGAGTTTCAATCATATATTAGTGGTGTTGTTGATTTCATGGATGATGATTGGGTTCCCGATGTGGAACAATGGAAATCTATTGTTGAAATGATACAAACCATTAAAGTTGATGAACCCAAGGTCATTGAACGTCAAGTAAATGTTAGTAGAAGCAATGAACCACATACCCATAATGATGAATATAATCAAGGTGATGTTAAAATAGCAGGGTCTTCACTTGATGTACCATTGCAAGAAGGTGCAGAAGGACCAAAGTATGTGGAAGCAGACCCAAGTATATCCAATGCTCCAAGAATTGATATGCGTCGAGTTCAAGTTGAAGATATGGGTACTGCTGGTCAACGTTCAGAATCTGGTGCAATATCATCAGGTAAGGTTGTTAAAGGTAGAACCATTGATTCGACAAATGGATATAATAGTGAGTTTAATTAATAAGTAAATTGTGTTATAATGGTAAAATGGCCAATATAACTGAAGATGATTATGTGAAATTGAATGATAGAATATTATTTAAAGATGGTGATTCTGTTGTTGATATAGATTTTTTATACGATGAAATATTAAAGTGTAAGAAAATTTATAATATGCATTTATCAAAAGAGTTATACGAATCTGAAGAAGTTCAGAAATACAATGAAAATTTCCCAAAACATAGTATTGGTTTTAAAAAAGACATAAAAGATATAAGAACTGAATGGGTTATTCCTGAAAAATATAAGGAACTTGATGTTGTAGAGTATGTTAACAAGTGTATGTTAAGTGAAATAAAGCGATATTCACTTAAAGGGAAAGATTTAGAAGTTAGATTTTTTAGAATGAAAATGGAACTTAGAGTGTGGACCGAAAGGGGTCAATTAGATATGTTACGGACGATGATTTACGTTGTTGAAACCTTTCGAGATAAGAATATAGTTTGGGGTACAGGCAGAGGTAGTGCATGTGCAAGTTATATATTATATTTAATAGGCTTACACCAAGTTGATAGTGTTAAATATGAACTAGATATAGGTGAATTTTTCCGCTAAGGGGGAATGATAAATACTAATCATATCTAGATGAGGATTATAAATGTCAAAGAAAACAACAAGAAGTATTCGCGGTGAAATAGTAGATTTTGATCTTTTGGAGGTCAAGGCTAGTATGGAACGCCGTAGAAAGACAAATGGTGTTGAGAATCGAGAACAATACATTGATATAAAGCGTAGGAGAAATCCACGTAGAAGTGTTGCTGATCTTGAAGCTGAACAAAATAAAAATGTAGCAGATGCTCGTGAAAAAATGCGTAAAAGTAAGCAAAACCGAAAGGATGCTGAAAATGAAAAAGTTAATTCTGCTGAATTGTCGGAAGATAAGGTTGTAACTAATGTTGATGAAGGTGTTGAAGAAACACCTGATGAAACACCCGAAGTGACCAAAGAGGCCAGACAAGGCAAAAAAAGAATAGTAAAAAATAAAGGATAATTATGACAGTCGAACTACAAGCAATTAAAGATCAAATCGTTTTTAAATTTATAGAAGATGTTACAAATGGTAAATTTAATGAAAAGACAGCGGCTGGTGTGTTATTAGTTGCTGATAGTTCTAAACAGGCAAAGAATAACAGATGGGGTATGATTATAAACACTGGGCCTGACGTTGAGGATTTTGAACCTGATGATGTTGTATTGATTGAAGCATTACAGTGGACACCCAGTATACAAATGCGAAATAAAGTATATTGGGTCACTCAGCAGTCTGCAATTTTAGCAACTTGGGATGATCCCAAAAACCTACCTAAAGAACTAGCATAATATAAATAACAATATGTTATTCGGAATACTAGTTTTACTTACATCTTTAGCTATGGCTTCAGTTGCTGCATGGTTTGCAGTAACTGGTATCATGGCGTTTTTTGCTGGTAATGTGGTTTACGGATTAGCTATGGGCATAGTAATTGAATTAGGTAAGCTTGTAGCCATTGCTTGGGCTTATCGTTCATGGAATGATGAAACTATATTAAAGTACATATGTCTACCATTAATTCTAGTAGCATTACTCTTAACAAGTTCTGGAATTTTTGGGACATTATCTAAAGCACATATTGAACAAAAAACCCCAGTTGCAAATAATGAATTAAATATAAATCGCCTTGAGCAGAGAATCGCAACTGAACAATACAAGATAGATGATGCTAGGCAACTCATCAGTCAGCTTGATACCACTGTCAACACCCTTATAGAGTATGCCAAGATATCAGATGAAGAGAACGGTGCAAGAGCCGTGAGAGAGCGTCAGAAACCCCAGAGAGAAGAACTTAACTCAATTATTGAAAGTTCACAGAGTACCATAAACACATTAGAGAATGAAAAACTTGAATTGCAGGTGCAGCTTAAGGCAATTGAAATAGAGTTGGGTCCAATTAAGTATGTTGCTGATGTATTATTCGGTGAAGGTAATGATAGAACTGAAGAAGCTGCTAGATATCTAATACTAGCATTCATTTTTGTATTTGACCCAATGGCAATTGTATTGCTAATGTGTGCCAACCATACCTTTATGAAGAATGGTTATAAGAACAAATATTTAAATAAGAAAGTAGATATTGAAGAAGATGTTGATTCTATCGGAGAAACTATGGTACAATCAGAACCAGAGCAACAAACTGATATTAATGAAGAGTTATCGACCATGAAAGAGTATTTTGAGAACATGGTGGAAGAAAATAAACAGGAATCATCTAAAGATAAAGATGATATGTTACTCGTTATGGGAAAAATTAGTGATAGTGTAGAATCGTTAATGGCATCTCAATCCAAATCTAAAAGTTCAATATTAGACGATATGCGAACTCCAAAAAAGTCTTGATTTAATTCCCACTATGGTATATAATGTCCAGATAATAAAGGACTCTAATAAATGCCAAAAAAATTATGGGTTGAATCTCATCGACCTTCCACAATAAAAGAATACGTATTTCAGAATGAATCCCAAAAGGAATTAATCGAGAAGTTCATTTCAGAAAAATCTATACCCCACCTATTATTACAGGGTCATAGGGGTACAGGGAAAACATCATTAGCCCATATTCTTAAGAATGAATTAGGTGTTGAAAATTGTGATTTTAAAATACAAAACGCATCTGATGATAATTCTGTTGAATCCATTAGAACTACAATTAAGTCATTTGCATCTAATATGGCCCTTGGTGGTGGTTTAAGAATCATATTTCTAGATGAAGCTGACTTTCTTACACAGAATGCTCAAGGTGCATTACGAGCAATGATGGAAAAGCATTCCGATAATGTTAGATTTATCCTAACTTGTAATAAACCACATAAGATAATCCCTGAATTGAAGTCAAGATGTACAATTCTTGAATTTAAAGATTTCAATAAAAAGGATATGGCAGTTCATTCGTATAAGATACTTAAGGCAGAAGGTGTTGAAGTTAGTTCTGCTGAAGTATTAATGGAATATGTTGATGATGCTTATCCAGACATGCGTAAACTTCTACAGAACCTAGAAATAAATTCACGTGATGGTCATCTTAAAAGCCTTGAAGAAGTCTCTGATAATGATGCATTAATGGTATCAATTATTGAGGAATTGAATAAAGGTAGATGGATGGAAGTCAGAGCAAATATTGTATCAGGAATTGAGGGATCAGATTGGGAAGAAATATATACATTTCTATACGATTATTTAGATGAAGTTGAGGGGTTTGATGACGCAATGAATTGGAAAAAGGGCATTCTAATCATAGCTGAACATTTAAGATTCCACGGGATGGTTGCTGACCCTGAGATAAATTTCACAGCATGTATGATTAAACTATCAGGAGTAGTAAAATAATGTCAGATGAATTAGAATCCAAACAATACGCTAGTGAAAATGAGATTTTTGATAAAGTTTCAAGGGTAGCTGATAAGAACCATAAACTATCATGGCGCAGAAAGCGGGATAAAATGGTTAAGTTAATTGCAGAACTTCAACCTTTAGAAGATGAAATGCTTGCAATCTCCATGAAGAAACAACCCATCATGGACAAGGTACATGAATTACGTGAGGAAATGATTAAGGACTGTATTCATCCAAAAGACCAGTTAGTATTATGGGAAGGTAGGGTACAATGTAAATTTTGTGGATGTTATTTAACAATTAATGAATAATAAAGTTGATATTTTTGAAGTTCTGAAGAACGTTGATGGTTTTAATATAGAATATTATGAGTCATTATCACCTGATGAACAAAAGACGTTATATCCATACGTGGTTATGTTGTGGATGGGTGGTTGTAACTCAGAATTACAACTACTGCAACTTAATGCATTTCTAAATATGAATGTATTTGAATTATCGGATAAACATAAAGGGTTATTATATAAACTTGCATGTGTTTCCAGTGATGGTAAACCTAAGAAATATAATTATATAAAAAAGAAAACAGCAAGTAAGAAATATGCCACATCATGTGATATAATTAGACGCACGTATAATTGTAGCACTCAGACAGCACGTGAATATATTGGTATATTAGATTGTGATGATATTATTTCTTTGTCTAATAATCTAGGTGAACAAAAAGAGACTATTGCGAAAATAAAAAAAGAATTTAAATGAGCCTATTACAGTGTAACTATTGTTTAAAAAATTTTACAAGCCCTGCCTACATGAAACGGCATAATTGTGAACAAATGAAACGTGCAAAGTTACTACAAACAAATAATGGGAAAAGTGCTTTTTTTAATTATCAAGAGTGGACATCGTTAAAGCGTCATCAGAATGATAGTATGGATGATTTCTTAAACTCTAGGCATTTTAAACCTATGATGCGTTTTGCTGAATACTCTAGAAAGATGGCTATACCTAATCTAAAAAGGTATATGGAAGTAATGGTAGATATGGATATCCATCCAAAGGATTGGTGTCAACACATTGTATATGATCATTACATAACTAACATATTTGACATAATGACATTACGTGAGCAATGTGAAGTTACAGTTGATACTATTTTCGAGCTATCTAAAATTTTTGATTGTGAGACAGGTGAAGTTTTTCGTCATATAGAACCATCATCAACAATACGCATTATTCAAGCTAGAAAATTAATGCCATGTCTATTACTAACTTCAAAGAAATTTATGGGATATTTGAGGACAGGTATGACTCGTGAACAGCAAGTACTAGCAAGTGAATTATTAAATCCGAAGAAATGGGATAAATATTTCAAGGATAACCCTGAAGATTTGAAACAAATGAAATCATATATTAGGGCACTAGACTTATAAAGGTGATATAAATGGATAATGAAAAGGTTGGATGGAGAGATATAAACAGTAGGCGTGATACAATGCTATCTCGTACTGATTGGACGCAGTTGTCTGATACTAGGCTTACTGAGCAATGTGTTCAGGAATGGGTTATATGGCGTGAGAATCTACGTAATGTTAATGATGATCTATTAGATGCACCATTAGATGCAGTTGTTAAATTAAATTTTCTTAATGAAAATAAGCCAATTAATGAATATAATCGTGACAGAAAGCTTATTTTACGTGACGGTGGGATAATATCCACACTGGATATTGACAATAGAATTAGAGAGTTAATTCGTCATGAAACTAGTTTTAAAGAAGTAATTGATAGTGACTCCGAGACAACCTTAGACCATGCACGAGATTTTTCTGAAGCTTTAGAAATAGGAACAGTAATTTTAACTCATATGTATCGTAACAGAATAAGTGAAGTATCACCCCCACAAGAAATAATGTACATATATAATGAGAGATTGAATCAAGCGGTTGATTATTTGGCTGATAACGGAACTAGCTTCCCACTCCTTGAAGTGTTAGCAACGGAATTAGATAAACCCATAGATAATATTGCAAATAGTGTATTGACTAAGCAACGCAATACTATAGCAGCATGGGTAGAAATAGAAAGCGAGTATATTAAAGCCCAAAGGGAAATCAAAGAAGCAAGTAACATTTCGGATATAGAGTATGTTTTGGATAACTTTTAATGGACATTGATATAGACATACCCCCAAACTTAGAGATTGATACGGTTTTTAATAATCTAGTTTCAGCATCTATGGTAACCGATGGAAAGTTGATGAAACATATTGTTGGATATTATTTTCAAGATATACCAGTGGATAATGTTACTGGATTATCAGCAATACCATATAAGAAAACTGAAGATATGGGATATTATAAGATTGATTTTTTACCTGTACATCTTCTTGATAAATTCGAATCTAAGGAACAAATGAGGGAATTGCAAGATATTGAACCTGATTGGGATTTACTAAATGATGAAAATGTTGTTAAGAATTTATTCCATTTGGGTAATCATTTTGATATAATTTCTATAGTTAAACCACGTTCAATATTGGAGCTTGCAGATGTGTTTGCATTAATTCGTCCCAACAAACGTCCATTATTGTATAAATATATGGAAGACCCAGATAAATATAGGGTAGAGTTATACACAAAGCGGATGCCAGAAGATATGAGAAAAGCTCATGCTATCCCATACGCCATATTAATAGTTCTTCAACTTCACTTAATTGAAATGGGTAAATATGAAATCACTTAAAGAAATACTAACCGAGCGTTTAGAATTAGATAATACCGATAAGGCTATAATTGTATTAATGCACGTATCATCTTCACCAGAATTGGCCTATAGTGTAGCTACAGGTGCTAGGAATGCGGTAACCGCACGTAAGAAATTGGAGCAGAATGGATTCATTAGAGTTAATGATAGTACCCGTACAGCTACCCTGACTAATACTGGTAGTGATATATTACGTTCACAAAACCTTATAGATGATTCAAATGAACTAACAGATCGTGGTCAGGAATTAATCGGAAGATTTCAAAATGATAAAGGTGAATGGACAACTATCGAGAATTATAAGTATATTAAAACTTTATTGTAGTTGAATTGTTAATTATTTCAACACCAGATGGAATATCCTTTCTCTTTCTCTTTCTAACTTTTATTGGACCTTCCATATCAAATTGTGGAAGTGGACCTATAACCCTAGTAACATAATCAATAGGGTATGCACGTAGAATACCCTGCACTTCATTAGTCATATTGCGTCTAGATAGTTCAATTGATAGTGGGAACCTAGTACTGTTTGTATTGTACCATTCATATGCAGTCTGTATCAACTTATCTTCATCATAACCTTCAGGATCACATAAATCAATAACATATGCATGAATATATTTCTTGGATACATTATCCACAATATTCAAAGAACTGGCATCATTGAATCGTATTAGGGTTATAAATTTATAACCCTCATAATCATCTGGGTGTTGTTCTACTACTAATGGGAATTTTTTACTCATAATATATCCTATGTTTCTTTTATTTATATTATTAAATTATATATGTAATTGGTTTTAATATTAAAATATTATGTGTTAGGGTGCTAATCCCCAGATTAACATATGTACAACTCCAACTTGTGGTTCATCGAAGTTTATCTCGACTAGATTGTCAGATTGTAGTATAATGCTTTCTGGTATAACTTCCTCATATTGTACTGGAGAAGTACCAGAAATATGGAAATATACTTTAACCATGATAGATTTAGTGCCAAGACCATGTTCAATACCCCATTGAGATGATGGCTCGTCAATTTCAATACGATAACTATTAAAATCTTCATTTAAGCTATTGCCGTAAATTACTTTCTTACCAGTGTCTATGTCAATAAAAACGGGTGCAAATCTATCTGTCATTTGTATATTATCCTAAGTCGTATATTGTATTTATAAATACTTTTGTATATAAATACTATTAAATTAAGAGAACCCATTATGACAAATAAAAGATTGCAAGAACTGGTGAAGAAAATTAGAGTGGCTGGCAATAAAGATACATTTAATCAAAATTCTAATAAGAACCCATTCTTCAGTGGTGATGACCTAGCGATGAAAGTCCGAATGAAAACCCAAAAATCTCACGATTCAGACTACAAAGATGGATATGAAACCTTTGGTAAAGATAAAGATGAGGATGATTTTCACTTAGGTTATAATGATCGTTCGTATCGTAGAAATGAATTTAATGATGAGGATGATATCGACGATATTGATGCAGACGCTGGATGGGCATTTATGCGTGATTTGGATGATGAATTCGACGATGATGAATTTGATGCTGATGACGATGATTATATTAATGATGTATCTGATATTATGAATGCTGGTGATGATGATGCTGGTGGCGAATCTGAAGAGGGTGACGATGAATTTGATGGTGATGAAGAGTCTGATGATAGTGATAAAAATTATGCTGGTAACATACGAGCTATAAAGGGTGCATATTTAGTAAGGAAAGTTGAAGAACCGGATGAAACTTATACTGAAGTATGGATGTATAGTGTTGGTAAGAGATATGCAGATGAAGCTAATATTCGTAAAAATATTTTGGCTGGGACTGATATTGATCCAACTAAGAACTTTTCTGAAGATGGAACGCAGGAATCTGTTATAACCACAATAGGCAATGTTCAATATCTAGCTATAACAGGATTGCCAAATTAAGTTGATTTTAATTACCAAATCTGTTATAATTCCGATTAATAGAGGATAATTTAAATATGACCGATGATGAAAATAATAATAATAATGATGAGATTGCAAAATCTGAAGAAGATTATAATGATCTTAAAATAATAGAAGAGGCATTAGAAGAAGGTGAAGTACCCGCATTCGAAGCTAATCAATTTCGCCATTTATACACTTTAACTCTGAACTTGTCAACACAATATGGTGCTGAAGCATTACGATACCATGAACAACGGGAAGGTGCAAAAACTTCTGCAAAAAGAGATTTATATAACAGAAAGTTTAAAAAGGCTAGAGCCAAGTGGTTAGATGAAGTAAACCGTCTTAAAAACTTAGAATCTATAATGGTAGAGAATAATATTCCATTAACCCCACCAGATGATGATTTCAAAATAGACGATCATGAATTTGAAATTGATGAGAATGATTTCCAGATTGTAAATGGTGAATCTAAATGATAGTTGGTATATCAGGTTCCCAAGGTCAGGGGAAATCCACACTTATAAAAGAAGTAGCTAATACAAATCCAGATTTTATAGCGGCTGATATACAAACCGCCCGTAATGTATTGGCGGCTGAAAATTTTACATTAGATGACATTAATTCGAATAAAGAACTTAAAAAAGAATTCCAAGAAAAGTTTTTTATTGGACACATGATGAACATATCAACACTGGATCATAATAAAAAAAATATGGTAGAGCGAACATTTGCGGATGTATATGCATATGCTCTTGTTGCTCTTGGACCATTTAATGAATATTCGGAATGGCTATGTGGTTATAAGGAAAGGTGTATACGTGCTCAAAATTTATTATTTGACCGCGTAATATATCTGTCTGGTAGGGTTTATACGCCTGAAGGTGATGGTGTTAGATCAACCAATCAAGATTTTTCTATTTTGGTTGATTCTGCTATACGTAGATTCTCTGATGAATTTACTGATGGTGGAGTAATACTAATAGATATGCCAGACTTAGAAGAAAGAATAGATCAATTATCGGAGATTATGACGAATGGGAATTGAATTAAATAAAGTACTAGTAGTACACTGTCACACTAGTGGTATTAATGGAAAATCTACCTACAGTGAAAATGATTTTAGTATTGCAGAAGGTTACCAACCCGTATCTATTGCTTTAATTGTTGCAGATGTTGAAACATATGAAGTCATTGATGAGATGTATGTTGAAATCAAATGGAATGGTGTATCTAAATGGGATGCTGGTGCTGAAAAAATTCATGGTCTATCTAAGGAATACTTAGAGGAACATGGTGAAATTGAAGAAGATGCATTGGTTGATGTAATGGAATTCATAATGAATAATATGGATATTAAAAAACCATTGTATTGCATGGGTAATAATATCACCACCCTACACCTTCCATTTCTTAGGGATTTATTTAAGCGATATGAATTATCGGGTATTAGATTTGGAATTCGAAATTTTGACACATTTTCATTATCAATGGGCACAATTAATAAATTTGATCAAGATTCTGTATTATCTAAGTTAGGAATTAAAAAGGGTAAAAAGTCAAATGAGTTAGCAAGAAACGCACTTACCACTTATAAAAGGATAAATAAGGCATGGAACCTGATGTTAAAAAAGAACTCGAATGGCTAAAAAAGCAACTTAAAGATCAAGAACTTCATCAAAAGGGAGTTCTTGATGATTATGAAAAGCAACTTAAGAAGCATAAAAATGTTTTGGATGTTTTGTATAGAGATAATAGGCTATTACAAAAACAGTTAAAAACTGCTAAGGTTTCAATAGATTCTCTTAAAAGAGAAGTTAATAATATTAAAGCAAGCTTTAGGAATTTACGATGATACCACTATTTGCAGTATTAAAGGCAGTGCCATTAAAATTCTGGGCGGGTGGTGCAATTGCGCTAGTTGCTGCCTTATATGTTGGTGCTCTTAAGATTGAGATATATGGTCTAGAAAATGATGTTAAGACAAAATCTAATGAAATTGGCAGACTTGAAATTCTAATTGAAAAGGAAAGAGGTAAAGTATTAGCATGTAATTCTAAAATTGACGTGACTAATGAACGCATTGCTGATCTAAAAGATGATTCTGATAGTAGAAGTGAAATTATATCACTATTAAGTGATAACATCACTATGTTTAGAGAGGTTACCAAGCTTAAAGTATCAGAAATTGAAAGCCAACCCACACCTGAAAATTGTAAACAGGCAATGGATTTCCTAAGAAAGGGGATAGGTAAATGAAAATATTTGTTATAATCTCAGTAATTCTATTAATGACATCATGTAAAAGCCCGGAAGGAAGCACAGAGTACGTATATAAGGACGTACTAACACCTATATCTAACGTACCTATGCCACCAGATACAAACTGCCCTGAAGACGCCGTAGAGGTCTTAGATAGCGAAAAGGCTAAGGTTGATGGTGAAGTAGCTAAAGCATATCGTATAGCAATATTGCAACTACGTGACTGTAATAAGCTAAGAGAACAGGTTATTGATAAATATAGAGATATATCAAAAGAAGATCAGCAGCGTATTGTTGATTTTAAGGAAGAGAATGATGTTGGTCCTTTGGGAGCACCCAGACCACCAAATTCGGAAACACCTGCCGAACTTCTAGAAGAACCAACACCTAGTGTAGTTGTTTCTGAAATGACATATGAAGAAAAGATTAGAGAAGTAGAAATCAAAAGAACCTTTACTGTAATAGAGGGGGATTTCGAGAATTTGAAGAATAGAGTCTATGATATAGACGATGGAAGTTAATAATGAGAACATTATTCGAAATAATGGGAATAACTGAAAATAAGAAAGAAAATGAGAAACGTAAAGTTTTTAAGGAAACCGATCCTGAAGCACCGTTCCCAAACGATACTATAGCCGCACTTAAAAGAGAAATCAATAACGGTGCAAAGGACTTAGACAAAGATTGGGAAAGTGCATTAGATTTACTTGATAATAGTTTCGCATCACTAAAAGTACCAAAACCAACCCCTATTTTGAAATCAAGATGGGCACAGTATAACAATTTAATATCACATTCTGTAGCAGAATTGTATAACGCTCGTGGATTAGAAGGTTCATGGCGTACATCTAATAAATAATAAAAAGGCATGAGGAATAACATGGATATCAAAAGTAAGGTTAATAAAAATGAAATACGTAGAGTACTTCAATTATCAGGTATGGTAAAAATAGATGAGGTTATAGATAATCTCTATGAAAACTATTATGATATGGAGAAGGATAATCATAATGTTAATCAAAGTGGACTAGAAGGCCCATTTATTATGGAAAATACACGAGTAGTTCTTTTTAATGAGAAGACTCGTAAATTCATTGATGCTAGATCAAAAGAAGTATTATCCGAATCTGAAGTACATGATCTATATGATGATACTAAGTATGAACATGAGTACATTCTACATGCTAAGAAGGGTGATGAAACAATTAACTTACGTCTTGAAAGTATGATGGCTATGATGCCAGTTACTTCTACTCTTCGTGATAATGGATATGATGACTTTTCGGTTACTGATAAAGAAGGTGAAACTTCACCTTTAGATTTTGATAAAGGTGACAATCATCCTGATGGTGATATGGCTACATCACAGTTATCTACAATGAAAGCAAATATTGATCGTCTTGTAGATATGGGTATAGATGATGCAGACTTTCCAGCATGGGTTAGTTCTAAAATAACTAAAGCATCTGACTATCTGGATATGGTATCAGATTATCTAGCAGCTAAAGATGATGATTTAAATGATAAGCCAGAACAATCTGATATGTCAGATGGCATGCCTATGGAAGATGGTGAATCTGATGATGGGCATGATGCATCATCAATTATTAGTGTACTTAAGTACTATGGTGATGATATTACACCAGAACAGTCTGATGATATTCAGCGATATATTGATCGTCTAAATCCAGTAGAACAATCTAAAGTATATGATTATATGAAAGGTGGTGACGGATCAATTGACCCTCGGAAAGCAGCAGAATTAGGTGAATCTAAGGATGATCAGAAGAAAATATTTGACACTGATGGTAAATTTTCTAAAGGTGATAAAGTAAAATGTGATGGTAAAGAAATGGTAGTAGTTGTGCCAGACGCTAAAGCAAACATGATTGGTATATCTGACAAAGTTGACGGTAAGGTTGATATGGTTAAGGCTTCTAGTGTATCTAAAATTACAGAATCTACTATAGAAGAAGGTAATATTCAAACATATGCTGGATGGAAAGCAGCACTTAAGAAGAAGTTTGGTGGTCAAGGAAAAATCAGTATCGAAGGTGATAAGGATATTGCACAAGCATGGCTTGTTAATGATGAAGGTAAGAAGGCTGGAATCGGTGAATGGGATGGTGCATCAGGTGAAGTTGAGTCTAGTGCAGGATCACATTGGAAGACCGATGAGAGTATTAAGGAAGAAATAAAGGCATTAACTAAGAAGAAAGTAATGACAGGTTCAACTGAAAAGCGCCGTGATATTCAGGAACAGATTGATAAACTAGAAGGTCAATTGGTTGAAGAAGGTAATGACTATAGTAAAAAGACAGATGATGAGCTAAAGTATATTCAGAAAGATGCCAGTGAAGCTGCTAAGGCTATGAAGGGTATGGATGATAAAGCTGAAGCTAAGTATTTAGATCAAGTAAATGATGCATCTACTGAATTACACAAGCGTAGTCAAAAGAAGAAAACTGAAGAAGTTGACGTAGATGAGGCTGCTAAAGGTCGTTCAAGAGATACTAAAATCACTCCATCACTTTCACAGGCAGAGAATAATAAGAATAAGAAGGCTATGAATTCTAAAGAACGTCAGCAGGGTAAGAAAGAAGCCCTTGATGAATCTGATAAGATTGAAGGCCCAGATGAAGATGGAATATATTCTAAGATGATAGAACCTGAAAAGAATAGTAGACTTAAGCAGAAATTAAAGGCATATTCACATGATAAGAAAGTATGGGATACTAGTAGAGCAGCACAAGTAGCTATAAAGAAAGCATTAGATGATAAAAAGTCACTAGGTGAAGCTAAGGCAGACGATGCTACTGTATTTACTGCTGATATGCCATTTGATGCAATTGATGATAAAGCCCAGAGTGATGAACGAACAGGTAAAGACATTCGCAATGATACTAAAGTAAAAACACCATCTGATGTTATGTCGGCTATTGATAAAAGAATTAAGGAACTTAATTCTGCTATTGATCGATATGACAATAAAGGATATGATGATAAAAGTATCAAGGGTAATGTTGTAGATGCATTAGAGCAAATTAAGACTAACCTAAAACGTGGTGACATGGAAGGATTTGTTGAAGCTCAGATGTTCTTTAATACATTAATGAGTCCTATGTGGGATATGATTCCAGCGCAAGTTGTGAAGTATCTTTATAAGGGTTCAGAATAATATAAGTTATGCCAAGTTTAGCATATGAATTTAGTCCCGGTGACGATATTTATGTCGTAATTGATGGTTCCCGTGTAGAAGCGGGAACTGTTCTAGTTTTTGAATTCGATATAACTGTGGAAACTACAAGGGCAAAATATTTAATAAAATTAAATGATAGTGGTGAAGGAACAGTTAATGTTCCTGCATCGGATGTGTATTCAAATGTGGAATCGGCATTAGAGGCAGCACAAAGTTTTATCACACCAACTGGAACTCCAACAGTTACCCCAACACCAATACCATCTGTTACACAGTCTGTCACACCGTCTGTCACACCATCTACGGGTACTTCACCAACCCCAACCCCAACATCAAGCGTGACAGCAACGCCAACGGTAACCCCTACAATAACCCCTACAATAACCCCAACACCAGTAGCTCCTAGCTCATCTACTGTTTATGGTACTGGGGCATCATCTACGGGTGATAATAATGTTGCAATTGGATACAATGCTGATGTTGATCATGACCATTCAATTGTTTTGGGGGCTAATGGCCAATCTAGTAGAGTGGGTGAAATATCCAATAATATTAATTCTGACCCAGCTAATGAATTTTTTCGTGGTGAAGTGGGGTTTGTTGCCAATACTACCACAACCGGGCCAACTGAGATATTTGCGGCAGGTGAATCAAATGAACGATTCGACATTAAAACAAATTCATTGGTTACATTCAAAGCTAAAGTGTCGGGATATGATACGGTAACATATAATACATGTCACTTCATATTTGAGGGTGCAATTAAGAGAGATGCTACAAACAATACTACATTTCCCGCACCATTAGTTGATTCCATCTTAGTTAATGAAGGTGGATTATTTTTGGTAACTGTGACTGCTGATGATATAAATGAAGCATTGACCATAAATGTAACAGCCCCAACCACAAATTTAACCAAATGGGTTGCCAACGTGGTTTATGAAGAAATAGCTTTTTAGTAAAAAAACTGGGTGTATTTATAAATATTATCATAACATACTAATTGGGGATTACCACTATGGCTTTACGATTTACACACATTAATAACGACATATCCGATAATACGGGTGGTGTACCACTATTAGGTGGGTTTGCGACAAATAATGCCTATGTTGATGCCGATAAAGCTAAAGTTGACTTTATTACGGTAACCCAAGCGGTGGACCTTGATACAATGGAATCAAGGATTAATAGCCTTGATCAAGCGGTTGTGTTACGAGGATCATGGGATGCTTCAGCTGGCACGTTTCCGGGTGGCGGCACTGCACAAGCAGGTGATTCATATATTATATCTACGGGTGGGACAGTTGATGGTGTAGTATTCAATGTAAATGATAGAATTATATCCATTCTTGATAATGCATCCACTACTACATTTGCATCTAATTGGATTAAGGCCGACTATACTGACCAAGTTTTATCGGTGGCTGGTAAAACTGGGGCAGTAACATTAGTAGCAGCTGACATATTATCTGGAACTTTTGCAGATGGTAGAATAAGTCAAACTTCGGTAACTCAACATCAAGCGGCTTTAACAATAACAGAAAGTCAAATTAGTGACCTTTCACATGTTGTAGATTTTGTAAGTAATGTGGCAACATCAACCATTCTTGGTCGTGCCACGGGTGGTACTGGTAACTCAGAAGAACTATCAGCAGCACAAGTACGAACAATAATTAATGTGGAAGATGGATCAACGGCGGATCAAACCGATGCTGAAATTGCTACAGCATATCAAAACGAAGTAGCATTTGCATCTCAAGTGGAAGCAGAAACTGGAACGGAAGCCACTGAAAGGCGATTTTCACCGTTAAGAATTGCACAGGCAATTGCGGAATTATCTACATCTGGGACAATGTATAGTGGAACAACTACAGCTATATCATCCACTGAAATTTTTATTGGTGGTGTGGCAACTACACGATTAACAATAGCTGCCAGTTCAGCAGTGACATATAATGTTATGGTTGTAGGTCGTGATAATACTACTGGTGATTGTTGTGCGTACCAATTTCGTGGGCTTATTAAACGTGATGGTGCGAATAGTACGGTAATGGTAGATACTGAAGTTAAGGATATTCTTGCTGAAGATAATTCCGCATTTGATGCAGATGTGGCCGCTGATGACACTAATGAAGCACTAATCATCACAGTATTACCAGCCACCGCCAATAGTACTAAATGGTCTGCAACGGTCGAGTATACTGAAGTGGCGTTCTAATCGCCATATGAATAAATACCATATATATGAGGTTAAACAATGGGCGTTAATGTAGATCATAGAAATGACAATATAACAAATGAAAACGGTGACCCGGTTACAATAGCCGGTAAAATCGTTCGTCTGAATGGTGGTGTTCGTCGCCCACTATCAACGTCATATACATTTGCCGATGGTGATGAAAATTATAATCTAATTGAACATTCTCAAGGCACAACCACAACATTAACAATTCCACTGGATGCAACTTTTGCATTCCCTGTAGGTACAATATTAACCAATATACAGGGTGGTGCAGGTACACTTTCTATAGTTGGTGAAACCGGTGCTGTAATTATAGATGGCACTGTAAGCACTCTTAAACAAAATGATATAATAACATTATATAAAAATGGGACAAATGATTGGTATGCATCTATTGAAACGATACAGACCATCACTCTTACCGGTGATGTAACTGGTACAGGTGTGGGTTCATTCACAACTACAATATCTCCCGATGCAATCACTTACGCTAAAATACAAAATGTTGTTGCCGATCAAAGAATATTAGGTAACGTTTCCGGTGCTGGAAGTATTGTTGCTGAGTTAACTAAAGCTCAAGTTTTAACAATGTTAAATATTACTGATGGTGCCAACGTTAATGTTACAACTAATATTACCACAACTCATAATGCCACCACAGTGGATATTCTATCATCGGATGGTACGGATGGTACTATTAATGCTGCAACCACTTCATTAGCTGGTATTGTTACTAACACCACTCAAACATTTGGTGGCAATAAAACATTCAATAATAATGTCATCATAACTGGTGACCTGACTGTAAACGGCACATCGACAACTGTAAACACTGAAACATTGAGTGTTGAAGACCCTCTTATAGCTTTAGCCAGCAATAATAATACGAGTGACGTTGTTGATATTGGATTTTAT